AACATGACAAATAAATATAGTGCATCAGCGGCTCAAGTACTTGATCTTAATACAAATTTAACAAATATAAACACTCAATTAACCACATCGAAAGCATCATTAGTTAGTATGACTGGTAAATACACAGCATCACAATCACAAGTAGCTTCATTACAGTCACAATTAACATCATTACAGTCACAATTATCGACAGCAAATGCATCATTAGCGAACATGACAAATAAATATAGTGCATCAGCGGCTCAAGTACTTGATCTTAATACAAATTTAACAAATATAAACACTCAATTAACCACATCGAAAGCATCATTAGTTAGTATGACTGGTAAATACACAGCATCACAATCACAAGTAGCTTCATTACAGTCACAATTAACATCATTACAGTCACAATTATCGACAGCAAATGCATCATTAGCGAACATGACAAATAAATATAGTGCATCAGCGGCTCAAGTACTTGATCTTAATACAAATTTAACAAATATAAACACTCAATTAACCACATCAAAAGCATCATTAGTTAGTATGACTGGTAAATACACAGCATCGCAATCACAAGTAGCTTCATTACAGTCACAATTAACATCATTACAATCACAATTATCGACAGCAAATGCATCATTAGCGTCAACAAAAGCACAATTGACTACAGCATCATCATCACTATCTAATATAACTTCACAATTATCGACAGCAAATACATCATTAGCGTCAACAAAATCACAATTAGCAACGACAACATCACAATTGACCACGGCAAAATCACAATTAGCAACAACAACATCATTACTATCATCAACCCAAGATAAGTTAGCCAAAGCAAATGCAGCGTTGACTGATATAACAAGTCAATTTAATGCATCACAAGCAAGTTTAGCATTATCAAATACATCACTCACAATAAAAAATACTGAAATTAATACGTTAAATAATAAAGTTAATTCATTAAATAATACAATTAATTCATTAAATGATCAACTAGATACTGCAAATAATACAATTACATCAATGAAAAATTCATTGGCGGCCGCAGCTGCAGATACAGTATCAGCAACAAAATCGGCAGCATCAAGTGCATCAAAAACAAGTAAAAATGTCGCAAAAAAGACAAAGAAATCTTTTCATTTTTAATAAAATAACCAAGTATTTTTATTTATATAGAAGACATTACAATGGATAATGTTATACTTTTTTTATTAATCATTATATTTTGTATTGTGATTGCAATAAGTTTTGCAGCTATTAGTGAACAAATTATAAATAAATATAATACAAAATTTGAAGTTATTGGTGGAGGTTTAAGATTTGACGATTTTTCAAAAGATATTGTTGTCGATACATTAAATTTATTATATCACATTGGGTTAAAGCCAAGCACATCAGCTATAAAAGAAACTATAGAACAAACAACACCAATTATTAAACAAAAATATTCTGGTATTACATTTGTCATAAAAGATAAAGATACCTTTGTTGTTAATAATAAAAATCAGAAAACTCATAATGACAAAATAGCTATGTATAAACAATTAGCAAAAGATCAAAAAATAACAATTGCATCAGTTGAACAATATGTCAAAAAACCAAAACAAGATAAAATATTAATTAAATCAGTTGAAGATGATCATGTATTTCAAGGAAGAGATGATTACTATGCAGTATATTTAGCAAAAAAATATAAATGTAAAGTATTGACAAATGATAATTATTCAGACGCAAAAGATTTTAAAGCAATTCCCCCATTCCATGTTTATGAATACAATTATTATCAAAAACAACCTCAACATATAATTATTAATCCAATTGCAGATAATTCGAAAAAATATGTTAAAAAAGTAAGACCATCAACATTAGGAATTAATAAAAAAATACTAATTAAGAAATAGAGCTGATATATTGATCTTGTGTTTTTTTGCAATTTTTGCAAATATTATTTTTTGCAATCCCACATTCATTGATAAACACTTTATTTACTTTACAATTAACACATTCATAACCTGGCATTCTTGAAATATTTTGTTGACATGATTTGCAAATGATTGTGGGATAACATATTTTTTTATTTGTAATAGTAAATTTTATATTATGACCAAACTTACATTGCGAACATAATGATTTATAAATAATTGGAAATATTTTCTCAACGCCATCAAAATCAAACCTATATTCAATATCTGGATGTTGTGATTTTTCCATTCTAATTGAATTAAAAATACTTTGTATAATAGATCGTTTATTCTCACAGGAACGACAAAATTGATCTGATTGACCATTATAACCAATAACATTCAATTTATTTTCATTGCACATCTGACATGCATAATGAGGAGCATGTTTCGTTAAATATTCCCTGCAATCAAGACAATACATATATCCATAATTTTTAAAAGTTTGTCCTGTCTTGCATACGATACATTGCACATAAGTCCAATTTTCCTTATACAGATCAAGAGATTTTTTAGATATAGATTGAGTACTTGTTTTTGATGATAAACATGAAAAATCGCGACTTAATTTGTTTACTTCATTATTTTGACTTGTCATTTAATGTTTTCTTTTTAAATTATTACATCTAATTTACCCATAATATAAAGAATTCAAATTATAAAAAAGAGCCCATCATGTACGAAAATTATTTAATTGGGTTCATGTGCATTATTACATTCATTATTGTGTTATTTATACTAGTACGATGGGATAACAACGATTATGTGATTTTTAATAAATCGATGGAAAAATAATAAAGTATAAAATTCTTATATAGTACCAAGCTTTAATAAAATGTCAATTATTGTGATCGCATTTGCAATTATTGGAATTTTATTATTTGTAGCATATTATTTTGGACAAGATGATGAGAAATCAAAAATAAATTATAAAAAAGAAACATATGTATATGTAGGTCAATTAGATTTTGATGATTTAAATGCATCAAAAGCAACTCGAAAACAAATAACACATTATATTCAACTCGGTGGACAATTACCAAAAAATATAAAATATGATTGGCTTTATGGACCTAAGCCAGCAAAAAATGCAATTGATGGCGTGCATCCATTTAATAATAAAACTTGGAATCAACCAAAATAAAACAAGTTATAAAGTTTTGTGAAATATTTTTTCTTTTTGTTTGATTTCTTTCACTTCATTTTGTAAATTTTTTATTATTCCACGACATTTTTTATTTTCTATCGCCATTTTTTTAAATCTTGATTCATAAGTTGTTAATATTAATTCAAGTTTTTTTTGGTATTGTGATGATAATTTATTTTGAGCCTCAGTTTTTTTTATGAGAATAATCAATTTTTTCATCATATCATTTTCAGTAGATTTGGGCAAATGTTTTGGTGCAATGGTTTCTTTGTAAATGACTGGTTCAACTTTTTTTGTTGGAGTATCTTCTATTAAAAATTTATCTAAGGATATATCTCCTGCAATTAAGCGAGCAAATGTGGTAGATCCAGTTATGGCAATTGTACTTCTAATTGTTCTACACATTATTTTAAAATCCTCAAATGCGGTTTTTGCAATAAATACTTTTGTCAAAATAGTTCCAGTTTGTTCATCTGTTGAAATATGATTTATTTTTTTCTTCAGCTTGGCCATTGAATCCTTAATTGATAGCACTTCATTATTTGTTAAATCAGCTGATATTAATTCAGGATTGGGACCATCATCATAATTTTCAAGTTCGTTGAATATATGTATTCGTTGTTGTACAAATACATTTTCAGGAGTTGTTTTTAATTCTGTGAATGGATATTTGTTAAAAATTTCTTTTCGCGAATATATATCATTATCGGCTATAAAAATATTACCTTCACTCATAGCACTGATTTTTAATAATGTATGTGGGTCAATTTTTTTAACATCTTTTACATCTGAATTAAGTGTTTTTCTTATAATGTCAATTGGTTGATTTATGGTAATTTCTACGACCCCAAGTAATTTACAAATATGATCAATGCAATCATCGGCTTTTTCACCTGTATAATTTCTTGACTTCCTATGCTTTGAAAAAATTTGAATTTCGCTCATATTATTTATAAATCGCTACAGAAATTATCTTTCTATTATATAAAACTCTTTTGTTATAAACATTTTATAAAGTAATTTTAATTTGAAATGGCTGCACAAAAGAGATATGTTATGTTTGTCCGCGGATCTGGGCATTTTGGGCATCATAATGATGAAGATTCTGGACTTGATATTTTATTCCCAAATGACATTCATTTTGAGTCATTTGAGCAAGTAAAAATTAATTTAAATATCCATGCTCGTATGTATGATCGTCAAGAAAAAAAGTTTATCGCTTATTACATGGCGCTTCGAAGTAGTGTCGCAAAAACACCATTTATTCAGCCTCGCGATGAAATTGAGCCTTCACTTGAGAATACTAAACTTGACCAAATTGTTCAACAAAATGGTGTCGGTATTATTGATGCACCATATCAAGGATCGTTACGTGCACCATTGATTAATTTGACATCTGAACCTCAAATACTTAGTTCAGAAAGGGCATTATTCCAAATAATTCACCCACATTTAGTACCTTTTGATGTTGAAAGAGTTGATGAAACGCATTTTGCTTTTGCGACTGAAACTAAACGAGGTGAAGGTGGATTTGGAAGCACTGATAAAAAATAGTCTAGTTTTAGGCATAAAATTTATTTTTTTTTTAAGATTATCTTACTGCGCAGATTAATGTCGCTGTTTCTAGTGTTATTTATTCGGAACTTGCGAGATTATTACCATTATTACTGTTTAAAAAATGTGTTAAATTTTCAAATGATATTCACTTCTAATTGAAATGATTTAAAATAAAAACATATAATAGATGTAATTTTTATTGTTAATTAATAATATGAATTATTCAGTTTGTTCTGATTTAAATGGATTTATAAATTTCCATAAAAATATTAAATGTGTGACAAAAAAAAATAAAAGTCTCTCAATATCAAAATATATATTTGAGATACACATAGCAGCAACCGGAAATGATACAACTAAGACTAATACAATAATTAATGATTTAAATAAAAGGCAAGACACACATATTTCAACTTGCTTACAAATAGCACCAAGTATATTTATAAAATATAATGGACCAATACGAGTATCAAGGCAAGGTAAATTACAAGAAATATTTTGTTTTTATAGTATAAAAGTTTTAATACAAACAGTTCCCTTTATTGCAACTAATAATATTTCTTTATTAATAATAGACAATATTGATATATTTAAATGTCCTGCTGACTATGTTGGTTTTTTACCTGTATTACTACCTCCAATTATTTCATTATCAAAAAAGAGTGCACGTTTAAAATTGACACCTAAAGGAATGAAAAATAAATTAATACCATCATCAATTCTAACAATGACACATGAGGCAAATAGATCAAAGGATATTAAAAATATTTTAAAGAAAGCACAACTAATAGATAATATATTTATTTCAGATGAGTGTGAATATTGTGGAATTAAACAACATACAGAGGCAGCTTTAAATGAAAATCAATTATTTATTATTTGTTCTAATTGTATTGATCAAAATGAGATGATTTCGGGTAAGGTAAAATTGCCAACTAATAATATGATTGATGCATATAGTGCTAAATTTCCACAATTTTCTAATGAAATGGAAACGGTATTTCTTTCATCAAGTAAATCTATAACAAATAATGATTATAATACAATTGGAAATATTGGAATTTGTGATAATGTGCAAAATCATTGGGACATATTAACAAATATAGAAATGGCCACCATGTTTAAAAAATGTAAATTAATAATTAACTTTCTAAAAATTATTTAGTTTCATTGAAAATTATTTTTTACATCATAGAAAGCTTCTATAATATATAAAAAATTATAACAATGGTTTTAATATATAAAAAGCTTCTATGGTAATGGTTTTAATATACTATCGTCCGTCTTTGCATCAAATGCTAATTTATCTACTACATTGTTTCCACAAGTAAGAAATTCTTGTCTCGTTATTGATCGAAAATTATTTTTTCCATGTCCATGAGTATGTAAAAGAGTAACATTGGGCATTGATGTATAAAGATCAAACGCAATTGTGACTATATCAAGGTTTGCAGTAAGTTGTTTATCTTTTTCACTTTTTTTTGCAAATCCATTAGTAATTAGCTTAACATATGTATCAGAATCACTAATAATTTCAGCATGATCATTATCCATATTTTTTTTTATATAAATTAATGCTGATATTATTGCCAAAATTTCTCCCCTATTATTACTTGGGCGTTTTATCTTCGATATATCATGTGTAAGTTTTCCATCAATAATTTTATATTCATTTGGTTTAATTCTATCAACTTCAACTGTATTAAATTTTAAAATTTCCCCAGAAAGAAAACGATGAGTATGATCAGGCTGATCCGAGTTAACTACTGCAACAACTGCATATGTTCCATTTGCATTTATTTTTCCATTTGCACTACATGCACCATCAGTGAATAATGTCATTGCAAGAGATGGGTAATCCCAAGTATATTCATTTAAAATTGGAGCTACTTGATGTGCTAGACTTATGTTTTCATCAAATATAATAATTTTAGCATCTGTGTTCTTATTTATATTTAAACTTAATATGTCTGGACAAACAATAATATCATTTTTCGTAAAATATTCATCGGGATCAACAAATTTTGTTTGTATGCCCTGTTTTTCTAAATATAGTAAATTAACAATATATAGTGTTTCTGTTGAATATATATAGATAACATTCTTTTTTTGAATTGAAGCCATTTGTTTTAAAAAAAAGTGAGAATTCAATTTTAGAAGTTAAAGAATTCAATTTTAGAAGTTGAAGAATTCAATTTTCAAAATTGAAGATTTAATTTTAAAGTATATAGTAGGGAGCAAAAATGAATTCTAATAGATTAAAAATAAAAATGAGAATTAAAACACTCTTAAAATCAACAAAAGAATTATATGATAGAAAAGACATTGTTGATCAAATAGAGATGTCTTTATATAATTCAGCAATCCAGATTGCAAAATCATCAGATGATTTAATTCCACGACGCTGGGATAACATGCAATTTGTTGATATTTATTCTGAATGTTGTTTTAATATTCTTTGTTTATTAGATGTTAATTCAATGGCAAATAAATTACATGGTCCTTATTTATTAGATCAATTAAAAGCAAATAAAATCGATCCAAGTGAAGTTGGTTCGTTATCTGTTGAACAACTATGTCCTAATGCTTATATTGATTCATATAACTTACTTGAAATTCAAAACCAGCAAATGGTTGTAGAAAAATTATCTATGATAATTGAATGCCCAAAATGTCATCAGTTTAAAGTTAAAACAAGAACAGTTCAAACAAGGGCAGCTGATGAGGGATCAACTATTAAATGTGAATGCACAGCCTGTGGTCATCGATGGTCAATTAATAATTAAAAAAAAGATGTCAGGGATATGAAGACATTTATATGTATATGAAAATATTTATGTATTATTTTTTAATATGATGTCGATAATATTGTGTTTGCAACAACCACATCATCACCATCAAATTTTGTAATGAATAATGTTTCTCCTTCTTCATTAATGCAAATTTTAATTGTTTTTATTGCTGCTGAAATTGCACTTATTAATGGTTTAATATTAGAAATTTTAATTGGGCAATCAATTATGTCTTTAGGTTTTAAAGTTGATACAAGTTTTATTGCTTTGCTATTTTCAAATTTTTCTTTATAATTATATCCTGGTCTTGGTGCCGTAACTTTTAAAATTGTGTTTTTGCCTTCCATATATTCATATGAAAATGTATCAGTAATTTTTTCTATATCAACAACAGTTTTTTTAAATATTACTGATGGTAAAGTAAATGTTAATGGATATTTTTCAGGATTTATTTGTGGTAATGAATTACATAGATCATCATCACTGTTAAATGTTGATAATTCAATCTCATGAGTGCAATCTCTATCTGATTTTGGATCATGAAATTCAATATCAATTTTTTCACTCATCATTTTACTTTTGCTTATTGATATCAAATCAAAGATATTTTTATCACTTGAATGAAATGCTTTACTAAATGAATCACGTTTAATGTGAACTTGACATGGATCTTTGCAAAAATAACGATGTAATTTATTGACATTAATAGATATTATTGATTTAAGTGGTTTAGTTTCATTTCTGCAAAACATAACCATACTTGTTGGTGTAAAATTAACATAAATCTTAACTGCATTCATTTTATCAAAGAATGCAAATACTGATGTAAATACAGTTACATTTGTGTGTTTTATTTCAACAACATTATCGGGATCTATTGGAGTGCTAACAATACCGAGATTTACAATAGTCTTTGCTGCTTGTTTACTTGGTGGTCGTCCTGGACGTTTTTTTACAACTGTTGGTTCTGCTGCCATTAATTATTAAAAATATAAAATATAATTTTTATTAAATAATATCTAGTATGGATATTAATATTCAAGTAGTGAATATGCTTTTAATGACAGTTTAGTTAAATCATCAACATTAAAATTGTCACAGACTTGTTTATTTATTTTTTTAAATTCTGTCAATAAAACAAAATTACCTTCTTTATTAATTTTTAACTCATTTACTAATATCTTTTTCAATATTTTCCAATATTCAAAAGATATTGATAGTGCTTTATGATAAAAAGTAATTGTTAATTCTGTTTGAATTGATTTCTTTTTTGTGAAAACTTTATTTGACTTTTTCATTTGAGCATTCATCATATCCATACCAAATTTCATAAATGCTTTAAAAATAAAACTATTAGGGTTATTGTATGGCTTGGAATCAATCAACAAATATTTTTTTAAGTTAAACAGATTGTTTAATATAGTTTTATCTGTTGATAATAAAACAATATGAAATTGATTAGCAATATATACTTCAACGATACTATCTTTAGGGGCATGTTGTGATATATATGTTTCATAACTGATGTTTGTTTTTATGTGCTTCATATGTTCAAGAATAGCACTTGAATCATAAATTTCACTTGATGAATAAAGGTGATTTTTAAATGGGTACCACCAAATATTTTCATTTTTTGGACCCATTAAAATACCATCATATCCATTAAGAGTTATTGCAACAGATCCCTTAAGTGCCTTTTCTGAATCAGGTATTTTTAAGGAAGATATTTTTCGTTTAGGTAATTGTACTATTGATCGCAATTCTTTTATATTATGTGGATTTATACCTGTTGTTGATATTTCAGAATAATTCATCAATATATCAGTATTATATATAATTACATGTTTAGATGTAATCGTAAGATCAAATATATTTTTTTGTAGTGGGATTTTAGTTATATCTTTATTTAATGACATAATTTGTATTATTGGGATTTTATCCATTTTCTCCATTGTCCAATTAAAGTAAAAAGTAATGCCTATTATATTATAGTCTTTAAAAATGGAATCAGAAAATTTTAATATACTTCCTAATTTACCTGAAAATATGCAAGGACCTGAAATCAAAATTATTAAAACAAATAAGCACCCTGTACCAAAAGTTGCTGCGAATGAAGAATCAATCTTTGAAAAATACAAAACATTAATTTATGGATTAATCATTGTAATTCTAATTGTTGTTATAGGTGTTATGATTTATTTATACATTGCAAACAAGAAAGAAGATACTCCAAAACAAAAACAAAAAACAAAGCAAAATATAGAATATGATTCTGATGATGAGCCCGAAGCTAAAGTAGCAAAACCAAAAATTAAATCAAGCACACTTCAACATCTTCTTAAAAGAAAAAATAAACCTGAAATACTCAAAGAAGAAACTAAAGTGCCTGAAAAACCTGACCCTACTATTTTAGAAGGACAAAGGCAACTTGCAGAACACATTAAAAATCAAGAACAAGAGCAAGAAGAACAACAAGAGGAAGAGCAAGAAGAACAACAAGAGGAAGAGCAAGGAGAACAAGAAGAAATGACAGATGTAGCTCTAAATGAACATGCACAACAAATGTCTTATGATGAGTTGCCACCTATAAAAGAAGTTAAACTTACAGATATTGTAGAAGAGTCACCCGAAGATGATGACGATACTCAATTGTTATTAAGGCAACAGCGCTTATCAAAGCCATCTGCAAATCGAACAAAGATGTTATCAAAAGATAATTTTATTATAATCAAAGACACTAATGAAGATGATAATGGTGATAAAACGGATTTAGATGATTTGGATTATGGCACTTAATTTAAAAATTGATAAATTTGCGGATCGATGATTTATTTATTAAAAAATTATTTTTTTTTCTAAAAATATCAAATTCATATTAGATAAATGATTATAATAACTCATACCCATTATAATAAAACAAAGTTATCATGTCTGCTAAAGAAGAAGATGTCACCGAAACTGAAGAAGTTGAAACAGTCCTTAAAAAACTTGGAATTCTTATCCCAATCGCCCGATGCAGAACTCATATCAGTTCTGCATTAAAAAATTCTGAGGAGCAAGAGGAATATAAAGATTTAAAAGCTAAGAAAAAGGATACTGAAACCACTGACCATGATGAACGAATTAAGGAAATTGAGGAAAAAACAATTCGTATTGCAAATGAAACACCTGTTGTTGCTGCTATTATTTGGCATGAAGCAATGAAGGAATTGATTCGTCATGGTATTTATCAAGCACTCGCAAATGAAAAGAAGACTGTAAAGATTTCTTTTCTTCAAGAGGGTGACGTCGATGAGCTTGTTTATTATTCATGTTATTGCAACCTTGTAGACTGGTTGCAATGTGACGAAAATATTGATAGTGCGGTTTTGAATAAAGATAAGAATTCTTTTATTACTTATCTTGGACGTCTTTTTGATGAAGTTAAATGTGAACCAGAATTTGTTGAAGCAAAGATGAGAAAAACTGATGGTTTGCTTCGTTATCTTTCTAAGTTGCTTATTTCTGGACTTAAGGTCCAATCAGTCATTGCTGGTGATTTGATGCATGACATTGCAAAGGCAAAGACTGTTAATGTGGTACAATTTAAGGCAACTATCAAAGCTGGAATGAATTTCAACAATAAATCATTGAACGAGATTGAGAAAGTTATGAATAATGTTGATAAAAAGTTGGCTATTTTCTCTGAGGACAAGAAAGATAAAGAAATTGAAAAGGAAGAAAAGAGAATTGCAAAATTATCTCCTGAAGAACTTAAAAAGGAAGAAGAAGAAAAGAAAGCAGCAGAACTTAAAAAGGAAAAAGATTCAGTAGATCTTATGGAAGCTCGTGCTAGAAAGCTTGTAGACACCGTTAAAAATAAGAGAAATTCAATTAAAGTAACTACAACTCCCACTGCAGAAGTTGCAGCTGTTCCAATGGTCGAAAGAAAAAGGTCAGTTAAAAAATAAATTATTTTAGCATATAAAACTCTTTTATAGCATATGATAAACATAAATGCATAACTATTTTTTTTGTCGGCTGCGCCCATTTTGACTTTGTCCACGACTTTTGCTTCGTTCACTACGGCTTCGTTCATCACGACTTTGTTCATCACGACTTTTGCTTCGTTCACTGCGGCTTTTGCTTCGTTCATCACGACTTTGTTCATCATGACTTTGTTCACCACGACTTTTGCTTCGTTCACTACGGCTTTTGCTTCGTTCACTACGGCTTTTGCTTCGTTTATCACGACTCTGTTCACCATAACCACTGCGACTTGTTTGCTTTATTTGTTTTGAAATAGAGATAAATAAATCGATGTCTTCTTGTGTATTGTTTGGATTAAATATTAATTTTGTACCAAATAAATTTTGTGATGCAATTATTGAATCATTATTAAAAATAAGATTAGGAATGGTTATAGTATTAGGTAAATATATAAGTGCATTATTTTGATGTTTAAATTTTTGTTCTAATTTTCTTTTTAATTCTTCAAAATGATCATTGTGATCATTTCGTTTATTATAATTTAATTTGAGAATTGATAATGCAGTATCCAAAGTACCACTATTAAATGAACCATCTTGTATATGTGTGATATGATAACCCTTTAATAATAATTTATCGACACCTAAAACTGATATCCCATGTAATGCACCTATTTGAGTAAAATCAAATGTAAATGTTCCAATTCCTAATGGTCGAGGGTTTAATCGTAAACATTTTACACTATTAGTAAAATCAATATGAAATATAGTTTTGTGTTTTTTACATGTTTCAGAAATTTTATCTGTCATTTGCACTGCACCAGTATCAGGACAAGCAAATGGAATTGATAAGAAACATGTACTACATTTAAAATCTTTATTAAATGCTTGATATTGAAATGTATTTAATTCTTTATTTATTTCTGTCACTTTACATAATTGCATAGATTGAAGATATGTTGCATGATTAAGTAATTCTGATTTTGCAATAAGTGTATGTGGATATTGTCCAAGAGTTTTTGCAAATGATTGAGTTATTGCATCAAAAATTATTTTATTTGCCTCAATTACATTCCCAGGAATTAAAAAGTATTCAAATTCTTCTTCAAACTCTTTTTTTAATAATTTTTTTATATCAGACAATAATTTGTTAGGTGGCTGTGTTGAAGTCATTTTTTTTAAATGATTGTCACTAATGACTTGGCAATTAAAATCAATTAACATTATGAAAATTAATATATTTTATACATATTTATTTCTTTCATTTGTAACAAAAAAAATTATAATGACAATGACAAAACTAAACTGTAGTGATCATATTGCATTCTTCATCTTGATATGTTAAATATGTAACACTTAAATTATATTTTCGCCCTATTCTATGTGCCCTTCCAATAAATTGACGAATAGAGTGATCATTTGTTGCATTATATATAATTGCGTGTGTTGCAAATTGCAGGTTACGACCAGCACAATCTTCAATATTATTAATTATCAAGATATTATTTTCATCACTATTTTCAAATATATTAAATATATTTGCTCGTTCATCCACACTGCCATGTAAAATTTGTGATTGTATTTGATATTTTCCAAAAGAAGTATGTAAATTAACCCCTGTTTCGGCATGTGATGTGAATATAATTATTTTTTTAATAATATTATCTGGTAATTCAATATCATATGTTTGTGATAATAAACCATAATCATTAAAATTTTCTATTCTTGTTTTAGAAATAAATGATTGATCAACATTTGTAACAAGTTGAATAATAAATTTTTCTTTTTCATTTAATACATCAAGAACAGGCGGTTCTTCTTTATTTATTAAAGTTGAAATATCATGATCCAACATTTGAGTTATGTTGTTCGATGCTGGACAAAATATAATATTTCTACTTGATATTGGATTAGCACACATAATGCAGCTTGTAATTAATTTACCGTTTGTAAATATGCACTCTTTACAAAGCATAATGGGGCAACATTTAGCAAGTACATATACATCTTTTCCTGTACATGACAATGAGCAACATGAACAATCGCCATCATCTGATCTTAGACTTTCGCAAAATACTGAAATTGTTTTTAAATAATGATCAACCATTTCTTGCAATTTAATAATAGCTTCAGTTATCTCTGCAGACGAAAATGCTTGATTAAGCTCTGATGAATGTAAATATTTCCAATATTTGCCATCATTTGCTACTTTATCATCACACAATAATAAATCATTTTTTGCACGAATAAGTAAATCTGAATTAAATTTCATTTTATGATATTTATTTCCCAAAACAAGTTTTAATAATTCAGTTATATTTGATGCAATACCTCCAAAATAATCTGCAGCAGTTGTAAATGCATCTGCATGTAACATTTCTTGAAATTCATGTTTATTATTTAATAAATTAATCATTTTTATAGCATTTTTTGAGTTGCCATTAATAACAACATGATCAAAATTTATTTTTGTCAAATTAAAATCAGAAGATAAATGATTTGAATCAAACTCAGCATTAAATAAATTTAATCTTGCAGTATTTTGTGATAAAATACGCATCGGAATTGACATTAATAGTTTAGTTGGGTCTTCATGATTAATATGTGTATATCTAACTACTTTTTCTTTGATTTCTGATGATATAAGCCAAAGATGTCCATAACCCCACAATGGTGTTGTTTTTAGTTCAACTGTGTCATAATCATCAACAATAAGTTCTCTCGGTACACGCCCATCTAGGATAGATGCAAGTGAGCTTAATATAGGTTCAGGTGCTTCTACATTGAATGCAGAATTACCAATTTTAACAAGTATTATATCATAAGATTCAGCTTTACCATTATTATATTCAACTGCAAATTTATTAAGTGATGATTTATCTTTTAAAATATAATAATTTAAAGTTGGTGCAAAATGCTTAATATTATCTTCCCATTGACTAATCATTGATGATGCAAGGAGAACAACAGATGATTCAAAGACTGGATCAAAGTGCTGAATAATTATTACATCCGATGGTTCAATATTATTTAAAATTTCTTTTTTTTCATTATAAATTAACTCACTATGGTATTGTTGTTTTAAGTATGGATTTGGCTTGTTAATGTTTGCCTCATATACACGTTTACAAATCCATGCAAGAGTTAATATTGTTTTACCAAATGACATTTTTCCACAAATGCAAGTAATATTTTCATTATTAATTAATGCAGGGCCTTCAATATTTTTTAATGTTATTGGTTCAGGGATAAAACTTCGAGGATCAACTGCAATCGCAGAATATTTCATCATTTGTTCCATTTCATATAACATTACACGTTGCTCATCTTTCAAAACACCATTAAAGTTCGGAGTTTCTTTTATTAATGGGTCTTCAAATGTTAATAATTTTTTATTTGATATTGATATTGGATTGTCTAAATATCTTACATCCTCATCACCAAAGATTAATTTCAGTTTTTGTAATGAATTCACTGTAACATTTATATTATCAATTGAAAATAAATTATGTTCTTCGGTGGCCATATTATGCAGTATTTTTAATAAAAAATATAAGTTCAAATATGATTTTTATGTATATTTAAGTAGCCAATGCCCGTCTTTTTCAATAAGAAAATTGATGACTGAGCCAGATAAAATCATTTCAAATTGATTTTTAGCCAAAATTTCAGCTTCTGTTGTAGAGTCAACAACATAATGTAAATAGACTTCTCTTTCATCTGACATATTTAAATACCCTGAAGTATCTGATGTTCCAGGATAAGAACAAAATGGTATTAATCCTACATTTGAGTCAATTGGTGATCTAATAACTGTAGTATGTCGATAACGAATTGGTAAATAGGCATTATAAAACATCATTGCTGTTTCTTCTGGATAAAGTGGAACTCCTTTTGATGTTATATTTAAACTTTTTAAACAATTACCAACTGATGAAAATTCTGTACATTCCCTTGCACGAATTTGAACTCCACCAAGACCTTCATTCCAACTTGGATATGATGCAAATATTTTATTTGCATTCGTATTTCGTCTTGGTGCGCCCATTAACCACCATTGCTCAAATTCATTATTACGATTATTTTTTGATCTACAGCCAAACATAAGATATTCAACCGGTTGTTTAAATTTATTTAATAATAACGATCCAGAACTTTCATTAATGCCAAATCTTTGATATACGCGACTTCGAAATATTTTAATATTTATTTCTTGTTTAATTATATGCATAACACTTTCATCAACATAAATATGATTAGTATAAAGAGTCATAGACATACGTGCTGATTTCAATGGTAATGTTATTTCATCAAGTTCTTCTTCATCAGGAAGTTCAACATTGGGGATAAGTGCACGAATAATATCTTCGATTGGTGCGACTTCGATTTCAATAACATTTTTTTCATTTTCATTATGAATCATATCTAACATTAATGCATTTTTAAGATCTTGGCAATTATCAAAATTTAATGGTATCATCAATTCAAGAGCAGGTTGATAAACTTTTGGCGTTTGAGCACCATCGCGGTAATAAATTGATCCAGTGTAATGACCTCCAAAAAAGTTTGCCTCTTTCAATTCTTGTTGACCAATACATTTATCATATGCTTTTTTTTCTGATTCCTCAACAAAGAATTTATATTCAAAAACAGCATCATCACGTGTATATGAAGAAAATTCAAATGATTTTGATTTAAATGTTACTTTACGAAAAAGACGCAACCCAACATTTGAACAATATTGAAAATATGGGGTAGCTGTACTTGGAGTAGCATTTAGAGTACCAATCGAATCAAATTTAACATGAACTACCATATCACTTAAATAATGACCTAACTCACATTGAATTTGGAATTGCCATATACTAGTATTACTGCATATAATTGCATTTCCATTAGTTGCTGATGTTTTTATATATTGAGACGCTATTTTTGTACATGGTTTATAAATATTATTTAAATGTAGATGATGGTGTTCAAATACATCACCAGTTGTTGCAAAATATTTTAATCGTTCTTCAAGGATAGAACTTGCTGTAAGAAGAGAGTCAAACTTATCATTTTTAGATGATAAGAGTAAACTTGCACCAGAATTAGGATTTTTTGACATATAAAGCAATAGAAGCTATACAATAGAGTTTTCTATATAAACAATAATATTGTATATATCTTTAAAATAATTATCACCAATAAAAAAAAGCTTTGTTAAAATATTGTTATTAGCGTATATTTATTAAAATTCAAACCATTTGAAAAAATCAATTATTTATAATCATCACACATTTAAACACTACTTTTATTTTAATATAAATATTTTAAAAATGGACACTTTAGTAAGTAAAGCTCTTTATTATACAGTCATTGCACCAGGATTAATATTTTTCAAATATAAAGATTTTACAAGTATTCCAACTTCATTACAAAAAAAAATTCGAGCATCACTCACAACAATTGAAATACCTCAACCAGGACGACCAAAACATGCACGTTTAAGAAAAAGTGAAGCAATGATATATGATAATGGATATATTATTCCACGAGTTGCATTGTTTAAAATTAGAAAGTTTATTAATATTAAAAAAGATCCGAATGCTAAACACTTTGTTTTACCAGACATAAGAGTTGTGGATTATATAACGGTGGTACCACTTTATGACTATCAAGAAATTGTCGTTGAAGCAATTATGACTCAATTTTCAAAACCAATTTCTCCTCCATTTTACTTAAAAATGGAAGTCGGTTTGGGTAAAACTCGAGTAGGGTGTGTTATAAGCAAACTTGTTGGTTCTCCTACATTACTTGTTGTCCCATCAAATAAAAATATTGCTGATGCTTGGTATGAAACAATGATAGATTTATATCCAGAATCTCGTGTTAGAAAATTTAATAACCAACAAAAAAAACCACCAACATTTTATGATTGTGACTTCATTATTATAATTATTAATACTTTTTATAAAAAAGGACCAGAATTTCTTGATGGGTGTGGATTAATTATATTTGATGAAGCACATAGTTATTCCAGTCCTGAATTCAGTAAAGCTTTATGGTTAGCTCAACATGTTCCAAAAATTATGGGTTTATCAGCAACTCCTGATGATGCACCTGATGGACTTGAGAGACATGTGTTTAATTTTCTTGGAGAACCAGTAGATGCAGAAAATTTAGAAGGTTTTGAGGAAAAATCAGATAATTTTACATGTCATGTAACAAAAATTAAATATACTTGCAAAGATCCCCAATATTGTGAAGATGATGTTCATATTATGCATACAATTGCAACAATATGTAAAGATCCAATAAGAAATAAAATATTAATCGATGAATTAAAACGAGTTTCAGAAATGAAATTAATTGATAATCAAAGACATGGTATTTTTATATTTGCTGAACATAAAGATTTTCTTTTAACAATAAGAGAACAAATTATTGAGGCTGGCTTTGGTGTTGAAACACCAGAACTTAATGATGATACATTTGTAGAAGAAGAAATATTTGCACCAAATGATAATGAATTTAATGTTGAACCATCAGTAAATTCTTCTGCCGAACAATTAAATGTAAGTGTGCTCCGTGGTGGTGTCAAAAAAAATATAGTGAAAAGTGCAGCAAATGCAAGAATTATACTTGTCACTTATGCTTATGGAAAGCAAGGAATATCTTTTCAACATATGACTGCATCTATTTATTGGACTCCCCGTAGAAATAAACATAAACAAATTTGGGGGCGTATACGACGTAAAGGTTCCGATGAACGAATACAACGTGAAATTGTTGATCTTATTGACATGTCAATTAACTTAAAAAGTCAGCAATATGCAAGAGATGAGGTTTATTTAAAAAATAATTTTAGCATAAGTATATATAATAAATAATCTTGAAAACATGCCTCCCATAGTGGGTCAAAGTGTTAGCCAGGAAGAAATAACGACAAATGCAAATAATATAAGCACAAATGCATCAAATATTGCCACGAATGTTACCGATATTGCTACAAATGCAAGTAATATAGCCTCAGGTAATTCAGATATTACACTAAATCTACAAAACATAACTAAAATGATAACTAGGATCTATACTCTTGAAAATGCTTTAAACACGGCAATAGCACGTATTAATTCATTAACAGGAGATTTACCAGAAGACCTTGTTATTACATCCCCTGATGTTGGTCCATTGACACTTGGAATAAGTTCACCGGAAACTGAACTTGATTAGACATAATGGAAAATTATTTTTTTTTTAATGCAATCGATAATATTTTTTTGTACAAATTAATAAAAAAATTAATCTTCAAGTGCCATTAATTCTGCTATGAGTTCTTTGCGGCGCTGCATTTTATTAACAGTTGGTTTAATTATAGGTTCAACAATTTCAACTGCAATAATAGGTTCCATTGGTAATTTTATTTCTCGTCCAGGTACTTGAATATTTATTGCGTCAAGGTAAAGTAATTCGAGTTTATTGAACATCTCATACGGAGGCATTCTATTTTTATACATATTATATGATAACCTCATCTCCATACCTCCGGCACATATGTTGTGACTACTACACCATATAGTTTTATCCATCATTTGAATTGCATCCGCTATATCATATGCACCAACTGATTTAAACAATCTATGCTTAATACCACGATCTGAAATACTTATAAATCCCATGTTAAATTCTTTGTTCAAGATAGGTGGTACATACTCATTTTGCAGGATAATAAATTTTAATAATTCATGAAAATTAGATGCATGGCTGAATCGTTTAACAAAATCAATAATATCATTCATTGTGTACAAATCACCCTTTTGCATTGAAGGTTTTATAGAACGATATTCACAGAGAAACATTTTGTTGATATTGCATAAAAAACTGTACCACCCCGGTTTATGACTATCAATTTTTTTAAGATTTTGACTAATAAGATAGTCAATTAATATTTCGGCAGTCTTGTCATCAAATCTATTGAAATTTGTCAATTCATCAATATACATCGATATATCCTCCACATTTGCATATGGATGATTACGCAATTTGTAATGATTGATTTCAGGTATTTCAACTTTTGCCATTATTTTTTAAATAACAAAATTTAATTCAAATATTATATATTCCTCATTATTATAATGACTTCATATTTGGAGCAAAATAATACATCTTATCAAACAAAAGCAACTGCAAAGTTATTAGAATTATATAAAGAATTTGTCGATAAAGGCGGTGATGCAGCACTGCGATATTATCAGTATTTTACCACTCATGCATTTTCTGATCCAGAATGGGGCATAGGTAAAGATGGTAATTCACGAGGATATTTGGTTGATTATGGAATGGGTCTTGGTAAATCTCGTGTAATTGCTGCTGTAATTGCTGGTTGTCCAAAAAATAGAAAACCAATTCTTTTATTACCTAATTCTTTAAAAGATAATGCAAAAAATACATTAAAATTTATTGGTGAATTTAAGAAAGGCGCAAATAGAACTGACATTGAATATCCATCTCTTGATGCTCATAACTCTGCATCACAGATTAGAAAATTAGGTGGTCTTAATAATCGCCTTTTATTAGTTGATGAGGCACACAATTTCTTTCGATCTATTATTAATGGATCTAAAAATGCAATGGAGATTTATAATATGATCATGAATGCACATAATTTACGAATTATGTTTTTCACTGGAACACCAATATCAAAAAATCCATTTGAAATGGTTCCATGTATTAATATGCTTTGTGGCGAAGAACGATTACCAATTGATTATGAAACATTTACAGACTTATTTGTATCGGAAACGGGTGTTAAAAATCGAGAAATTTTAGCAAATCGACTTATTGGTCTCATTTCATTTGTTGATGCAAAATTACCAATTGAACCATCATTACCTGATAAACCAGCTGAAAAGAAAAATGTTCGTGATTATGATTGGTTTCCTGAAAAGAAGCCTTTAATTATTCATAATATTCCAATGTCAACTTCTCAGTATAAAAAATATATTCTTGCAAGAGATAAAGAAAATGGTGAAGAAAAATCAAGGGGACAAAATACTAGATTAATTCAGCGCCCATTATCAATACCTAAAACAAGCAGTAGTCGATCAAGTACTTATTATGTTAAATCAAGATCTATTTGTAATTTTAGCCCCGATAATAATAAAAAATCAGTATATGATTTACCTGACTCAGAATATAATGCGAATAATAGCCCAAAGTGTATGAAAATTATTGAAATTGCTGAAAATACAGTTGGGCCAGTTCTTGTTTATTCACAATTTATTGAACATGGACTTTATACATTAAGCCGTTATTTAAATAATGCAAAATATAGTGATGCCAAATTTGATTTGAGTGAAAAAGATGTACTCAAGTGGACAAAAAAGAAAAGATATGCAATTATTTCCGGTGGAACTCCTGTTGCTGACCGTGAACTAATACGACTTATTTGTAACTCAAATGAAAATACTGAAGGACAACTGATTAAAATACTAATGATATCTAAATCAGGTGCTGAAGGATTAGATTTGCGTAATTTTGCAGCATCAATTCAATTTGAATATTATTGGGATCTGTCACGCAATAAACAAGTAGAAGATCGTATTGTCCGCCAAGGTTCGCATAATATGTTGCCAATTGAGCGACGAGAGGTACAACCACATATTCTTGTTGCTGTGAAAAATGAAGAATTTCGGGAGGGATTGCAAGAAAAAAATCGTGAAGAAATGACAATAGATGAACGTCTTAAAATGAGATCAGAAAAGTCATACAGCGTTATTTCAGACTTTAATTCATTATATCGTGAAGTTAGTTTAGAATGCGAGGCATATGGATATGGATATTGTCATGTTTGCGCACCTACCAATGCTCCATTACGATATGGTCTCGCAACACAAGATATTGAGTTAGCTAATCCATGCAAGAAACGTGAAACAACAACAATAAAGGCACGTGTTATAACACTTAATAAAATTAAATATTACCAAAAAGGATCACAATATTATAGCTGGTCAGCAATTCTTGGTGTTTATTCGAAGGTCGATGATGTGCAAATAATTAATCAACTCAAGATGTTATAATTTATATTTGCTCAAATTATGATACGTATAATATTTGCCAATTTGAGGATGGTGTATATTATTATTTACCATTAGCATTATGCAAACAATATTGTTAAAAAATAATTTTTTTTTAGTGTTAATAAAAAGACTATATTTATTTTTTTGTTGATGCATCATATAGAGTTACTTGGATGTTGTTCATTGATGCCCAGTTATAAATAATTTCATAATATTTTGACCAATCACCAGGCCCACAGCCAATTAAATAAGGCATTGCAACACCTTTATCTGTGTCTAAATTTAACGCAATCACATCTAATCCTTGCCTAAACCATTCCATTCTTGTTTCAATTGTTTCATCTGGCAATTTTGGATATCCTACATTAAATTGACCAAATATATTGACAATTATTTTCCCATTTGTTTTCACAATATTAATAGTTCCTGGTATTGATTGTTTTGTACGTTTTGCATAAATATTAGCATCTGGAAATGTGTCGAATAATAATTTAGCAATACCTTTAGCTTTTTTCGTAATGCAATTACATTGATGAATAATTATAGGTTCTTGTGCTTCAGTGATATTACTACCAGAAATGATATTTATATAATCATTATTGATAGCCATTTTTATTTTTATATAACAATATTAAAGTTCAAATTTATCAGTCATTTTTACATAACAACAATATTAAAATGGATAACTTTCATGGAATAATTATTGCTATAATGTTATTGGTGATTGCAATAGTTGTACCCGTTGTTATTTACACACAACAAAAACCAAAAGTAGTTGTTTGTGAAAGTGATGATGAGAGTGATCATGATAGTGATGATGAAGAAATTGCTCACTTAAAACGCAAACTTGATTTACATGATTACATGGCCCAGAGACAGGCATATATTAATGCAGTCAATAAATCACGCATAAATTCCATATTTGATGCGCGTCGCCATTATCGTCGGCGGCATAGAAAACACAAAGATTAAAAAAAAAAATAATGTAATATTTAAGCTTCTCAATATTATTTTTTTTTACCAAAAGAGGTGAAATTATGGTAATTTACCTTGAGTAAAATTATTTGTAAGTTTACGTAACCGAATAGGTATACGAAATCTATTTTTTGCTATTCGAATTGTACATGTTGATGATAATCCAGGCTCATAAAATGGTGTTGGTGTGATTGAAAATAAATCATCAGTGATATAAAATACAGGATGTCCTTGTATACGATTTACATAATTATCGATAGCAGTTAATCCTGAATTAAATCCAGAAATATAAATTCGATCATCATCTTCAAGTTTATGATCAGTGCGCGTAAATTCTAAATGAAATGCAGTCGTACTTGCGGTTGTTGATCCAGTTACAACATAATATGTATCTTCATTAAAAATTAATGGTTGATCAGGGGAATTAAATTGTAAAGTTAAAGATTCAAGAGCAGTCACTGGATTTGTAAAAATATATTTATTTTCAATGGGATAACACTCTCTAATATTATTAACAGTACTATTACCGATCGAAAATTCAAAATGGTGACGCCTACTATTATTATCACTAAATGCACTCATATTTGTTTCTTTTATTCCCATTGTAATTCTTTCACCATATGCTATTTGAGGAATACTTAAATCACCGCCACCCGATTGATCAATAAATAATTGTGAAGTTGACCCTCCACCAGGTACTGTTGATGTTGTCGCTGCTGCCACTGTTGGAAGTATGGGCATAACAAATGAACGAACATCCATTTCAATAATATTTTCCAATAATCCTGAAGTACCGAGATAGTTTTCTGACGTCATACCTTCATGGATATTCCAATAAAATCTTCCTGTCGAGAAATCTGACATTCCAGGATCGGCAAGAAATGAATCAAGAATTAAATATTGATCACTAACCCCAGAAAATTTTTCTCTTTGCATTTCATCTTTAAATACTTCTTGCATCATGATTATAATATGACAGCTTATATAATAAACTTAAGCCTCTTCAAAATAAAAAAAAATATTTTACAATGGATGTGTTAATTATATATAAATGATGCGCATTGATGTGTGCATAAAATATATGAACTAAAACGATTATCGTGTAGCGTTGTTCTGGACTCATTATTAATGTATTAATAATAAGTTCAGATGATAAGTCAGGTATCAATGAACAAAATTTTATTTTGACAAAGTGATCTTGATGAATTAAAAAATTGTCTTGCATATCTTTATAAACACAGATATAAATGCAACGAGGTAATAATTCTGTATATTATGGAACATGCTTATCATTTTTATATGAGGAGTCCTTGGCAAAATAATATTGATATATGGTGCTGTAAGTGGTAGACATCTAGAATTTTTATTTACGCGAACAAAATTATCAATGGGACAACATGTAGTAATGCTGCATATAATGGCCATCTGGATTGTTTGACATATATACATGATTACTGTTCCCAGGATGAAATAATATTTAGTAATACTGTACTTAGGGAGTCTGAATTGCTTGATGTATGCACATGAACACGTCCATGGGATATCATATGCAACATAGAATGGGTATCTAGATTGTTTAATGTATGCAGTTAATAATGGTGATCCAAAAGTATAGATATAATTAGATTTTTGCAGAAAAACACTTGATTGTCTTGAGTAATTAATAATGGATTTTACGCTTAGTTGAGAGGTGACAAATATAAACTTAAAATGATAATTTATTTTTTACTGTCATTAAGAAAAACTTACATTAAATCTCCATATTAACCAGATTTTCAATAAATCTTGTTTCTCATATGAATTTAAATGTGATTATATTTGAACAATGAATATATTATTCAAAAACAATCATAATGCCACCTAAAAAAACATCTGCTCAATTGCAACAAAAAGCTGCTGGATGCTTACTTGCTGCAGGAAATGCTCATAAACGAGAACAGGCTACAAAAAAGTAGCTACAAAAAAGGCAAGTAAAAAATAAAATTTACTGCTGCTCTTACTCAAATTTGAATATTTTTTTAAACATGAAAAACAATCATAATGGCCAACACTTCAGAAATTCCAGATAGGTTGATTAATATTTATGACGTAAAAGTTATTGATGAAAAAAATCAAGTCTATGCAAACCAAAGTGATTTTAACCAATCGCGAGTCCATGAACTTCTTCATGCAAACCAAAATAATTTTACCCAGTTGCGGGATCATGAATATTTTGTTTTACAGAAAAGAACTAGCAATACTAATAGCATTCTCCTGACAAATTTTGGATCAATATATACGACATCAGCGTTACCTAATGATGCACGTAAGCTACGGATGTTTAAACAAAGGAATATTCCTATTATGAAACGATACATTCCAATGTTGAGTGCAATAACTATCTATAGTTCATCTTGTCGTCACTATTTATTATGTTCAATAGAAAAATTTAATGATGTTATTGATAGTTTGTTGACTAACAATGAGCAAAATTTACTTATGTATGAAAAACAGCAACTGTGCGAGCGCGAGAATGAGATATCTAAAAAAGAAAATGAGCTTGATCAACTAAAAGTAAGACTTATGAAAAAGCAAGCTGGTATTCAAATGCGAGAAACTATTCAACAACAGCAAGAACAATTACTAAATATTGCAAATGAAATCATTGCAGCAGCAGAATCTTTTGATTATGATCCGGCTGCTGCAATAATATGTGCTCAAAATGCGATACAGTTAGTGTCTCACCCTTCTATTGCAGAAGCTCGTATTATTGATGAATAAAAAATATTGTCATCTTTTTTTGCTGTCATTAAAGAAAACTTACATTAAATCTTCATATTCACCAGATTCCCACCAAGTACGTTTTGCTTCTTTATTTGCTTGAAATCGAATAAAATCAACAAAATTAGGATCAATTTTTGTTTTATGTATTGCTCGTTCATTGCGTTGTCTAGAATTTAAAATTAATCGTTCATCAGTGCTCATTTTATCATTTGCAATTATATTCTTTCCTGTTATCGCCTCACTATTTTCAACCATGGTCCCATTTGCGTCAATAGAGTCAACGGCACCAAGATATTTCCCATCTTCCATATGTTCTTGAGGAAATTGCATGTTTGTGCCAGGAATTTTCATACCATTATCGAAAGGATATATTACGTCAGGGGTGTACATATCATCATCAGACTTGTTTTGTTTTGACTTGGAACATTTGCGGCAATGTGGATATATGGTGCCTGATCTAATACTACCAAATGAGGTTTGACCAACAATATCCTCTTTTAATGTTCCATCGCAAAATTTTGGTGCAAGGAGCCCAAATACTAACCCCATTGCAAAGAAAGCAGTACTCATGACAGCATCACCATAATGAAATGACAGTGCAACAAATATTAGTAAAATAAATGCTGCAATGACAATTAATATTATTGAATCAGAAGATAAATCCATATTTTGAATTATTAGTTCGTATATACAAAATATAGAAAAATGATTTGTAAAAAAAAGATTTATTGTCATTGACATTTATTCAACTTCTTCAATTTTGGGTTCTTCTTCCACTGTTGGTACAATATCTGTACATTCAACAAGTAGAGGAGCTTTATCATCTTCGTCATCGACAGAAGCTTTTACATCTTCATCATCGACAGAAGCTTTTACATCTTCATCATCTTCGTCATCTTCCTCAGCACCACCCATTTTTTGGAGACCTTGTGCTTTTTTGTCAATAATATTCATTAAATTTGCTATTTGTTGATTTTTTTGTCCTCCATGCATTGCGGCATTTTGTGATAGTTTGCGATAATATGAAATAATTTTTCGAAATTGAAATCCTATTTTCACTGAGCCTTCTGTTTGCTGTGATACATCCATAATAAAACTTTCCATGATCATATTTGAATTACCCGTCATTGTAAATTTTTTATAATAACCATCAAAATTTGTATTAAGCATACCCAGACTATCAACGATTTTATTAAATGCTTGATCACACCCCGGAAGTTTTTTACGAATGATACTAATATTATCACTAACAAGTTTTACGAATTTACCAACATCAATATCTGATCTATTTGATGCATTATAGACATTGGTGCTTAAAATTAATAATTTATTTAAAACGGCTAATAAATCTTCCCGATCTTCTTCAGACATAGTATCGCTTATATATATTTGTTGAAAATCAATCAAATATTCATCGTATTCAGTAAATGGATTAAATCCACTTTGTGCTCTTGAAGATAAAAATGATCCATCAAGTTTATCAATATCTCCAATGAAAGCAATTTTCTTTGTTAAAATTTCATTAACACTTAAAATTAGAATCATCAACTCATGGTCTTTAATTTGTGCATATATGTCAGAAAAATTTTGGATGATATCTTTCGGAATATCTGCCTCTTCATTATCCCAATCTTTGTAGTCGGTGATTTTAGGACTGTAATATTTAAATTGGGTTGCTGATGATGCAGCTGCGATTGGTGACATATATTTATGTATACATGTCATATTTTCATCTTCAAAAACATCTTCATATAGTTGTTTTATGTAATTATAAAATTCTAAAAACTTAGTTTGCACAACTAATGGTTGTTGTACCATAAATCCCATTACTGATGTAATTCTAACTGTTTCAACAAATCTATTAATTTCATACTTTTCGATTAAAAACTTGGGGTGTGCCATATGTATCTGAACATTTTTACCATCAGTTGTTCCAATGATACTTTGGAACATTTCACCAACACCTTCAGTATCGACATCTAATTTTGTTTTAGATATTTTTACTCGACCTTGTCCTTTTCCTTTAGGCATTATTTTATATTGGATTTATTTTAATGTGTAATTTTATATCAAATATACAACTAAAAATTATGGCAGCTAAAAATGAAGAAATAACTCCCATGATGTCAAAAATATTATCACTGACATTAGATGAAGTTAATGCGTTGCCACAAAAAGTAACAAATAAATTAAATGCAAATGAATCTGAATGGCTTGTCAAACATGTGGCACATCTTGAATCAGAAGAAAAACAATTGTCAATTGATAAAAAAGAATTTGTCTCAACTTTAAAAGATTTTATCGTTCAGATGGCAAAAGCATATCCACTTAATACAGAATTATCACTTAATCAAAGCAGACTATGTGCAGCTGGTACTGGAGCAAATGACGAAATTGTTGATGCTGCTGGTGCCTTTCTTATTACATATGCTGCAGATATAATAAATTATGATGAAACTGGAGATTATAATAAATTATTTGAATCCGATTTATTTGATTACTCTGAAGAAGCATTGGTGCGAAATACTGAATTGTTAGATGATAAACGAATAGCAAAATATTTAATGGAATTGTTTGCTTCAATGAAAAATGATTTGCTTGCAAAAGATGTCAAAGTTGCTGATCTAAATAATTTAAATACAACTATTTCAATAAGAAAACAAGCTGCTGATTATATTAGTGAATTAACGGCATTATATGGTAGTATCGGCGCTCGTACTGGGGCATTTGATGAAACAGAAGATTAATATTCTAATAAAAAATTAAATTAATGTTTGATAAGACAGGAATATCATTTATTTTTTTTTTTTAAACCAATATTATTCATGTGTCTCATCATCATATCATCATCATCATCCATTTTAGGAACAGGTGGAGGTTTAATAGTATGTCCTCTTTTTGATGGCTCAGTTTTTGTTTCATCTTTTTCAGCAATTTTAATTTCTGGGTAATCAATATCTATTATTTTTCCCCGTACTGTTTGTTTTTCCTTTCGCTTTTGCATTTCTTGTTGAACTTTGCTTGCTATATCAACAGGTCCACTTAATGATTCTTCTTCTTCAATTACTTCATTTTTATGTTTCTCAATCTCTTCTTGAACCAGTTCATCAATCATTTGTGCCCCAGTTTTTTTCTTTTTGGGTACAAATTCATGATTATAAGTATATTGTGGTTCACTTAGCATCATTAATGTATCCATAATATGTTTTATACCAATAATAACTTGATCATTAACAGTTAACGCGGGTAAAGCAGTAATGTTATATTCCATTATTTTACGCAATTTTTGTTCATCATTTTTGTGAATTGCATTAACTTTAATGTCATAGTTGTTTATTAAAAAATTTTGCTTGTTAACTAAAATGGTTTTTAATAATTTTTTGGTTATATGTTTATTTGGAATTATTCCATATTTTAAATATATAATTACTTGTGTAACTGGTACTTGATTGTTTGAACTCATTTAAAATTTTTGAATTATATTTATTGTTAAAAAAACATCTTGAATTTATAACTTAAAGAATAAAACAAATGATTAAAGCATACAATTTTCAATATAAGATCCATGAAATCAATACTGACAAATTAAAAAAACAATTTAATATCGACAAATTAATTTTTAGGCCAACCACAATATCATTCAATTTAGATAATGTACCGGATGCAATATCAAATGGAATTAGAAGAACCCTGGTTGATGAAGTAAAATCTTGTGCACTTGAGATGATGGATCTTGTTAGTAATGACGAAACTAATTGCCCATATGATTTTATTAAGATGAGAATTGAGTTTATACCATTATGTCAAGATATTGGTGTTGATATTATGAGTAAAGTATTTTATTCACTTGATGTGCATAACAAAAATTCATTTCCCATTAAAGTATATGTTGGTGATCTACAGTCAAATCATAAAGTAAAACCATTATTTAATCCAACTGCAATAATATGTACGCTTGATCCACAATGTTTTATTAAAATTGATAAAATTATTATTAAAGAAGGAATTGGACGTTTTGATTCAAAATACAATGCAATGATGTGTGTATCATCAGTTCCACAAGATTTAACAGTTATTCCAAATTATGACGGACCAGATAATGGATATGTTGAAAAAACAACTGTCATTGATACAAGACGATTTTTAATACGTGGAATGTTAAGACAATGTAAAGATCCAAAGAAAGAAGGAAAAAAAGTATTTTGTGATGCGATTAATAATATACAACAACGATTAAGTCGTGTTAATTCAGCAATAAATGGTGAGAAGAGCGCAATATCATTTATACAAATAAAAAATAAAGCAATAATATTAATTCCACGAGAAACTGATACTATTGGTGCCATTATCAATAAATTTACTTTTATTAATTTTGATAAAAAAATTAGTATCATAAACTATAACATATCCAATCATGAAGATAATTTATTAACAATTCAGATTGAAGTTTTTAAAAAATATTCAGATGAAATTGTTGAAATGTTTACAAAATCGATAAACGATGCAATAACGACATTGACATCGATTTATTCTCAAATTTCAAAATTTTAAAACACAGCTATTTATTTTTTTTTTATTTCTTAAGTGAGCAGCTATTTATGTTGGTTGATATTTTTTAATTTGCTCAGGAACTAAATTTGAATATATATAAAATTTGCGAATATTATTGTATTAATTACAGCAAGATAAGTGTAAAGATATTGCTTATCCATTTTAATTTGAATATTTATTGCATATATTAATTATATTCTAATTTATATTTAAATATGATGATGGATATAGATAGACCATACTATGATTTTACACCTTGTATACAATTAGTTAATCGTGAAGATTATCAATATTGGGTAGATGTATATAAATTTCGCTCAGAATTATTTAGAAAACGACCCGATAAAAGGCAAAGAGAAAAGGACGATAGACACTATAAATATTATTTTAAATCAGAACATTTAAAAACAATTGAAAGTGCAGATAAATATTCACAAAGATTATGGGATTTTTATATTGGTTTTGATAATAAGAGTGCATTGTGTCTGTGTTGTAAAAAAAATATTATATATCGCAAAACAACCTACGATGAACAAGGAAAAAATAAAGTATTTGTTCAAGGACATATAATTCCTCATATATATTATGGAGAAGATACATTAGAAAATGTACGACCAATATGTTTTTCTTGCAATCGAGACATGGGAACAATGGACATGCATGCATTTATGGATATGCACGGATATGGAGATTTAGTTCCTTATATGCGAAATAATGGAACATTATTTTATTTCTATCTTGACAAATCAGCGAAAAAATTACGAGAAATTGCACAAGAATATAATATTATACTTAAAGTTAATGATACAAAAGCCACAATTGTTGAAAAAATACTTGATGCGATATTTCTTTGAATTTATTATTTTTTGAATATCAATTATTAAGATTATAATTGATCACTCTTAAAAATTATGATATTTACTATAATTCTTGCTTTTGTATTGGTACCAATCATTGTCGATGTTTTAGCATATTTAATTTATCAAACAATAATGAATATATTTAGGAATATTCAATTGTTACTATATGTAATTTATCAAACAATAATGAGTATATTTAGGAGTATTCAATTGTTACTATATGTAATTTATCAAACAATAATGAGTATATTTAGGGGTATTCAATGGCTATCATGTCTTAATCCATACTTTGTATTGTTGACTGTCATGTGTATATCATTATGTGCAATATATTACCACGAGATAAATTATATGATAAATCTAATAAAAAATACACAACTAATCCTGGCACAAATTACTGATAATTATTGTGTAGAAGCAACTGATTTATTTGGTGAAACTCAATATGTGATTTGCAAAAAACAAGAAAAAAATATTTTATAAATAGATAACATTAAAGCATTTTTTTTACTTATGGGTCATTATTTTAAAATTATTATAATAATTTTTGATTATTTGCATCAATATGATTATAATTGAGTTTTATGGCAAATTTTTTCAAAGTTATTGATTTCACTTAACCATATAGATGCACCAACTGGTGATTCGTCCATTGCACTCATTGCATTTTTAAGTGATTGGATATATTTTTCACGATTATTTAGTCGTTTCTCAATATTATGCTGCATTCGATCACGATCTCTTAAATCAAGTAGATAATCAAATGGAGCATCATCTGCTTTAATTAAATCTTCAAGATCATAGTTAGGTGTAAATTTTGGTGAATGCAAAAGTGTTTTATTAAGTGGAGTAAAATTATGTTTTTTAAGTATTTTTATAGCTTCAACATCATCTTTTACATTTCGAAGATCAATACCAGATTCAATATATCGAAGAATTTCATCTTCCTCAAATATTTGAATTTCTGCAATAATTTTTTGTCGCATAATGCGTGCTTCATATACTCTTTGTCTTTCAACTGCCCAAAGAAGTAATGGTGCAATGTAACATTGTGAAAATTCAAGAACTTGTCCATTATTACCATAATAGTTTAGATTTGAGTTAACAACCAATTTTAGTTTGAATGCATCTTCGATCGGATCTACTTCTTCATTGCCATATTTTTCACAGATGTGTTCATATGATCCAACAAGTAGTTTGATTTCAATTTCAACTCTGTCAGGTGGAGATGTTTCATTAATTGATTCAATTAATTTCATAAGATGTGGTTTTTTCTTTTTAATATCATCAATATATGCAAGTGTGCTAATGCCAATTGGTAGTTCTGTAATTTTTAAAATTCGTTCTTTAGTATAATATTCATATCGTCCAAATAAACATACTTTACCTTCACAGTGCCGAACATCACAAGTATAACCTTCTAATTCTATGTCAAGTGGCCATTTTTGCATTAAATTTCCTAGCATTTTGAATAGTTCAGGTGTGAAGTTTCCAGTATATGCTTGATTAGCTAATAAATCAGCAGTTTCAATTAATTCTTTATCGCCATTAATAAATGCTTTTACAATCGTAAGTACTTGTTGTGCATTTCGTGCATAAGATTTATGGTTCCATCCTTCTGCTACAATAATATATGATTCAAGAAGTGCCATTGGTATAATTGGACTATAAAAATCCGGTTCAACGCGCTTATTATCTTCAAATGTAAAGTTTAAGAAATAGATGTCTTCAGGTGGAAAAATCACTTTTGCAATTGGATTTAAGCTTACTCCAATATAACGAGCGGATCCTGCTTCAAGTCCATGTCTATCGCCAAATTGTCCATCACCACAAAGTAATGGGTATCGACGAGCACCAATATATTCTTGTGCCATTAATGTAATTGTATTATTAATACTGGCATCACCATGATGATAATTCATTTCTGCTGAAATAAGTCCTGCTACTTGAAATATTTTCATGATCCCTTTAAGTTTCATAAAAGATCCAGCAACTACTTTTCGTCGTGTTGGATTAAGTCCATCATTAAAGCTCGGAATTTTTCGATGAACATCATCACGTTTGTATGATTTTACTTCAACAAGCAATTGAACCTCAGTCATCGGAATAACTCTCTCTTTTTTATATTCAATTAATGCCTCTTTTGACGGGATTTGAATAGGTGTTGCTAAAATCACTTTTCGTGGCTTAGAATCTTTTTCAAACATAATTTTAAACATATCATTCATGCGATCATCAGGCTTGTACATGTGAATATTTTTAATAAATTCACTTGGCACTGCCATTTTAATTGCTTCTTGTTTATTATGAGCAGCTAATCCTTTATAATATTTAATATCATAATTATTAACTTTGTCACCTATTTCATCACACCAGTCTTCATATTCATAATCATAATAAAATTCATATATTTCATTTTTTTTAGATTTTGGATATGCTCGAATAAGTGGTGTAAGATAACGTCCGATCTTTCCCGCATAAAATAGAGCAGGCCAAAATTGATTAAGCCAAGCAAGTAATAGTCCAGCAATTTTACCAACTCCATCAAGATCTTGATCAACACATAGAATAAGACGATTATATTTTAATGTGCGCATTTCGGCATCCGTCGTATATTTTTTGTTATAATCCAATCCAAATGCATCAGCAAGTTTATTCAAACGTTCACTATCTTTAAGTTTATCCTTCATGGTCAATACTGTACCACTTTCAGTTTCATGTTCATCAACTTGTCGTACTGAATTCATAACAACTCCTTGAACACTAATTATACCATAATAATCAGTTGATGGCCCACCCGGTGATACTTTTTTGTTTGTATTTAAGATGGTTTTTAATAATGAAATTGCACTATCTCCTTCACCCGCAAGTAATGATAGGTGTTGTTTTTCTTTTGCTTTATTAAGAAATTTAGCAGGTGTATATTTATCATGATTGACTTGTGATTTTTTAACATTTAAATCTTTTGCAAGTATACGATCAACAGCTTTATTTGAAAATGATTTAATAAAACTTTCTTGAAACGAAAATACTTTTATTTCTGCATTTTTAACATTTAATGTATCCTTATTTTGACTATCCCAAACAGCTCCTGGAATTACACAAGAAGCAAAGAAACGCAATTGCCCTGATACTTCAGTATTTTTAATCTCGGCTTTCTTTTTCTTTTTCAATTTGTCTTCAATAATAGGAATGATACTGTTTTCGATATGACGTATATGCGGACCTCTTGGTGTAATAGTTCCATTAACCATAATATTATTACGATAATCTTTGAGTACATTTTTGACATCAGGAGCAATAATTGCAATTGCAACATCCCAAATAATGCCAGTGTCAGATTTAAGAAATCCTTGGTCAATAATTGTATTAGGCATATCGGCAGTCATTAATTTTGCAAGTCCAAGAGAATCTCGGATAGCAATTGGTGTGCCATTAAAAGTAAAAGTAACACCAGATTTGCCAGCATATGATGATGCCTGAACTGTTCGAAATTTAATCCAGCCCATTATTTCTTTAAGATCTTCTTTAGTAATATTTTTATAATCAAGAGCAGCATATGCTGGTAATAATTCAATACATGTGTATGGTGGATCGCTAGTAGTTGAAATAATTGGTAATTCACAATTTTCTTTTCGATCAGTCCATTTTTGCACATATTTTTGTTTTAGATATGGATCAATTGTTGTTAGTTTAAATGATAATGAATGAATATTTGCAATTTTTGCACCAAGTCCATTAGTTGCACCCTTAATACTATTAGGATTATGATCAAGACTAGTTCCGGCAAGTTCATATCCAAAAATTACTTCAGGCATATGAACATTACGTTTTTCTTTTTTTGAGATCTCTTCTTGAATTTTTGTTGAAATACCAAGACCATCATTTCTAATTGTAAAATTTCCATTTTTTACATCAAATAAAATATTAATTTGTTTTACTCGCAATTTTGGACTTAATTTAGCACATTCTGAAATATGATCAACTGCGTTGACAATTAATTCATCAAATATTTTTAAAAGTGCAGGAGTATGCATTGCCTTTTTTTTCACAGAAAAATTTCCATCTTCGTCAATCATTTGAAATACATTATTTTCCACTCTCGTAACTGCCCCGGCCCACATACCTTTTTCCTTAATATGTTGTTTAATAGACCATTCTTGAGCATCTGCTGCAGCCATTTTTTATTGATCTTATTTTAATGAATATGAACTTCTTTTTACACGAACGAAAAATCAAGTCGAGTAAAAGTTCAGAAAGATTATAATATAATAAAAAAATAATATTTCAAATATATGTCTTCAAAGTTTATCCATAAAACAAATTTTATGTGCTAAATTACATGGTTTTTAGGTCGCGGGTTCAGAATAATACATTAGTTTTATGCATAAAAAGCATGAAATTATCACTAAAATAATAAGTATGATTATTATAAAAAGGCCAAATAAATTCTTATCAATTGGCTGCATATTTGTTAGTTTTATCAAGAAAAATTATTTATTTATGGGACGAAATATGTATTTCCTGAATTCTGCAATAAAATTATCAGAAATTGGTGATTTTGAGAAGTATTCAATCGATGTTCCTTCAAGACGTTTTCTTATATAATATAAACAATATATACCACATTCAGTATTTAATTTTTGATGACAAATATTTTTACTTGCTAAATATATATTGATTTTTTGCTTTAGTCGCCGCTCAATATAATCTTTATTTTGTCGCATCCAATAATTAATATTATAGAAGGGTTTATCACCAAGACTATCAAAATACTCAATTGACCATTCATCTTCATTGCGCAAATCTATAAATACACACACCCAATGTTTACCTGGGCCATCCGACACATCAGTATTAAGTACACATGCATAACAAGTTATATTTGGGAATTGTTTATGTAAATTATATATTGATCTTCTAGTTATATCATAATATGGATCAAAATCAGCCATCGCAAATTCACTTACGAATAAATTTGGAAAATCATGTATTGCCCATTGTCTTAAAATTCCATCTATATCATAATTTGTTAATGGCACTCGCTCATTAATATATCCAGGCATCTTAAAATTTATTTTTAATTCTTCATCAATTTTTATTGCATCATCATTAAGTGCAACTGTTTTTGCAACTTCAAGAACTTTTGCTTCACTATCACTTTTTATTTTAATTTTTGCTTGTTCCATATTTGGAACATTAAGTGCTTTAAGCGCTATTTTTTGTATAAATTTACTTGAACAAGCACCATTTATTAAATTTTGTGCACATTCAGTTTGATTGCAAGTTGTGTTAGACATTTTAAATTGAAGAACCTTTTTGTTTATTCAACTATATAAAAAACTTCAAGAATTTAAATGGATATGCTAATGAAAATTGCGCAACAACATGGCTCTGAATTGATGCAAATTGTGCAGCAACATGGACCAGAAATAATGCAAACTATGCAACAACACCCAGAATTAATACAACTTGCTCAACAACATGGACTTATGATAGCTCAAACATTTGCACCACATTTATTAGAAAAATATTCTAATCTTGATGATCAACAAAAGCAACAAATGATTAATATGATGCTCATTGCTCAAAAACATAGTAGTGGTCTTAAAGAGGCTATTACTCCAAATAAAAACTTATCATTTATTAAATCATATGAACAACCATTATTGAAAGATGAACATGAAAATATTGATAAAATTATTGGTCCATATTTTTCTCATTGTATTAATGATTATAATAAAATTGGATTTATTGGACAAGAAAATCAAGGAGAAGAAGGTTATATTGAAATAATTCGTGATGTTGTTGAAATTGGTGAAATACGTAATGTTAAACGAATAGGCATGTTAAAAAATATTGGCAAAATTGGTGCACTAAATAATATTGGTCATATTGATCAAATGGAAAATGTATCACTTGACGGAACAAAAATTACAAATGTTGTACATAGCACAAATGGTGTAGTTTTTGGTTCAGGTGAAATTAATAAGGTTATTGGATGGGGAGAATATGAACTAGATTCACGAGAAATCGAAAGAGAACTCGGCAATGGAACTACATATAAATCAAATCATCCTGAAGCAATTGCAAATGATATTTTACATTCTAATAAATATACAAAACCTTCAATCAGGGCTGCAAATGAATTATATGATGCAGTAATTAAATATATAAAACATAAATCGGGATTAAAATTTATCTCACCGATTTATATTGGGTATAGACATTTATTGCATTCGGATAATCTTGACTTTTTACTTGAAGATGCACAAACAATATTGCAAATGTTTGGACTAGAATTAAAAAATCCTAATCTTGATGAATTACCATTGATAGAAAAAAAAGACACAATTAAAGAACAAGAAAAAACAACTAGAGCATATATAATTGCATTTGAAAATCAACAAATAGTTGTTGCAAAATACTTAATCAAGGTAAAAGAATTGATTCAGAAAAAACAAAGCCAAAACTAATTTTTATGTCTGTTGATATAATTTGTACTTCCATGTGTTATAAATTTTCAAAATGAGTAATTGTAAAAAAACGAATTTAGTGTATAATAAATCTATCTCACTATAAACATTTGTATTCACATAACTTTCTATCTGAATATTCACATAACATCTTCTTTTTTTGTGTTATTGGACAGTGTTATAATTTTGTTTAATCATATATTTCACAAATAAAAAGCTTTTATTATATGCAATATTATAAAGATTATTATCAATAAACCATTCTCATATGCTCTCAGTATCTATGCCCAGTTTATGAGTGAAATTATAGTAAATATTTTAAATTCATCAAAACTCTGAGGAAAAATATATTTACATATCAAAAATCTTAAATAATAATGCAATACAAATTTAAATGATTAATATAGTACAATATGATTTTTGAAAAAAAAATAGTTGAATTTTTTATATATTAAAAGTTTATTAAGTATTACACATATCAATCACAATTGCACCCACAAATAGCAAACGAGCCTTTAGTGAAATGTATTCTTATAATGAAAGGCGTAAGAAAATGGTAAAATTAATGAGTGATTTTGAAAAAGAATTTAGCAGCTATCAACAACGAACTGATGAATGGCATGGACTTATGAAATCAACTTATGGTGGTTCTGAAATGGCTGCATTATTAGGTGAAAGCCCATATAAAACTGTTGATGACCTTATTAAAGATAAAGTAAAAAAACGTTTAGGTCATGATACAAGTTTTTCAAATCCTGCATGTTGGTGGGGAACTTTGTTTGAGGGAATAATAACAATGTATGTTGAGATTGATTTAGGTGGAACTATATATGGTGATAACTCTTGTATACAAAAGTACCCCGGTCATCGTACTAGCCCAGATGGATATATTATTGTTAATATAACAAAAGATAATGAAATATGGCAGTCAAATCAACCACAAGAAGCAATTGTAACAAGTGCAATTGCTTTGGTTGAATTTAAATGTCCAGTTTCGGCAAAACTAACAAAAACATGTCCAAAACATTATAAGTCACAAATATTATCTGGTCTTGCACTTTCACCAATGGCAGCATTTGGTTTATATATCGGTGCATCATTTCATAGGTGTCCATATAATACACTAGGATGTAATTCTACATATTTTGTTTCTGCATCATTAAAAATTGATCCATATAAAGATAAATTACCACTTGCTTGGGGTGTAATTGCTGTTTATGATGATTTAAATGATGATACTGATGTAGATTTTGTGCAAGATTTTGGGGGATATTGTTTTGATTTTAATAACACTCTAGAATGTATTAACGATAAAGAATATGAAGTGATTAAATTTATTCCTACATTTGCAGATGGACGTGGACAAGAGGTGCCATCAATAGAAAAAATGAAACAAGAAAGTCCTGATGGAAAATATTTAGTTGGTTATTTACCATGGAAATTATTTTATGTAACATATGCAACAATACAAAGAGATGAAAAATTTCTTGATGTTGTGTTGCCTAAAATCGCGGAAGTAAATAAACAAGTTGATGAAGCATTATTGCAAGATGATCCACTTGGCTATTTAAGTTTTTTAGAAATACAAAAAAAACATGGCAATCAATTTGACATGGTAATGGAGATATCATCAAAAGATTCTAAATTTGAGTTTGATGAAGATTAATTAACATCAGATCGTACACAAAGTATGAATCTTTTCACATAGTTATCATTTAAACTATATTCTATTATTTTGGAAGTTCTTCAGATAGTTCTAATTTTTTAGTTGGTTTGCTTAATAACTAATCTTTAAGGAAAGTTATGTGGCAATTTGATGATACACTAGAGGAAGTTTTGCGTTTTTTAATAAATTTGTTAATAGTTGTGATGAATTTGAATAATATTGAGAATTAAAATTTTCATCGGCATCAATATTTTTTTTTAATTAATAATGTGCTGAGAACCATTTAGTTTTAGCAATTCTTTCTCTGGTCAGCAAATCCAGAAAGTAATATAGTAATCAATTCTCTCACGTCATATTTAGATGTTCGCACTATATTACCGTAAATTGTGGAATAATTATATATAAAAAATAATATTCAATCATTAGCATATTATCATTGTGTTATGGTCGCATAATTAAATATTCAATGGCAAATCCACTTGTATGTGAAAATTTTGTTACTTTAATTATGTCTCCTAATTTTGCTCCAAGCCATACATTTATTGCATCTTTAACTGATATTGCAGGTGGTATATTATTTATCAAATCAAGTATTTCAATCACTCTTTCTGGATCAGAAATAATTTCATAATCGGCAGTTGCTTCATGTTCAAGTAGTGGGATTGCAAAATTTTCTGTGCTATACGTAAATATTTTAATTCCATTATTTCTAAATTCGTTGATAACATTCATTAAATTATTTTTATTGAAAAAGTCTGATGGTCCAATAATAATCAACTCTCTAATAGTTCGCTTTGTTGATAGCATAATTTGTATGTTCTTTCGAAAATTTGTACTATTAAATTGCATACATTGTTTTGAATATAACACCATTATTGAGATTAATTTTTCTTCTTGATCAAGTGCATTAATTAAAACATGATCTAAAATTTTCATTCCATTTACAACATCGTCATACGACAATAATTCAGTTGTCGGTGTATATTCTTTATCAACATGTATCCATTTACGATATGGAATAAATTTTTCAATAAGATTACGGACAACGATTAATTCAATAGGTTCCGACATTACAAATAATATAAATAATATTTAATTTATTATTTTTTGGGATATGATATATATACGAAAATTTTAATTCAAAAATATGCCTAATCTTGACCTAAGTCTTTGCTGCCTTGCAGTACTTATTGTTTTAACTGCTCTCTTTATCTGTTTGGCTGTCTATTATGGTTGCATGAGCGGATGTGAAAAAATGCCTATATCCGACAAATTCAAAGATTTAAGGATTCGTAATTATTCCAATCATGATGCAGGAGCAGTTGCCCCACCGGGAGTTGCAGAAGATCTAGCAGAGATTAAAGCAGGTGGATCAAAACATGTGTCAATGTCTAAAAATCCGAAATATAGACGTGATCCTGATGATAATTCACGAGCAGAGCTTGATGCTCAATTATTACTTAGTGGTAGCCGTGTGTCAACTAACACTCCATTAAAGCCTTCATTTGAATCAGCTGCAAGTTAAATTTTTCGTTATAAGTTATCTTGCTGCATAATGATGAAATAAATTTTATTTTTATAATAAAACTCATTATTTTTTTTATATACATTAATTTTATTTACGAATAATCAACATGAGCACTAACAAATTTATTTCACGAATTGGAAAAAATGGTCCAATGGAGAATGTAACTGGAGCAGGATTGTTTACGGAAGAGAATAAGTGTGAAGGTGGACTTCCATATGTTTATATGGCAATGGGATTCATTATTTTGATTTTGATTGTCGCAATTGCATTGTTTAGCATTTATGTTAATGGGCAATGTCAATTTGGCAAACGAGAAGGATTTTCTGCAAAGGGTGTTAAAACAGAAGTATTGGATGGTAATTCAAAAGAAAAGTTTTCTATTTCATCAGCAAGTGATAAAGTTATGTCAATCGTTGATGAAGCAGGTGCATCAAGTGTAAGTACAGCTGTAACTAATCCAAATAATTTGGCAAATAAAGTTGTTGCTATTAGCCATGCTACAGATGCAATTACTGATGCTTCTGTGACAAAGCAAAATGTTACTGCGGCACAGACCATTGCAACTAAAATTGTTCAACATGCAACTGATGGAAATATTGAAGATGCGGCTAGTCATTCGGAAGCATTAGCTGTTGTTGTTCAACAAACTAATAATATTGCAAAAATATCTCAACTTTCTGCCGATGCTGCTGAAAAAGCTGCTGATTTATCAAATACAGATCATATTAAGGCAGTTCAAAATGCTAACAGTGCCGCAGTAGATGCTGCTGCTAATGCAATTAATGTTCAACAAATTAAAAAAGATGTTGACATAAAACTTGCTGCAATTGCCCCTACTGCAATTGTATCCCAAGTTAGTTCATCATGTCCTGCTCCATCTGCATCTGCAATGGCTGAGTCACAAGCTATAGCAAAACTAAATGGTAATGATAGATATTCATACGACCCACATAAGCAACAAAAACATCCTACTTATATGCCTGGAGATATTGATGATGGTATTTTGAATAAGCGATTAAATAAAAAATAGAGTGATTTTATCAAGTGACTTTATAAAGTAAAACTTTGAATTGAACAAAATATAAAATAATTTATATTTATATACAAATTAACTTTTGAAGATGTTCGAACTTTTATCACAATATAAAAATTACCTTGTCGTTATCGCAATTTTAGTTGTTGTCTTTTTAGTATGGTATTATTGTTTCAATGGAAAATCTTCTATTAATAACAAAAAAACCAACAAAAAGAATAACAATAATAATATTGACACGGATGAAGATGATGATGAAATATTAGAAATGGTAGATAAAATAAATGAATAAACACAATTTTTATTGAGAAGATATTTTTTTTGATATTAAAATACTTTACATTTTTACTATAATATATCATTGTATTTGTCATGTCGACTTATTATTATAAAACAGATAATGAAGATCATGCACAGAGAAGAGAATTTAATATTGTTGAAAAGTCACATTCATTTCATAAAAAAATACAATCATCACATGTTACTTATAGTGCACCACAAACATATATGCAAAATGTGCAAAGCGAAATGACTCCAGTTCAAAGAAAATTAGTAGAATGGCAACCGGGAACTGGAAAAACATTTATGGGAATTGGAAATATAATGAGTAGGCTTAAATCATGGAATTATCGCTTATCTATAGGTGACACTGTGCCTTATACATTTATTATTGGATTTAATGTCCAAGAAATTTTCCAGAACGATTTACTTAAATATCCTGGACTGGGTTTTATAAGTGCTGAAGAACAAGTGTTACTGCGAGAATTGAAAAAAGATCCATTAAAAGCAAAACAACATGCAGCACATTTAGGGAACATAAGAAAACGCTTTAAATCAATTGGGCGGATGAAGTTTTTTGGTTATGGTGAATTTGCAAATCGATTATTTAAAGTACGAGATGGCATTGATTTAAATACCTTGTTATCAAATAAAGAACGTGATGATTCTGATTTAATCAAAGCAATTAAGAGTAATGATGTAATTGTTAATTATGAATTATTGGATGATCTTAAAAATGGATATTTAATATGTGATGAAATTCATAATGCTTATAATAGCTTAGAAATTAATAATTATGGCCTTGCTATTCAATTTACACTTGACTGGCTTGAAGATCAAAATGCATCACCTGAAGTATCATTATTATCAGCTACACCGGTTACTGGTGCTGCTTCTGAAGTTGTTGATTTGTTAAATATTCTTGTGCCAAAGAAAGAAAAACCGGGTGGAACTTTACGACGAAATGAGTTTTTTTCTGGAAAATCAGAATTGCGACCAGGTGCATTAGAAAAAATTGCAAAGCTTGCTTATGGTCGTGTGTCTTATTTACTCGATAGTGATGAAGCGGAATATCCAAAACAAGAATTTATTGGCGAAAAAATAGAAGGTGTTCATTATATGCATTTTACAAAATGCGAAATGTCAACTTTACATAAAAAAACAATTAAACATGAACTTGAAACAGGTACTGGTGGTATTTCACAAAATGCATATACATTATTTGATATGGTCTTTCCACCAAGTGAAAAGAAGCCTGATATTGGATTATATAGAACAAATGACATTAATCAATTTAATGGGATTGATGTTGACAAATATGGGCAAATAAAGGGCGAATTTTTAAGTAGATCAAATATCAAAAAATATAGTGCAAAATATTTTAAATTATTGGAAATGCTTGATGATTGCGTAATTCAACCAGGAAAAATAATGATTTATCATCATAAAGTACGTACATCTGGAGTACTTACTATAATGGAAATACTTAATATGGATGGATACATTAGTATACATGATGTGCCAAATTCTAATACTAGATGTGTTAAATGTGGAAAACGAAATAAGGATCATAATAGTAAATCTGCTACTAGTGATAATTGTGTTTTTGCACCTATACGTTATTTTGTTGCACATGGAGGTCTCGAAAGAACAGAAATGATGGATCATATGAGACAGTTTAATGATGAATCAAATCGTCTTGGCGAATCTCTTAAAATTTGCATTGGTTCACGTGTGATAAGAGAAGGATTTTCATTTAAAGGTATTCGTTTTCAATTTGTTTTAAGTCTTGCAACTGATTTCTCGATTATGCTTCAGATCTTTGGACGTGTAAATAGAAAATTTTCACATGAACAATTAGAACGTGCATTTCGTAATGTTATTACTTATGTTTTATTATCATTTGATTCAGATAAGGATAGCCCAGAAGTTCAAAGATATAAAATAAAGAGCCAAGAATATTTGGCAATACAAGAAGTATTACGTGCTTTAAATGAAAATTCAATTGATAATTTTATGAATTATGAAAAAATTATTCCTAGTTTTGACACAATTCGAACATTAGGTTATAAGTTTAAACAATTTTCTAATATTGGCAAAAATCAATTAACATTTGATGCTTTTGGTTTTGCAGAAAAAGAAGTTATTAGAATCCAATCAACATTAAATCAAATCTTTTTTAAAAATCGATATACTGCATGGACATATAAAGAATTATGGGATTTAGTAAAGTCAGGTGATATTATTGGATCTTATAAAATACAGGAAGAAGATACATTTGCTTTAGCACTAAATAATATTATCGTTGATGAATATAGACTTGCAGAAAATTTAAAGATTGTATTCACTGGAACATATTATATGTGTGTTTATTATGATAAATTAAACGAAAGCCATATTGATGTCAATATGCATTTACAAGATATTGATGCAAATAATACAGTTATTGCTATAAATTTAAGTGAATTTAATAAACATTCACGAACTGATCGTATATTTCGGATGCATCTTAATTCTTTAAATGAAATACTTCAATCGGGTAATGAAGAGTTAATAGATCATGTTTTAATTGATTATCCGGGTGATTTTCAGACGCAACTTATTCGCAAATTGATTGAAGGTGAAGAAGTAACTATTAATGATAAAGAAATGATAAAATTATATTTGCGATTTAAAATAATATTAAAATCGTCTGATGTGCCATTTGCAAAAAATAAAGTGAAAGGAAAATATGTTGGATACATTTCACCAACATTAGTTGAACTTTATGACCCAGTTGATAAAAAATGGTTTGGAGCAAGTATTTCTGAATTAAACATACACCCACAAGAAAACAATTTTATTATTGGATTTATGGCAGCAGTTGGACATAAAGCTGAATCAATTGGAAATGAGAAACTTAAACTAAGAGATCCAATACAAAAAATAAAAAAGATGGCTCAGCGCGATAATCGATCAATTGCACAAGGTGCTACATGTATTACTCGTAGGAGAGCAGATTTATTAAATATTATTTTAAAGTTGAAGAAAATATTAAAAATAAAAGATAAATTTATTGATAAAGATTATTGCTTTACTATAACATCTTATTTACTTAAATTGGAAGAAAATGCAAGAAATAATGATGGAGAAAGATGGCTATATTTATTTAATGATAAACAGCCAGTAATTTCACTTAAATAAAGCATAACATAATTTTATTTTTGAATTATTTTTTAATTAAATATAACTGAAGTCTAATTCTACTATGTCTTATCGTATTTCAACTGAAGTAATATCGGTTAACATTAATATTGAAAATGAAATTAACTTCTGTGCAGATATTGAAAATCATTTATTGATTCAATTAAAAGAAACATATGAATCTAAATGTTTTAAAGGATTTTTCATTAATAAAATTTTAAAACTTGTTGCAAGGTCTGATTGTTATGTATCATTTCAAAATGAGGCGACAATTGATGTTTCATTTGAAGTTGAAACAATTAAATATAATGATTGGGGCTACATTTCAGATGTATCAATTGTTCAAAGTACACCTTTACCTATTGGTGATTCAAAATATGCAACTGTTACATTAAAAGGACCAAATGAACATCTGGAACAATTAACAAAAGGACAAAATATTCCAGTTAGAATAGTAACCGTCGACTATAAACCATTTGAAAAAATTGGTATTGTAGGAGTAATAGCATTTTCAATGCCTTTATCAACATATATTTTTGAAAATATTGATACTGTCAGCAATAACACTCTTACAATCATTGATCAAATAACTGATGAATTAAAATTAAGAGAAGGTCTTGATCAAGATATATTGAATTTTTATGAATTATTATTTGCAACTTCAAAAAATATTGAAGAACCGCGAGAAGATAATGCAATAGTTAATGGTCAATCATGGAGAGGCATTGTACATTATAATGATCTTGTTGTGAAAAATGGAAGTGGAAGAAAAAATTTAATTGATTGCATTTTAAAAATTAAGGATGGACAACATGTAAATATTGTTGGATTATGGGAAAAGTCAGCACTTATTTCAGCATCGTCACCATTTTTAAATCATAATCCTGATGCAAATGTAACTGATGAGGTATGTGTTGACACAAATTATGCAATTAATAATATCTTAAAACAGCAACTTATGTTTCTCGTTTTTATTCGAGAAATGACTAAATATGGAAAGCAGCCCGAAAATGAAAATATTTGGAATCTTATTAATGAAATGAAACTACGTGACCATAAAAATTATTAATTTGAAATATGTCTTTTTTTTTATATTATTAGTCAATTTGTCATTGTTGAAAAATATGACAGAAAAAATTTCAAATCATGAAAAGAAAAAATTTATGGTGAATAATAAACAAATTTTAACTAAACAATTATCAATACAAATTGGTAGAATTATTAGAGATAGATTTGAAAACACAAATGTTTTTACAAATCCAACAAAAAAAGGAAAATACATATATGCTGATTTAAATATTATTGAAGATGAAGATGAATCATTACTAGACGAAATTTATGTCCTTATGACAAAGCAAATTGACATGCTAAAAAATGAAACAAATTAAATGATTATTATCCACAATAATATAACACATAAAAAATATTTTATAACATAATGGATGATTCTATTTATTTTAGAGGTAATAATTCATTTATAATTGGTACTGGATGTACTACTTCAACATATATTCCTAATTCTGCTGGATTTGATGATCTGGGATGCGGCGAATTAATTCATGACACAACTATTGAGAATGTAACAGAAAAAATTGGGGCTGGAGGTGATAATGTTGAAAATGTTGAATTTGATGTTTATGATAGTGAAGATGAAATTAATGCAGAAGATTTAAAATTTTTAGATGAAAAATCATCATCTTTTATTAAAAAAATAGATAATACTAGTAAGTATTCTGATAATAGGTCTGCAAAAACAACCCAGTTATTCATAAAAAAAATACTAACAAAATAAATCTGCTTTTGCAAATTAAATACATTATATTTTTTTTATACAACCAAAAACTTATTCATAATGGCATACACAGTTAATGATGATGACACACAATACGTCTTTTCGGAAATAAAAGTCGATACTGATGATAATATCCCATCTATATTTCAAAAAGAAGAAGAGATGAACAAATTGACAGCAAAGGAAATGGCTCAATATAAAAAAAAAGCAATATATGATTGTGTTGGGAGAGCAATTAAAGCATGGAATGATGTTAAAAATGTAAATTATAATCACTTAAATCAAGCAATTGCTGGTGAATATCTAAAAGAATTAAAAAATGATTACAATGATATTTATATGGTTTGCCCAATTGTTTTACAATTTATGGTTCATCAAAAAATATTTAGTGCCAAGGCATTTAGTAAAGTGTTAGAAAAAACAATTAACACTAAACAAGATTATTATGAATTACAGGCAAACTATACAATGTATTTGCATATGGATGAATATAAACGTCAAAATAATAGAGAGCTAAGTCGTAAAGAAGCATTTTACAGAAAAAATAAAATGCTTGAATATTTAATAGAAAGAGACAGTCAAACAGTGGAAGTAAATAATAAATTCAAAGAAGAAAAAGAAGCAATTGAAAGAAGAAAGATGCAAAAAATGAAAGATGAATTATTTTTACTCGCAAAAAGACGAGCTTTTGCTATGAAAAATAATTAAAAATTATCTGAATATTCAAAATAAGATGTTATCTTAATGCAAGATTTTTAAATTTATTAAAAATTGGTTGCACAAGTGAAGATATTCTTTTTTGGTCACCCTCATAATGTCTTATTTCATTAATCGACATCCATTTTGCTTCACTTATTTCTCCTTCTTCATCTTTAATATATGGGGATTTTAATGCATCATCTCGTAAACCGCTTGCAAGACGATGATGTGCGAGTGCTGCAAAGAAATGATATTTATAATTAACATTGTTGTCTATAAATGATTTATTTTGTGTGATATTTGGGAATATTTTATATTCTTGATCTAATATTTTTGTTTCTTCATATAACTCTCTAATCGCGCATGATAATAATGATTCATGTCTTTCTTTTTTTCTGCCTTTCGGCAATTCCCAAATATGGTCTCCATGAGTAGGTCGTATTTTTTGTAAATGTTCAACTAGTTTTTTCCCATTGTCGCGAGTAATAAATATTTTTGTGAATTTATCTCTTTTAGTTTTAAAATATGGATTATCATTAATTTTTTTTGATATCCAAATATGATACCACATTAATTCAAAATTTAGGCTTCTAATTACAATGAGTTCTTCTCTTGACATTTGTTCGAATAATTTCAATGCATTATTAAAATTTTCATATCTCCCATGAATGAATTCAGAAAATGCATATGATATTCTCTTATGTACTAATAAAACTTCATAATGATTTTTTGAAGGCGATTTTCTACAGAGTATAATACCAGCAGATTCTTTTATTATATTTTTATTACAAAATTGTTTTGTCATAATTTTGTCGTATGCCATGAAAGCTTTCTTAATTATATTATTAATATATTTGAGTCATTCTATTTTACTAATATAATATTAACCTTAAAAAATTATGGCGGCAGCTCAATTTACTTCTGTCGAAAATGCATTATATCTTGCAAAAGAACTTCAAACAAGAGGATATCCTCAACCAGTGTTTGTTGAAGGATTAGAGACATTTATTAAACAAAATAATAAAAGATTTTATAAACATTTAACAAATGATGATCTATGGGGTGGAATTAAATTTTTAAATCAAGTGTATATTAACACACATTCTCTAGTAAAAAATAAAGATAAATATTCGAACGAATTATTTAAATCACAAGTATTATTCCCTGGATCAGTTAAAGAACAACAAAGAAAAAGAGATCCTGATGCTCTATGGAATTTAACAGGTGGATGGAAAAAAAGAAATGCAAAACAAGCACTTGCTGAATTTATTGAACAAGATACAACATTTTATCTAGGACATCGAGCTTCATTTAATGGAGCTTCTCGTGTTATTCCTGGGCAAATTAATAAAAAATTAATTAATTTTCAAGAAAATCATCTTAAACATAATAGTGCACCTGCTAAAATATATAATCGGACGCATGATATTACAAACGACGAAATACAATCTCGCAGAAGAATGAGAGCCAGTCAATATCAGAAAAGTCCAAATTAGAATTTAGTATATCTGGCATTTTAGTTTCAACAAATTCAAATGATTTAGAAAACATTTCTTTAACTGCCTCAATATTAACTAAATTTTCTTCATAATATTCATCATTACTAAATGGTAATAATACACCAATTTTTTGACCAGTTGTCTTAAATATATTTTCTGAATATAATCTATGAATTGAGTATCGAGTTGACCCAGAAGATAGATTACCACTATTCCAATATTCATTTTGTTTAATATTTTGATTAATAAATGTATCATGTATTTTTTTACCATCCATGATAATCAAAGATACAATTGTCCCAGTTTTTGAATATGAATCAATAAATGAATAAATATTAAATAAATGAGCTTCTGAATTAAGGAAATAATGAAATGCAAGATTACAGACAATTGCATCTGCTGAATTTAATTTAATATCAATTTTTGTTGTGATATCAGAAATTAATTCATTAAATGGATCATTCATATTTGCCTGAAACGTAATAAGATTGGGTGATTTACTGCCACGATTTCGATTTAAATGAATATATTTTCGATGAATTAATTCAATAATTGCTGCTTTATCTTGTTCAAGTGCAAGAATTGATGTGATAGTTTTTGATCCAAGATAATTAAAAATATCCCGCCCCCCTCGACCAGTTGCTATATCAATAATAAAACCACTTAAACTATCAGCTCTTTGTTTTTTAAGTTCATTGATTGAATTAGTCATAGCTCGATATTCGGTTTTTTTGTATGTTGCGAAATAATTATCCTCCACATTAACCCCTTCATGCATCATTTCATATGTTAATGGATCTAAATAATTTAGTAATATTAATTCGGCTGTTTGCATTGAATTGCCAAAATAAGTACCAGATTCAACTTCACGATCTCGATCATCTCTAATGCGTGTAATAATCCAATCTAATGGTCCATTTGTAATTTTATTGATTCGCACCTCAATAACTTTTCCATCAATTAATTTAGCCCATTTTGATTTTTTTGATAATGTTAATTTATATGCGTTTGGTGAAAAACTTGGTGAAAATAATATTGGTATTTTTGACCATTTATCAAGTTTAGGAAACATTTTTTGGTATCCGGGCGGATATGTAATATATGTATTTTGAGCTTCATGTTTTGACATTGTTGAGAATAATAAATAATTATTTGCTCCCACATGTTTACATAATAAATCAATTGTTTGGTCTTTTATTTCTTTAAATTTATATGAAATTGTCTGCATATATTTTTCATCAGATTTTATTAAAATAATTCCATCTTGCTTAAATGGATATGAAGAGTGGTAAATATCATCAAAATCTTCTTTAAGATTATTAGTACATAATTTTCGAAATGTTTTAGCAAATGCTGGAACAAATTTATTAATATCGACAACAACATCATCAATATATTTTACTCTGCTATTAAATCCTTCTTGATCAACATTGCGTCCACCAATTTTAATAACATCAAATACATAAATATTTATATCATTTGATTTTGTCATTATTAATTCGCTGTCACAAATATGGACAAAATACATTTGCTCATTTAATACTTTTGCATTCTCAAATTTATACAATTTATCCGCGAAAATAAAACATTCCTGGTCTTCAGTAATAGCAACTAGGGCACGAACACCATCAGCTTTAATTGTGATATGATAATTTTCAGGAGGAAATATTGATTTATAATCTTTTTTTGAAATTGATCGAACTGGTGGTAATAATGCTTTCAAAGTTAAATCACGAAATACTTTTTGTGTTATGTTTTTTGCAACAATTTTAAGTAATCGATCATATTCTATATTTTGAATATTTTTACCAAACGAGAACGTTGTCATCATAAATGATAATATTTGATTTATTGTTGATATTTGTATATTTTCATGAATATCATTCACTAGATTGATAGATAATTTATAATTGTGTTCAACAATTAATTGTTTGAATGGTATTTTAATAATTTCATCAACATATTTTTGCACATTGCGATTTTCATTACCAGTGATTGAATGAGAGATATTAATTATAAGTTTCCATGTATCAAGTTCTTTACATGTAATAACTGCTCTATTGTTTAATGTAATGATTGTTGACTCATTGGCACTGAATTGTTGAATTTTTTCTTTTACATGAATATTCGCACTGTATCGAATTACTGTTCTATTTGCTATTTTTGTAAATCCGGCTTGTTTAATTTCATAATATTCTGTATTTATTTTTTGTCCATCAGCATATAATATTTCTCGACATTTATCCCCATTTTTTATGATAAGCACTTGATTAAATTCAATATCTTTATTTTTCAATTGGTTGTATAATTCTTCACCTTGATTAAAATCAGCATCGATAAAATTGAATGTAAATTTGACATCATTATCTTTTAACAAATATTGATTAAACTGTGAAACAAGAGAGTTCATAAGTTATTTTACTATATAAAACTTTCTGTATCGTGGATATATTATAAATAAGAAACTTCTTATATAACATAATATAATAATTCAAAATTAAGAAATGGCAGCAGCAGAAGAACCAATATTTCATTTAATTGATGGCATTATTGAATTTAAAAAACTTGTGTATGATGGAGCAAAAGCAAAACGCTCCTGGCAAATATATGTCGATCTTCAAATAGATGGTAAAAAAGTTGATATTTTATTTGAAGATATAATAAATCCAAAACCATCATGGAACAAGGACAATGGATATGTTGCTCGATATTATGTTAAAAGTGCTCAAGTAGGTGGTAAAGTAAGAGATACAGTTCCAACTACAATTAATGATGGAAAAAATAAAGGCAAAAAAAATTTTACAAATTGTCTTACACAGGCAATAAAAGAAGCAACAAGTCATTATAATAAACATCTTAAACAGGCACAACCAATTGATAGACCATTACCGATGCTTGCAAAAAAGTTTGGTTCATCAAAGAGCGCAATTATATCATTTGACGATACTGAGTACATTCTACAACGTAAATTGGATGGTATTCGTTGCGTAATCAGCAAGACAGACAAAGTATTAACAGCATACTCGCGAACAGGTATGTTATTTACTGGTTATGATGCTATTTTGGATTCAGTTAAAATACTTCTCGCAAATGAAGATGGGCCAATTTACATTGATGGGGAGATTTATAAACATGGAATTGAGTTACAAACTATTTCAGGTGATGCGCGTAAAGGCAATGTTGATCATTTAACACTAAATATATTTGATATATTTTATGGTGATAAAACTCCAGCAATTAAACGTCAGCAACACCTTGATCGATTATTTATAAATAATCCAAATTTACCAAATATTGCTCGAGTTGAAACTTTTTATGTAAAAACACAGGAAGAAATCGACGAATATTATGATCAATTTATGTCGGAAGGATATGAAGGTGCTATACTACGTCTCCCAAATTCAGAGTATCAATACGGCAATCTTGGCCACCATTCTTCTAATTTATTAAAAATTAAGAAATCACTTGATGATGAATTTGAAGTTATTGATTTTACAAGAGGAACGAAAGGTAAAGATCTCGATGCACTTGTTTGGGTATGCGCAACAAAGGAAGGAAAATCATTTCATGTTGTACCAAAAAATATGACATATGAAGAACGATATTTAATTTATAAAGAATTATCAGCAACAATTAAAATAAATAACATAATAAAAACAAAATTTGAACATTTTGTTAAAGGTTTGCCAATGACAGTTGAATATGCACAATTATCAAAAGATAATATACCTTTACAATCAAAAGCTCTTATGATTAGGACACAAGATGCAAATGCACCTGATCCGCTTGAAGAAATTTTTAAAGAATTAAGTATTAATTAAGTTTCTTTGATTTATTTTTTCTTTTCTTTTTACGATTTCTTTTTTTCTTACTGCGGCTATTATTTTTAGGGTTATTATTAGTAGAGTTATTGGCACCATTATTGTTAACAGGAATGTTTATGTCATCTGAAGCAGTTAGTTTTTCAATATTATTTAAGTGTTTACTAACATCAGATAAAATATTATGATGCTTTAATAATTTATTTTCATTACATGGTTTTACATATTTTTTAGTAAAAGTAGGTGGATCATTCATTGACAATTTTTTTATTGATGGGTTAAATAACGCAAAATCAAATGATTTGGATTTTAATTCTTGCTCGGTTTGTTTTTTTAATTCAAAATCTTCAATTTCTTCTCCTGATATAATAGTATGAAGTATGTCATTACCCATATCTGAACTTTCAGATGACCCATTTTCTATATCTGAACTTTCAGATGTCCCATCTTCACTATAAATTATATCATCATTATCGTCATCATAATCATAGTCCTCACAAATGTAATCATTAAAAACAGTTCTTTCTCTAAATTTTTTTGCATAATAATTATCAGCACTAGGAGAAATATTAGGAGCACTTGCATTTGCACTATTTATATTAACTTGACATGCTTGTAAGTATTCATATGCACTTTGTCTTTTATCTCGGGGATAACTAAGTTGCATTCCTATATCATTATTTATAGCTTCATACCTAATACTTGCTGACTGAAAAGCATGACATTCATCGACTAAATTCCAAATTGATATAGTAACACCAATTAATGCAATTAATATTGATAAAATAACATCTATTAAAATTGCTATGCGAGATGAATGAAATATTTCTATAACTGGTACACATGCGCCCATTATTGTTATTATTGCCTGACCATATTGCCATTGTTTTAATGTACGAGTTGTAGTATATCTTAAATGTTCATATATTTGTGCTTTTCTATATGCATCATACTTTTTTTCTATTATTTTATTTTCTATGTTGCGCGTCCAAGATGCCATTTTGCAAATAACATTATTATATAGTAAATATTCTTTAAAAAGTATAATAAAAAATTGATTATATGTATTAACCATAAGTCTTTTTTTTAGAGAGATAAATTGTATTAACCATAAGTTTCCTTTTTAGAGAGATAAATGGTATTAACCATAAGTTTCTTTTTATTGAGATAAATTGTTTTATTGAAAAAATATTCTTTGGTGATCACAAACAAAAAATCACTATTATTATTTTTCGAATAACCACAATTGAATTATAGTTTTATATATTATATATTAAGCATGTCGACTGGAAGTTCAAAAGTTAGCAGTTATCAGTTTGATTTATCAGACGATAATTGGCGCAAAAACAACAGTCATGCTCAAGTAACTAATACTAATTCAACCAATAAAAGTAATGCACAACCTATATTTGGGGGTATTTATACACCTGAACTAGGTGCGGTAAATGAGCATTTTAATTGTATTACGTGTGGTAAAGGTAAAGATGAATGTTCTGGTCACTCTGGTCATGTTGAGTTAAATATTGCTGTTATTAATCCAATTGTTGTTATTGATGCAAAACGTTGGGCAACTGTCATTTGTTTTGAATGTGGAAAATCTATTGCTAATATGCAGAAAGCAAGTAAAATTGCACCAGCTAAAAGATTAACAACGATTGCATCGACAACACACATGGCTGGTGAATTATGTCCACATTGTTCTGCAGTTCAACCAAAAATTACACGTGATGTAAAAGATAGTTTTTCATTTAATATTGAAACAGATAATGAAACACGGCCGTTATATGCAGATGAATTATTAAAGGTATTTGAGCGCGTGTCAACAAAGACAGTTATCAGTTTTGGTAAAAATGAAAATTCACATCCAAGTAAAACTATTATGAATATTCTTACAGTACCAGCAAATACAGTACGACCTGCAACTAAAAGTTTTACCGGGGTTGGAACTAATCATACCGACACAACAAATTGTTTACAATCAATTATTATTTTAAATAATAAACTTAAAGGAATCCGAACTATTATTAATGATTCACCAAATTCATTATCAATTGAAAATAAAAAACATATTAATCTTCTCGGTCAAGCCATTCATGATTTAATTGTTGGCAGTACAAGTACATCACAAAATAAAAAAGCAAAGCGGCGATTAACTATTAGTGGTACTCGTAATCTTAAAAGTTTGCTTCAAGAAATTAGTAAAAAAGAAGGAACAATTCGTTCACATCTTCTTGGAAAAAGAGTGTTATCAATCAGTCGATCCACAATTTGCGGTAATTGTAAATTACGTGTAGATGAAATTGGAGTTCCTATTATGTTTGCAAGAACAATGTCTGTTGAAGAAATTGTACAAGAATATAATATCAATTATTTAACACGATTTTTATTAAACGGACGCAAACAATATCCAGGATGTTCTTATATTATTAAAAAATCAACTGGAAAACGATATGAGGTTAATAATCTTGGAGATGTAAGTGTTGAAATTGGTGATATTATTTTACGAGATGCCATTACTGGAGATATTGCTTTTGCTACTCGACAGCCTGCACTTGGACAACGATCAATTAATTGTCATTACATTGTAGTATTAGAAGATCCGACTATTTTAACTATTCAACTTAATGTACTGGCATGCCCGGCATATAATGCTGATTTCGATGGAGATCAGATGAATATGTGGATTGTAAGTAGTCCGGCCGCACGTATTGAAGCATCAATTCTAGGACACTTGTCTAATACATTTATTCATTTACAAAATGGTAGTCCAATGAATGGCCAAACACTTGATTCAGTTTCTGGAGCATATGCATTAACAAAATCCGACGTAATTATCAATCGATATAAAGCAATGCAGTTATTTGCTGGTGTAAAAACAATGCCCGTATTTCCTCCAGATAAGGAATTTTATACTGGTAGAGATATAATTAGTATGCTTCTTCAAAATACACCAATCAATATTAAACGTCGACCAAACAGTTACGATCCAATTATTGCACCATATGTTAAATATAAAGATGATGAGATCAACACAGTGATTAAAAATGGAAATATGTTGGCTGGTGTTCTTGATAAAAAAACAATCGGCGAAGGTGCCGTTGGAGGTATTTTTCATATTGTTTCAAGAATTTATGGACCTCGCGCCGCTTTCGATTTATTATATGAATTTCAACACGTTATTTTGAATTACATGGATATGCAATGTTTAACATTTAGTTATGGTGATTTAATATTTCCAAAGGAAATTAAAAATAAAATTCAACAAATTACTGAAATACCAATTCAAAGCGCAAATAGAGTTGCTGATGATTTAATTAATGAGAGGATTATTGCACCATTTAGTTCAGATGTTGAAACACATTATAAAATTAAACATTCTAATGAATTAATCTTGCCAGATGCAGATATTTTACAATGTATTCTTGAAGCAATCGACCCAGATAAAAATAATCTTTATAATATGGTTAAAACTGGTGCAAAAGGATCAAAAGCAAACATTGCTCATATTTGTGTTGCAATTGGTGTCGTTAGTATTAATGGTGAGCGAATTAATAATATCTTTTCATATGGACGTACAATGTCATTCTTTCCAAGATTCTCTACTGATCCTAGATCAGTTGGTTATATACGTCGAGCATATATTGATGGATTGAAATATGATGAATTTTATGCTGCATCTATGGCTGGACGCTTTGATTTAATTACTAAAGCATTGTCGACATCTGTAACAGGTGAAAGTATGAGAAAAAGTATCATGAGTAATCAATCATCAATAACTAATTATGACCTACAAACTGAAAAAGGTGGACATATTGTTCAATTAATCTATGCCGAAACTGGACTTGATTCAAAATCAACTGAAATGATCTCGTTTAAAAAAATTGTGTTTATGAACAATAAAGATATTGAAATACATTATCGAAAAGAACACATTGACTCAATCACTAAACATCGTGATAAATATAGAAAATACATTGCATATGTTGAAGCAAGTGAAGATGCTACATTTGTGGTTGATTATTCCAATAGACTTGCATTTAATATTAATCAATATATTGATATGGAACTTAATGGCAATAATGATGAAGATAAAGGTGATATTAAGGAAAAAATTGATCTTATCATAAATTCAATAAAAGCAATACCGTATGTGTTTTTCAATGAAATTCAAGAAACACTTAAGTCACCAATTCCTGATCATTTTATTGAAGCATCTTGGCTCCATATTATGCACTTTGAAACAACCATGCTTGAAAAAGGTATTCTTGAAAAATTAACTGTCATGCAAACCATAAACATTATTGAACAAATTAGAAAAAAATATGTCAATGCACTTGTAGCATATGGAGATGCAGTTGGTGTTAATGCCAGTCATGCAATTTCAGCACCACTTACCCAATATATGCTTGATTCACATCATAGAAGTGTTGCAGGTGGTACAAGTGGTAGCACAATGAAACGAGTCAAAGAATTATTTGGTGCTGCTAAAGTCGAGAATGAAAAATTTCCTATAATGACTTTACCATTATTACCTAATGCTACAGAACAAGATGCTAAATTTGTCGCAAATAACATTGAACACATGGTTTTAAAACAATTTATGCAACGATATGATGTTCTATTTGAAAATTATGAAGAACTCCAATATCCTAAATTCTTAGATGATGTCAATTGGATGTCAGAATTTATTATTAATTGTCCATTGGTATCAGCACCACCAAAATTATCAAAGTGGTGTATTCGAATCGAATTAAATCGTACAAAGATGATTCATAAATCAATTGATCTTGCAACAATTATTCGTAATATTCATATTGCATATCCTTTAGCATATATTATTCATTCACATGAAATGTCTGAAAAAATTATTATTCGGGCATGGATGAGTACAACATTATTTAAAGACACTGATGATCAAATTGCTATTATTAAAGCAAAAGTAACTCCAGCATTCCTTAGTTCAACTGTAAGAGGAGTTCATAATATTAAAGCAGCAAAAGTTATCACTATACAAAAACAGTTAATAGAATCTGATGGAACATTAAGTAGTGAAAAACGATTTGCTATTATAACTGAAGGAACTAATATTTTGAAAGCAGTTACATTTAAAATGGTTGATCCGAAATTAATCAGAACGACAAGTGTTGATGAAACATTCAAAATATTTGGAATCAATGCAGCACGAAATCGATTATCAAGTGAAATATCAAAATGTATCGGAGGATCCTCAGATATGTGTCATATTTATATGTATACTGATGAAATGACGAGAACTGGAAAAGTGACAAATATTAAACGCGGTGGTGTTGCTGCACGAGAATATAATAATGCTCTTCTAGCAATGGCATATGAAAATACAAAACAATATGCAATTAATGCAGCGATTAATAGTTTACAGTGCAAGGTATATGGTATTGCGGCACCAATGCTTCTCGGAGATATGCCTATGGTTGGCACTAATTATTGTGAAATTGCGATTGATGAAGAATTTGTTAAACAAAAAATTAAATCAGTTGATTCAGCCATCGATGAAATCTTTTAAATTTTCTTTCTTTTTAATAAAAGTATGGATACTAGTTAAATTATTATTTTTTTATTCTGGATACTAGTTAAATCCCTTGCACAGTTCCACCAGCACCTTCATGTACAAGTTTTTCAGTAGCACTGCCAACTTCAAAACCTATCGCATATGTCATAATACATAATATTATACAAAGAAATAAAATAGTAAACACAGTAAACAATTCAGCAGAACCCATGTTTAAAAAATAAGTTTTTTATTATATAGAAGAAGTAATAAAAAAAATTGTTTATGTGTTACTTCACTATTTGTAAATTTTATTCATCTTCATCATATTCATTTACATAATCTTGAGTTTTATCAGGAGCATATGAAGCATCTGATGTTTCTATTGCATCAGCATCTTCAACACTTTCAGCATCAAGTACACCAAGATCACATGCAGCACTTGCGTCATATTTAGGTTTTGGGATGTATGGTTTTACATTTAGTGTTTCGAATGGCATCATCACAGAAAGTCCCATAGAACTTGCACATACAGTATCAAGCTTGAAAATACTTCCTTTGATATTGCAGCCACTTCGAATACCAAGATGAATAGTTTTTAAAGTATGTGGTTTACCTTTATGATTTAATGGTTGAAACATTGCTTTGTATGAACCATTTGGTAATTTCATTTTACGAGATTTAGAAGTATCAAATGCATTAAATTTTGCTTCTCCAGTTTTTGGGTCAAATCCAAGATTAAATCGTGTAATTGGATTATGCATTTGTTTGCCTTCTTTGGTTCGCCTTTGAATCATTTTAGTTGGTGTACTATTTTTTACAATGACTGCATGTTGCATTATAAATTCTTGAATTTCATTAGGTTTCATTTCAGGGTGCTCAATTTCAATCGCATCATTTCGCTCACCAACAAGTAACATCATACATTTACCTTTAAAAGCATTGCAATCAATTTTTTTCTTGGATTTGAGTGCTTTAAGGTAATCAGCACCAACATTTTTCATTTTTTCAACTGTGTATTCAAACACAAATTTAACATGTTCGATAAATCGATAAAGTAAACTGATTTTATCATCAGGTGGCAATACAACTTGCCCATTTACTTCTTCAACTCTGCAAACAAATTTTTGGATTTGAATAGCTGGTTTAAAGTCGCCTCGAAGATTATTTTTTCCATCTACTTTTTTCTGATTAGGAAACATTATTTTCTCTTCTTCTTCACCCCATGCATCAAGAGGCTTAATATTACCACGCATAGGTTCATCGCTGTCAATACAAAATGATGTTTTTTGATCAATTGTCACACCATCATCAGTCTTAGCCAACCATGGAATGTAGGTGTTTGCATGTTCTCCGGCCGAAACTCGACAAGCTTCAAAATTAATCCAAAGCTTATCTTCCAAATAATTTTCTTTATCAGCATTTTTAATTTTCGCTGCATCCATTTCAGCAACAAATGTTGAAAGGCGCATGAGACCATAATTGTTAGTTTTTTTTGCTAAACTTGCCATTTTTTATTAGTGCTTTCTTTAGTGGTTACAAAAGGTGATTGCTTATAGTTGTTTCAATTGCTGTTTCAAATTTTTATAAGTACATAATATTACCTATATTTCTCTAATATGACGATATAAATTCACATGACTTATGATGAGCCACAATATGCGACATTTTTATCATGAAAAAATAAAACTTGTCGACTAATCAACATAATTTATTAAATTAGCGCCAATATTACAGCACATTCATCGAGTGATTTTTATGATAATTTTTTAGTTTTATCATCAAAATCAGAAAATTGTTCATCTATCAATGTAATATGCACAATATTATATTGGTCTCATAAATTAAACAATTGCTTGCAAAATCATATACTTTTTTAAAGTTAAGAATTGGCTGAATTTTCAAAACAATCAAATAAATAAACTTTTTCTCATTGGAATAATCAACATAAAAAAAGTGATTTGTCTTTATTTTTTTGGTTTATTTTGAGTAATCGCCAGGTAACAAAATTTGCTTATTTGATCTCCCATTATTATTTGAATTTTTTAATGTAAAATAAAATATTTTCAATTTTAAAAGTGACATATTCTTGGATTTATTGTTGTCTCCAAATCTTTCAATGAACTCAAATCTCGTAGCCGATTATCGATCGAAAATAATTCTTCTAAATATGCATTTTCCATATGAGTGAATATTATTGAAGCTGAACTTTTACCTGGCCAATTACGTAACACTCTGCCAATGCATTGAGTAATTTTCTTTTTTGCAATATTATTTACGAATAAACATGTGTCAGCAGAAGGAATATCAATACCTTCAATAAACACATTAGCCATTATTAATACTCGCACCTTTCCATCCTCAAATTGAGAAACATTGCGCTGTTTTGTTATGGCTGATGTTTTTGATGATATAATTTCATTTGAAATATCAAGTTTTTTCAACTGTGTTTGAAATTCTTCCGCATCAGTCAAATTTTTACAATATGCTAATATTCTTTGTAAAGAATTATCATCAGCAATTAATTTTATTGTGTCATTTATTTGTTTTGACTTGCTTAATAAAATATTAAAGTCAACAACATCGCCATTATCAATTGCATCAACAAGATCATATTTAAAATCACATTCTAAGTCTTTTAATGATGCAGAAAGTAATAAAGTTCTTTCTTTATTTATAATACTATAAATACTTTTTGATGAGATTGTTGCAGAAGCAGCCGCTTTGTCATCAAATACATCTTCTACATTATGTGCTTCATCAATAACGCATAATTTAAATTTTTCAATGTTTTCACCCATCTTGCTTACACTCTTCCATGATTTATATGTTGTAATATAAATATCAGCTGTATTACTCTTCATTGTAGATGAAATTTTAATATCTTGGCGAGTCCACTTGCTTATTTCATTGCATAATTGTGATACCAAATCATTAGAGTTTGCAAATACAATACATGGATAATAATTTCCTCTGTGAATTAACTCAGCAATTACACGTGTTTTGCCAGATGCACATGAAGCATTTAGTTTGATTTGACGATCCATTTGTTCCGCATCAGGATTAATACTTGCTAATTTATTTCCTAGTAATAAGATTGCTTCTTCTTGCCATCTATAAAGAGGAATAATATTTGTATTTTTTTGCGGGCGAATATCAAATTTTGCTGCAATTTTATAAAAATCAAGAAATTGCTCATCAGAAATAATAAAATGTTCAAAATGTAAATTTTCAATATTGTTTGGCAAATGCACATTATTCGGCGTAACAATTATTTTACGTGTAACTGTTCCAAGATTCATACAACAAGTATTAAATGTTGATATTGCTGTGTATGTAACATTATTTCCAGGAGAATTAAATTTCACCTGGACCGCCGTTTTAAAATCACCACTTAATCCATCAATGCCCATATCTTGTAATTTATGAGTTTTAAAATTTGGAGGTGCATCACGAAACAATTTGGGAGGAATGTCACCATACATATATAAATCAAGATGATACATTGCACAACATTCATAAAGAGTATAGTTTGTAAATGATGATCTATTTTTTAAAGGATTCTCATCAATCCTGTTTTTCATAATTACAGTATTAGCTCGGCGTAATGCCATTATTTGGGTAATACTTAAATTCATTGCCATTTTAATTTTATTACTGGTTATACACCATCCACATTTACCTTTAATAAAAAAATAATAACCATGTGGTTAATAATTATATTATGAGTAGTCTCTCCATGCCATATTTGTTGTAAATCTCATTCTACAACAATAATTATGCACTCCTAATTTATCTAAAATGGGCTGATAAATAATTTCAGTTTTAGTTATCATACATAAATTTTTTGCAGTTGAATTATGTTTCTCCATCATTTCTTGGATGTAGTCATATTGCATCATGTCAAATACTTCTTCTAATTCTCCAATTGGATACCCGCAGGTTCCACATATCATTGGTAAATGCATGGTTTAACACAAAGTATTCTATATAATTAAAAATGATAGTTCAAATAAAAAATTATATGTTGCTCAAGAAGAGCATTTTATTCGGAGTAAAAGTTTATGCATTTTTTACTTTTTCAACAAAATTCACAAATTCACAAATATCCAATTCACGCTGATCAAACATAGCAGTGCGTGACAGTTTACTTTCAGCTGTAGTAATTCGCAAGGTAACTGAAAGTTGGTCACCTTCCTGTGCGTCTGCGTATGCTGCGGCTAAATCACTTTTTCCTTGAATAGAAGCGTCAATTTTTGTAATTCGTGGGCTTGTGAAAGATTTATATTCACTTTTAATATCATTGCAAGGGAATGCTCCACTGAACACAGCATTTGATACTGTAATTCGAAGATCTTTAACACTTTCTTCATCCATTTCTTTATCAAAAGAATTTGCTTCTTGAGTTGCTTTCATTCGTGCGAAGAACTCAGATGCACTTAACCATTTTTGTAATGCAGCATCACTATCTCCCTTCAAATTGTCACAATGTTTCATGTAACAATCAACTGCACGTCCTTTGTATGCATGATAACAATTCCATTTAAGAATCGCAACATCTAGTTCTTCACTGCCCTTTCTATCTTGTTTGTATGGGCATATAATCCACGCAAGAGTTGCTACTGGATCAGATTTACTTACAAGACCATTAGCACAAACAACTTCATATGCTTTTTCGTGACAATTTTGCAAATATTCAAGTAATGACACAGCAGCCTCAAATGCATTGTGGTGCAAAAGTACATTGGAATATTTTTTGCAAAATTCAGAAGGTGGTCCTTGTGGGCCACTTCCTTTTGTTGATTTAGAAGTAATGATTTTCTTTGGTTTTACAACCTTTTTTGAGGGTCGGACATATTTATCTTCACCAGAAGATGGCGGTAGTACATCATTTTCAAGACGCCATACTTTAATATGTCCCAGCATATTTTCGACTGGATTAAATTCCATTTTTGATGGCAAGGGCCCAATTTCCGTTCCGTTTGTTAATTTAGTTTTTTTACTCGAAAGCGATTCTTGCCTCAAATAAAAATTAAGACGATTGTAAGAACCATCAAAATCACTTAAAGATTCAATGCATGCATGAATGATCAATGATTGAAGCTTTTCTTGTGCAGCTTCTGGATTATTATTTGAGTCATCAATAATTTCCTTACGGATTTTATCTGATGGATATAAAAATGTAACTCCACGAGGACTACTGGCTGTACAGTGCAAAGCCCGCTCAAGACAAGTACCTGTTACAGCATTTGCTAATTCGGGATCATGTGCCTCTAGCCATTGCATGATGCGGCAAAAGCGGACTGGGTGTTTAACATGTGGCATTGTAAAAAGTTTCTTGACGAAATTATATATACAAATTAATTTTTTTATTTTGCATTAATATATTATTAGTAGAAAAAAGGTTATGTCAAGTAAAATTGTTGAAGGATCTGGTTGTGGGTGCGTTGGTTCAGGTCCCGCACACGATAGTTTGTATAAAACTCTATGCGGAATTGTAAAAATTCTAAATGACGCAGATTTAACTGCCATCGATGTTAACAATGTTGGTGCTAAAGAGCTTGCAGGAGCAATTAGAGATTCAATACCGGTACCACAAAATGATCTTCAAATTGACTTAAGCGAGGTTGCGCATAGAACTGTTTGTGTAAATTTAGCAGAAGCATTTAACAAATGTTTTGGTGATAATTTGATTGATACTTCTGATCCAGTAAAAATTTGTAAAGACGTTTTTACATGGTGCGCAACAATGAAGAATAATACCAGTGCCGGGTTACTTGGATCTATTGCAATCATTGAAGCTACAATAAAAGATCTGGATATGAAGGACCATGAAGATCTTGCAAAAGATCTTAAAAGTGCAAGCAAGGCACTCAATAATCTTGTTAAGCAATCTAAAGAACCATTAGTAGATGAAAATGAACTAGCTGAGCTTGGTTCTAAGAAGTTTGGAAATCGTATTGATGATATGCTCAAAATGCTTGCAAATGTTGCTGATTTGCTTTCTGAAACATATGTTGAATCTGCTGGTGTTGAAAATGCTATTACTACTTCTAAAAAAACTGGTGGCCGTGATTTTAGCCAAAGTTACATGAAAAAATATACTAGAGGCCCAAAATCAAAAGGAAGAGGGTATGAAGGTTTTGGTAGAGATGGAGCAAGTGGTGGTGAATTGAAATCAGAAATTGTTGATGATGATGATATTTCTAAGATAGATAGTCGCGTGAAGAAAATTAAGAAAGAAAAGACTGATATGCTTCGTAAATATGCAGTTACTATTTCTAAACTTCTTTCTGAATTCACAAATGGCATCAAGAAAATTAATACTGAACTTGATTCAAATAAGGTTACTGCTGACAAACTTGCTGAATTTAAGATGGCTCTTGATGCTATTGCCGGTAGTGGTGATAAAAATCTTTATGTTCGTTTGTTTATGCTTGATCTTGTGCGTAAGAAAAATACTCCTGCTCAACAAAGTGAAAAATCATTACTTATTTCTGATATGCGTAAGGTTGCAAGTGTGTCTCGCCGTATTTCCAAAGATGGTGGATTTGAAATGGTTGCAAGCAACATGGATGATATTGTTAAAACGATTGAATCATACACTGAATTATTAAACAAAAAATTTGGGTCTGGTGTTGCTGGAGGTGCTCCAGACTTGGGGAAAGCATCTTATTTGCAATTTAATAGAAAAGAATTGGATTACGAAATTTCTAAGCTTGAACAATTCTTCTTTGTCGCTCAGACTCAAAAAAGTTTTAAAGACGCTGCAAAAGAAATGGAAGCATATAGTGAATCTTATGATAAGACTCTTGGTGCTTCATTTGCCAATATTCTTGAAGAAAGTTCTAAAGAGCATAAGAAAAAGATGGAAGCATTTGCAAAACTTGATGATGATATGTTTATTGATGAAGATGAACGTGAGAAAATTGGACAATTTCTTAAAAATGAATTTGTTGTTAAAGATAACTTTTACAAGGTTGTTCAATCAGTTGATTTGTACTTAAAGAATTTCACTAAAGAAATTGCTCTTGCTCCACAAGAACTCAAAGAAGTAAAGCAATTACTTGATGGATCTCAATCGATTTCTAAATGGTATGATGATGGACTCACTGATCAATTTGCTAAAATTATTGATGCTGATGGTGGTACACCAAAAACACTTGAACAATTAAATGATAATGTAGTTATGTTATTTAAAAATTTTACTGCAATTGGCTCAATTATGAATGCATTTGTTCGCATTGGCAATAAATTAGGTGGTAAAGAATTGAGTGATAAAATGAAAATTTCACCATCAAATTGTCTTGTTCATTTGATGAATTTCTTGCGATACAGTGCTATCACAATTAGACATGACGAAAGTGCAAATACAATTCGTGCTGAATTTAATGAGAATTTTAAGGGTGAGTTCGAAAATGAATACCAATATTTCTTGCTTATGCTTAAATCAATGATTGCGAAGATTATGATGGTGGTTGATGCATCAGAAATGGCGATTAATCCAAAAGCACCAGTTGAGCATATTAGACAAATGCGAATGGTTATTGGCGGCAGTAAGAATGGAAGGGGTGATGCATTATACAAAAAAGCTGGTTTTGATAATGCAGTTATTGGATTTGCAGGAGATGTTAAAATTTATCCTGAAGCAGCAGAATTATATTACCGATTGCCATTATTTGCATGTTACTACAATGAATTTTTCAACAAAGTAAGCACTGAAGAAACTGCTGATGGGCGACGAATTGGTATGATTCCTGAAATTGATGGACAATTTGCGGGAATTATTAAGTTTATCATGGCTGATAATTACGATAAAACTTATAAAGAGATAACTGAGAATGATTTTAAACTTAAGCAATTAATTGAAACTGTTAATACTGTGTATGCACACTACAAAGATTCTAATGATTTAATTGATATTCAACTTGTCGCAAATGATTTTAAGAATGAAGTTAATCGTCGATTTGGTCTTGTTCGATCTAGTGATATGAAAAAATATCGTACACTCACTGCTAAAGTGGATGCTGCAGCATCGTTTGATGGTATTAAGACAGCTGACTTATTTGAAGAAGATAGTTTACTTGATTCTGATTTGTTGCTTTCTGACAGCGTTACTCGTGATTCTACCGCATTGCCAAGTGATAGATATTTCTTTAATGGATCAACAAATGCTGAACTTAATAAATCAAATGCAGAAATGATGTCATCATATGAACGACTTGTTGCTTTGTTCAAAAATCAACTTGATATTGATTTTGACATGAAAGGTAATAAAAATCTTAAACGATCATATCTTTTTAAAGATATTGAACAAAAGTTGCAAATGAACGCCAACCGATCTGACAAGCAATTTGGATATCTTTCAAAGTTTATTCGTGAATCAGACACTGGTTCAGATATTATCACAAGCGATTTACTTATGTTTCACGAAACTGTTATCTTTAGCACAACAATGATGCGATTGCTTATTGATGCTCTTGATGGAGAAGTATTGCGAAAAATTGAGGCAGCTCGCCTTGGTGCCCCTGCTGCTGGTGCTCCTGCTGGTGCTGCTGTTAATGTTGCTGAATTTCGTGATGTCGTTAAAGCAAAATTCATGAATACTGATCCTAATGCTGGTGCTGCTGGTGCGATTGCTAATTTTCCAGCAGGTGCAACATTAGCTGACTATGGTGAAAAAATTCGTACTTATTTACATGGCAATTTTGCTAAAGATCGATTTACTGGTAATTATCAAGTAAAACATCTTTTACAGTTGCAACAATTGTTAGAAATTCGATCTACAACCCAAGGAATGGCAATTGATACATCAAATTACCAATCTTTGCTTGAATCTTTATTGGCTGACTGTGAATTTTATATGGGTCAATTTAGAGATCATGGAAAAATCGATGAACGTATTCTCAAAAAATATGAAAACAACAATGGTATTTTCTCAATTGATTATCTTAAAAGAGAAATTACTGAACTATTTGCTAAATATAACATAAATGGTCAAGATTCACCATCATTTATTGGTGAACGACTTAAATGGTTGCAAAAAAAACCTGCTCGTGAAGATATTATTCATCAACTGTGTTATCGATCAGCAAAAGAATTTAATAATCTATTGGATTCTGCAATTAGTGCATCAAGTGTTACTGGAACTGGTAAATTTTATGGTGCTATCTTTGAGTCATTTATTAATGGCCCGGCTGCATCAATCTTTTCAAATATGCAAGATAAACTTGACTTAGATAATAATGATTCAGCAAAGGCATCACAATTTCCAAATGTATTTACCGACAACAAAATGTTTAAAAATATTTCAAAATCATTACTTGGCAAGTCGTACCAATACAAAATGATAGATGGTGTTAGTGTTCAATTACTTGCTGTTCTTAATAGTCGTATTAATACTCAATTTACCCCATCTCCAGCTGGTGCTCTTGCTGCCGAGAACCCATATGTATACCAAACATTGTCTCAAGTTCCTCAAAATCAACGTGAACAATATAAAGCAAATTTTCCGATGATTATTAAACGCCTTAATGCATTTATGGAACATTGTGATCTTATCCGCGAAATGCTTGCAAATAGCGTTAAATCACTACATAATGCAAATGCAGTTGGTGAATTGGAAGGTACAGTTAACTACATTGGACCATCAACTCAATACATCGGCGATTTGAGAACTTCAGATAATAAGGATAAAGCATTCTTGGCCGCATTTGGAAGTACAGCTAATTATGAAAATCTTGCTCGCGGATCTTCAACTTCATCTGAAGCTGATGCAAGAATTGCAAATGCAGATATGATTGCTAAAAATGCATTGGCTGCAATTAAAGCTGCCATGCTTGAAACTGTTTTTAATGATGATACTCGAGTTGCAAGAAAAACTTTGTTCAAATATGTTGTTGGAACATTTATTATGAATGGCAAACCTGGTCTTGATTCTGTACTTCGCCGAATGGATTTTAGTCGTGATAATGATATTGCAAAACGAGCAGTTTCACATTTCCGACTGTCTGAACTTGCAGGATCTATGCCAAAGGACCCAGCATCGGCTGACGATATTGTTAAGGCAATGCAAGATATAACACCTGCAGGACTTGCGATTAAGGATTACAAAGCTGCAACTCAAGAAGAATTGACAGTTGAGCGGGTTTACTATGCATTGAATACATATGTTCAAAATGTACTCCCAGCTGCTGAAAGGGGAGCTGCTACCATTGCATTATTTACAGGGGGTCTATCTAATAATGCAAGTAATGAATTGGTAGCAAAATTACTTGTTGCTGGTAATAATTATAACGAAGGATATAGTAAACTTGAAGTAAATATTCAAGCTCTTGCCAAAGATCAATTTGGATTTACAAATCCTAATGATGATGTTTACGATGAACAAGCAAAAGCTGTTCTTGCTTGGGCAGGATCAGATGATAATGTGTCAGTTCTTAATGAAATTATCAATCGTTATCAAACTCTTGCTCATTCATTAGAAGCTAACTTGACTAGCACTCTTGAAAGTCTTGATGATCGCCCAAAATATGGTGAAACCTCTGAGGATTCAATTACTCGTTTTACTGAACGAACTGGTCATGAACCATTCACTTTGCTTTCAAATGCATTGTTCCTTGCACTTGCAAAGAGTGATGAAGATGAAGTTTCTAAAACAAGTGATCTTAACTTTGCTGTTAAATATTCAATGCGTGCAGCTGTTTACAAAAATGGCAAAGCATCCATGGATGAATTTCCTGGTGTTAAACGTATTGTTGCAGACTACAATGCATCTCATGGTGGAAAATATGAAATGAATCCAAAGAAATTTGAGGCATTTATGTCCAACTCATTACTTGCAGTTCGATTAATTGGCCGAACTGGTACTGGTATTGCTCCATTGTATGAAGATAATTCAGTATTTGTCATTGGAAAAGATGCACGAAATGTTGTTGTGTCACTTGACAACACTGACAACACTAAAATGTTGGAAAGTATGCGAGATCGAATTTATAAAGCATCTGGAAATGCACCTGATGTAGTAAGTCACGATAATTTATTAATGAGCAACATTGTTGAACTTAATATTATGCCACTCAATGTTAATGCTTTAATGAGATCAATTCCAATGACTAACTTATTCAATTATTCATCCCTATTTGACCAAATTTTCTACAATCCAGGAGTTCCAAATCAAAATATCACAGCTGACACACTTAAAGCTGTAAATCTTAATAATCGAGATGCTGTCACTGATAAATCATTGAGACAAGTAATTTTAATGATAAATGATATGCGAGAAAATCTTAAAATCGTATTTGACGACAAAATAAAAATGCTTAATGAAACTTCACTTATGTTAATTCCTGAGAACAAAAAACGTGAAGAACCAAAAAAGACTTTTAACTGGAACCTTAAACAAATCGCATCAACTTATACTTCAGCAAGTCATCCATTCGGTGTATCTGTACGTGATGCAATGATTGCATTTACACTTAAGGAATGGATGAAACAAAGCACACGTTTACCACCAATTATCTCAAGAATTAATAAAGAATTTATGAATAAGGGAGTAGTTGCAAAACATGCAGGAATCACACCAGTAATTAGTGATGATACTGTTGGTGTTCAAGGAGTTCTTAATATTTTAACGAGATACATTGGCAACTCAAATCTTTTAGGTGTTAATTATGATCCAGCTCTTATAAATCATCTTGGTGCAGATATTGCCGCAGTTAAAGCTGCAGCAACAGTTAATACTGCACCATTTGATGATGCACCATACGATGGTGGTATTGCTACGGATCTAGATTTTAGGGGAGCAACTGATGTGCGTGAATATACTATGGCTGCAGGTGCACGAGATAGTCTTAAATATCGCGTATCAATTATTCCAATAGAATATTACAAGAAAGATCTTCAATTTAATATTGATCGTCTAGAAAAATATGCAAAACTTCTTGATAAAGCAAGAATGGTTTCACTTACACCAGTTGGTCATGATAGTTACACGTACACTGAAGCAAATGCTACTGAAGCAGCTATTGAAATAAAGAGTGGATTATACCGCAATATTATGAGAGAGATTGTTATTGCAAGAAAAGGTGCTGGTGCTGCAAATACTCAAAATGTAAAATTAGAAGAACCAAACTTACAAACAATTGCAACAAATCACCATGTGTCACTTGAATTTGTCAGTGAAATTAATGATTCAACAGGTGGTAAAAATACTATAGCAGAACTTAGGGCAGTAATGGTATCAAAATATAATATTCCAGCAAATACAGTTATTGGTTTTACTATTGATGCATTTATAAATATTGGTGTAAATAATCAAGTTACTGACTATAATAATGCAATTAAAGGAAATACTGAAGTAGTTGCAGGTAATTATACTGTTGATAATGTTGATAATGTTGATATTACTCGTTTAGCTCTTAATACTAGATCAATGGTACCTAACAGTGAGATGATTGTAATTAATGGTGAATTGGCTAAAAGTTTCAGTAAATTATCATATGGAAGTTTTAAAGGATTAAATGTTCCAACAAAAGAAGGAGCTGCAAATGATTATTTTATTGTTACTGATCCAGATCAAGCAAAAGAACTTGCGCGAATTTACAATGAATTCTCTTATGCTAGACGCGCAGTTAGAATTCTTGAATTATTTAAAGATTTGTCTACTGCTCATCATGAATATTTTGCTTTGGCATTATCATATCATTATGGTGTTGTGTTCCCGGATGTTTGTGATTACGTTAATTATAGAGTTGCAAGAGATGCTTTTAATAAAGTTACTGTTGTTTAAATAAATCAGACATATTAAATAAATTAAGCAATTTTAGATTAAAAAATTAATAAGATCTACATTTGTAGATCAACAATATTTTTTTATCAATAGAAGTTTTATTGTATTAAAAGTTAAATAAATATTTTTATACAAGTACACAAAAAATGACATATCGTCATAATAATCAGTTATTACCAGAGCCATTTGGCTTACCGAATTATGGTGCAAATTGTTATTTTAATAGTTTAATGCAATCATTAATTAGTTGCACAGCATTTAACGAAGCAGTGATTGGAAATCCCATTTATATGCAAAGAACGAATACAGGACAAGCAGTGTATGATTTTGTTAAAAATGCATTAAAATATCAAAATAATAATAACAGACCTACTAACAGTACACAATCTATTTATGGTGCACTTACTCGCGATTTACGTCAAAGGCGTCCATTTATAACATTTGGCCCTGGTCAGCAAAGTGCAAGTGAATGTTTTATCTTATTACTTGATATGATCGAACCAGAATTAACTCCTGAAGAATTACAATCGCAGAGAGATAATAACAATATTCCTGCCGATGGATTAAATCCAGTGACCGATATTTTTATTCATATCAAAAACACAAAAATATTTTGTCAAAACTGCAATCACGAAATTAATACTCGCACACATGAAACACAATTTAATTTGATGGATTTTAATAAAAATTCACAAGAAGATGAATTTATTCCAAAAATTCACATGGATCAAATTTTTCTCGAGGAATATATCTGCGATAATTGTAAGGTTGAGTCAAGTCATGAAAATCGAATAATTAAAACAACAATTTTGGATGTTGTGCCAGAAATATTTGTTTGTTTGTTCGATATTTATGAATATTATGCACACTCTCAAAGATTTGTTCGGCAAATGCCAGAATATTTTGAATTTCAAACACCAACAAATGAAATTTTGCGATATCGCCGCGTTGCACAAGTTGAACATAGCGGTTCAAGAGCTGGAGGTCATTATTGGGCAATTTGTCTTAGGAAAAAAAATGAAAATGACGAATCGCCATTTTTATTGAATGATTCAAATGCAAGTCCACATGCGAATCTTAATTTAACGAGAGATACATATCTTGCATTTTATCAATTATTACCATAATACTTTAAAAAGTATATTTAGTAACCAATTCTTTCATACATAGAACTTCCCTTTGCTTTATGATTTGGTAAAATGGTGTGATCTACCTCATTTTCAAACGGCATAATTCCACGTTTCTTTACCGCAATAGGACGACCAACAAATCCAACAAATGGCACACTTTGTTCAAGTGCTTCATTATGATCATCGACGATTGCAGATCCACCATATCGGCCATCTAAATCCTTAACCCATTTTTTATGATTTTTTTTCATAAGTCCAGCTTCATCAACAGTATCAAGAAGTTTATTGGCATAATCATGAGTTGTAACTTTTTGCTTAGTAGATTTTGCATCTTTCTTTGCCTGGCTGTCTGATTTAAATCCTTCAACAACCAAAGATGGATCTGTTACAGCAGTTGTTGTACCTTTACAGGCAACACAATTACAATCATCCATGTGTTCAGTATTACACATGTGTTCAGCATCACACATATTATCTTTATCGTATAATGGAATAACCCATAAAAAGATTATTAACATAAGAGCAACAACAATAATAGCAGTGCCAACAGACCACCATGCACATTTTTTGTCTTCATCAGTAAAAGCCATAATCAATATTAAAAAATAATGTATATAAATTGAAAATAAATCTAAAAATTATTTATTGCAAATTATTGCATTAAAGTTCATTTGATGTAAATTTATCTTGTGTTATTTTATACAATGAAATGCCAGCAATTAAAAAAATTACAATTATTATAAGGAAGATCCAAATACAACTTCACACCATATATGTTGCAAGATCTTTATTTATTTTTTCCATACCATTACTTTCAATCACTATACTTAATCCTATTATGCAATATATAAATTATATGAAAATAAAAATTAAATACAAATGAAAAGATATTATTTATTAATTTCACCAGCAGCAATATTATTTGATCCAGTTCACAATAAAACAATTTAATACCATATATTTAATGCTTGAAGTAGAAAAAACATAATAATATTTTTTTTGCTTCTTTTGACAAAAGAAAGTTTAATCAGTATAAGTAATAAGTTTCATCCTTTCTCGTTCTGATAATTCAATGATATTTGTTCGACCAAATACTTGTTTAGATCGTTTATTTTCAACATAATTTGTAATAATATTAATTCGTTGCCTTGTTATTTCAATTCCAACTAATTTATACCAAATATCGCGCAATTCTTTGGTTTTAATTTTTTCTTTTTCTTCATCATAATTGGATTCATCGATAAATTTTCCAAGTTTTTCTGGATTTTGTTTATGTTCTTCTTCGCGATGTTTATTAACATATTTGTTAACAATTTTCATAATAATATTATTTTCAGAAGTAACAATATCAAGTAATTCTTTTCTATATCCCAATTCTATTATTTCTAATTGTTTTCCAGTTGTGCAAATACTAAATTGAAATAAATTTTTTTCAAAATCATATAATTCACTAATATCTTCACACCACTTTTTTTTTCGAGTATGAGCAACATGCATAGCAAATGATTTAACCGCATCAAAGAATACTCCTTGTACATCACCCTCTATTAAATTTTTAACTTGTATTTGATGTGGAATAATTGTTTGTAATGCATATCGACATTCAACCTCTGCTTTTTTATATGCACGTTTGTACGCATAAGTATGATGTTTATTTAATTGTTCTCCGAAATCTTTAACAAATTTTTCAAGATATGACACAGCAAGAGCCTGAGATGTTTTATCGATACTTTTATTTAAATCATCACTATCATCACTAGTTTCAATTGTGCCATCTTCGTTGACAATTATTTCATCATCAATTTCTAATTTGCCTCCGTTTGCTATGATTTTTGCTCTTGCGGCATCCTCAAATTGTCCATTAATAAATCTGGCACAAATACCAATTAATTTTTTAACATAGTGGCCATATATATCTGGTTTAAGTCCTAATTTCTTTGCAGTGTCGAGATACATCATCCTATCACCAACTTTTAAATCACATTTAAATCCATAAATATCAATTCTTGATTGTGGTTCAGCAACAATATATTTAAACCGAGCACCGACTTCAGGAATATCATATAAGAAATCTTTTGGAGCTTCTCCAGCAGCAACTGCTTTTCTATTTTCCTCATCTTCAACTGCATGTAATATTCTCAATCGTTCTACAAATCTAAGAACTTTAATATTTTTTCTATTTGGTTTATATGCCGCAGTTTCTACAAAATCATCAAGATCACGGGTTTGTGAATTTTCAATTTCATATTGTAATTCTCCTTTAACAATGTCCATTATAGGTGTAGTATTATAAATATCAAGATTTCGACTTACGATTCGCTTAGATATGTCAACTGTTAATGCAGATTGTCCTTGTTTAATAAATTCAAGTCCACGCACAAAAGGTTTCTTTTGAAATAAGTTAACTTCTTCAACATGGGCCATACCATAATATTTTTTCTTTCCATTAAGATCGGCTTTGTATAATACTTCTTCGTACGCCATATTAAGATATTTAGTACCATTATCTTTTTCAAGCATTGCATTAACTGCATCTCGCAATTTAGTTAACTCAACTTGAGTGATTTTAATCATTTGCTCAAGCCATTTAATATAATCAATTTCACCTCGTGCATATGCCATATCACATTCAACAAATGTGGATGCTGGTGCACATAAATATAAACTATCAGTATCACCATATTTAACAATGAAGCCAAGATTACGAACAAATTGTTCAACAAGTTTAATATTATAACGGCCTGCTGTAGTAACGCCTCCAGCAAACGGTAACAAGAAGAATGGGGAAATTGAATTTCCGGCCTCACCATAAAATGTATTCATGATTAATTTGAGTGCCAATTGCTTTGAGTTAGCATATGAAAAGTCAAATTGGGCAATTTTAAAAATTTTCTCTAGATATTCTTCAACCTTAATAGAATCATTAATAAATTCATTTACTTCTTGTCGTAATTCTTCAGCAACTGTATGATTTAATCCTTTAACTTCAGCAAGAACAATATCAAAACTTTTACAATAATCATCTTTATTATTATTTAATAATTCGATTATTGCCATTAATGCTTCAGGGTGCTTCATAGTCTTTTTCATAATCTTTCGTTTATTAAACAAATCAATAAGTACCGTTGGATATAAACCAATTTGTTCCTTAATATTATCATGACGAATTGACCATGCTTGTATTCGCCCCGAAACTGTCATATTAAAATCAATATGATGTGTATTGCGACCAGTTGCTTCTATATCATCTCGTTCTTTTGGTGTATGCACAATACATTCAGGTGAAAGATTGTATGCCATAATAATTGAAGGGTATAGGGAACTGAAATCTAATCCAGTCATAGGGCGCCCTGTTCGCATTTTATCAAACCATTTTTGAACATCTGGATCCTTATATGGATCTAATGTTGGGTCATCTTTTGCTTGAGCTGCTTCTATTGCATCCCATAGTCCTTTTATAACGCATGGGTCAGGTATAACACCTTTGTCGGGATTAAATACATAAGCCCCAGGATATTTTTCTTTTGTCCGTTCTCTTTCAACTCTTTTATAACCATATGAAATATTATGTTTCCAAGCATATGCACTAAGTAAATTTTGTACTTTCATACCGCCAGCATAAAGATAACTGTCATTAGTTGACATATATGTAAGTGAGGCCATTTCATTGTAATCGTTAATTATATTTTTTTTGTTTAGCAAATTCTGACAACGTTCTGAATCGACACAACAATATTTTCCAACATCACACATTAAATCAAGAGCAACTTTTCTTTCAGCATGATCTAGATTTTGATCTTTTGCCATTCTCACTGCTTTCCAGAGACGTGAGATTGGCATATCTTCTTTACTATTAAGATTACAACTTTTAAGAAAATAGTTAAGTGAATTGCTTTCTGATTTTGTATCAATACGTTTCATACATATAAATGTATCTAAGACTACACATGAGTTTATTTGAATAAATGAAATATATTTATCATTATCTGCATCAATCTTGATTTTTCTTCCAGTTAAAATGCTTTTATCTGCATTGTAAATATTATCATAACTTATAGTTTGAACAACATCATTAACCAATTTAAATTGCTTCATCTTCGTGATCATAAATGGCCAATCATAATATCCATCATTGAACCCAAATAAATAATCTGGTTGTAATTGTTTAAGACAAATAGCAAATGCCATAATTAATGATTGTTGATTTGGACAAAGAACTGTTTGCCATGTTGCTTTTGCATCATTTAAATCATATGTTGTGATACAGATCTGTGCAAGAATTTTATCAGAACCTTTCCAATGAATTGATAAACAAAGCATAAATACTTCATCCTCTAAATAATCTGCATCAGGCACATCACCCAAGCCACGATTTGAATATGTTTCAATATCCCAACCAACCGCAAGTGATTTTTCAATTTCATTTAATTCTTTTTCTTTAACTTCAGAAACACGAACATATTTTTTATAATCAATGTCATATGTTCGTGTGCCAGTAGATGCTGATTTTGATTCATTGAGTTCAGCATCAAATAATTCTGCCCAAGATGCAAATGGTAAATCATTTTCTCTTGAAGCCTTGCGAAAGTAATTATATGCATTGGCATTATCATCAAGTGTGAGACGATACATATTGGTTTTCCAAATATCATTAATCATATTAGATCGAGTCCATGCTGATTTACAAAACACACGGATATATTTTTTTGGTTTTTCTGAATATTCCTTTCCAGGAAATGCTTCAATAATTTTAAAATCTATATTGCCAACTTTATAATAACTATCACTTTTGCGAGCAATATCCTCAAGATGTGATTTATGCCGATTTAAATAATTATTTGGTTCACTTGAAAATTTTCTTGGAATTAAAATGTCAAAAAAGACTGGAATGTTATGTAATCGAATGCATACCTTTTCTCCTAATAATGTTGATGCATGAACTAAAATTAAATATTTTTCTTTCTCGTGTGCACAATCAATTTTAATTGGCTTAATACAAAAATTTGCACCATCTCCGACTAGTTCGGGGTGGGCGTCTTTTACCACTTGGACTAATGCTGAGCGGTTAATAACAGGAATTGTCGAAGTTGTGCCATCAAATTTAAACACAACCATATTGCTTTATAGTCTTTATTAGAACACTTATATAAGGATTATACACATTTCAAATATAAAAATAAAATGTATTTTCATGTCATTTAACTATTCTAATAGGGTAAAAAATTCAATTGAATTTACTACTTTTAGATAATTATTTACTGTCTGGCTAAATAGTTTAATTCGATAATTGTCTAAGTTTTACATGGATCGATCATGATTGCAATTATCATAAACGAAATATATTTATCTATTTCACCGGTTATATCATGTTCCATTGCATTAATAATAGGACTCTTGCTGTATTTTTTAAAGTATTATATTCTATTTGCTGTACTTTTTTAAACCAGGTTATGAAAAGATTGGTCTATTATTATCATATCTAGGATTATATTGAATTTTAAGTCCACAATATATTATTGGATAATGTGCATAGTTTGTACTTTTAAATATGCCAGCATGTTCTGCTTCTAGTAACATAAATTTAAATAATTCCCAGAATTTTGGAGGATGATTTCTTTCTCTCATTGCCATATGTGTTAGTTCATGATAGGTTACAAATATTAAATCTTGCATTGATTCAAAGTCATAAGTAGATGGATCATTCATTGTTTCTGGGTCTTTTTCACGAAGGCAAATTGCAAGGACAGCTCCTTTGTTAATAGTATAACTAGTGTCATTATCTGGATTTTCTGGTGAATTTTCAACTATACGATTTGGATTATAATTTCGCACTAATAACTTTACTGCATCTTGTTGATTAGCAGTTCCTTGTCCTTGATCAATAAATTTAGTTTTAAGAAATGTAATTAATTCTTTTGAGTATGAGTCAATACGACTTAATATATTTGCGGCTTGTGTAGGATATTTATGTGCGTTTTGAACTTTATACATTTTTCCATCAAGTGTTGATTTATGAAATGACGCATCAGATAATTCTAATTTTTTATCAACGAAGTGGTCACAATATTCACATTCATCAAAATTTTCATAATAATTACATTGATATTTTGCATAGATGTATAAACCAATTATAAGAATTGTGAAAAATATCAATAGTGTGATAGTATTTCGTAAAATGTACGTCATTTGATAATAAATTTATTGATATGTATAAAATTTTTTGTTTGTGGTGAGATTTTCTTTTATTTGAAAAGATTTTCTATTATATATTATATGCTACTAAACTGTCCACAAAAAGTTTTTTATTATGTCAAAAATTGCAGTCCCATTTACTGCAATCCAATTAAATCCCAAAACTGGAGATATTATTAATTCGATTGTATTTTTAGGAAACATTCCATCAGATGTAAAACATGCAATTAATCGCACAGAAGGAAATCAACTGTCTGAATTAAATTGGGACATAAAAGATCAAAAAATTATTAAAGATTATTATGGGTCATCATGGAGGTCACTTATTACACCAAATGTACATTTTAAAAATAATGCAATATCAGGTGGTGGTTTTGATGATTTTGGTACAATTGAAGTAATAAATGACAATCAATCAAAATTGATGCAAAATTTAAGAAAAACTGATAGTACAATTCCCATTTATTCTAGTTATGAAATTTATGACGAAGATAGTATTCTAGATTTAAAACTTAAAATTCAGGCAGAAGGACTTACTCCTTTCATGAGACAACATATGTTTTATTATATTAATAATGATGGTCCCCGTTATCCATATTCAATATCATTTACGGAGCAAATAACAATTCCAAATATATTACAATATGCACAAGAACATAAGGAACCATCAATTGCCGGATTGAATATTAATCAAGATTATGAAAAAAATAAAAATGATAAATTAGTTGAATTATATGATAAGTCGCAAATAATTTCATCAGATAAAAATATTAAAATATCACATGTGTATTTTGTTGATCTATTTTCACTTATTTCTCCTAATCAAGTCAAAAATATTATTAATGATGATTATTCATTGGGAATGTTATATTATGGTGCAATATCACAATTTTACCCACAGATACAAAATCCTCAAGATTTAAAACACATAATATATGATGAATCTGTCGTTGAGGATACTCATCATGTAGCCAATATTGAAATTGATAATTTAATTATACGATTTAATACGGAAAAATTGATTGCAAATAATGCAAAAAAATTAATTAAAAAAGAGGCAATTATCATATCAGAAGCAACAGCTCATTATAAATCGCATGGCAGGGTTGTCATTAATATTCGAAATGCGTTTGATAAACTCACAACAAGTGAAAAAATATTAGCTATGCGTATCATTGTTAAAGATCAAATCGTTGTTAAACAAAGTGCAGGTAGTGTTCGACCTCGTGCTTTTCATGCATTTATGGCATTTAAAAAATCTATCCCAATTGAAAATGCTATTGAATTTTTAATTATTCGAAATGATAAAATTGCAAAAAATTGTTTATCTGGGCCTATGTATGACACAATTAAATTATTAATTACATCCGATGGACAAATTTATATTACAGGAAAATGGACAGATAGTAAAGGTATTGCATTTAATCATGTAGAAGAACATTTATTCACACATGCAAAGGATATTATTAATAAAATAAATAAATTAGGTCCATCAGTGCTTCCATTAAGTGGAAAACTATCAATTCCTGATTATGATCCATGTGGTCATAATATTAGTAGATTAACAGCATCATCAGTTTGGGATAATTCGGTAACCAGTAATTCATTTAAGATAATTAAAAACAAATTTCGTGAATTAGAACAAGCTGGAATAATAACTATTAAAGGATTACAGCAATCTGGAGTATTTACATTTTATTTTAGTAAAGGTATGCAATGTATACCATTTTGTGAAGATTGGATTGGACGTCATGTAAAATTATATCAGAGAGCAACTGATTTAAAATTCGAAGTCATTAATGCAAATTCTCGTAATGAATTCGATATTATTCAACGTTATTTATTATCATTTTTAACTATAATAGCACCAAAACAATCAAGATCCGATATTAAAGAATCAAGCAATGATAATACATTACGACGACTACAGGAACGTGATCCTGATTTATATAATCTTAAAAAATATGATCAAAATGCAAAAGTATATAGTATGCTTTGTCAATCTAAACATCAACCCACAATTTATAATGAAGCTGAAAAGAAATTGTTAACAAAAAAAGAACAAGATATGTTAGTTAAACATCGTAATTATACTAGAAATGATTTTGTATATTATCATTGTCCTGATCCAAATTTTCCCCATCTTGGGTTTAGAAGTAATATTCACCCACTAGGATATGATTTACCATGTTGTAAAAAAATAGTGCAGTCTGCTAATAAAATAAATATTCAATCAAAACATATATTGACATATGGCAAACCAATTGCACCTGGCAGATATTCTGATGCACCAAGTGAACTTACAAATGAATTATTTCTTGGATTTGGGGAAAATTTTCGTATATTTGGAGTAAAACAATCATCACCGCCAGTACCTGATGCTGGATTTGCATTTGCACTTAAACAAGCATTGCCGGATAATGCATTTCTTGAAATGGCACTGCATATTAATAATTCCCACGATACATATTTTGTGCTTGGTAATGGCAGCGCTTCTCATTTTTCTAGTGCAAGTGAATTGGCTGATGCTATTATTAATTCATTTGTTGAAGAAAAAGTATGTTTTACTAAATTCAGTCCTGGTGAAGTGAATACTATTCATTGGTGGGAAAATATCCTTGTTGATTTAACAAGAATTATATATGGCATTGAGATTGTTATGTTGGAAGATTTTGAAAATAATGGAAATATTAAAATTAAAGCCAGTAATAGTCGTAATGCATCAATTATTATAATTATGAACAATGCAAACGGTTTTTATCCCTGCGTGAATATGTTAGATTTTGATACATTTATATTTGATCCATCTACAAAAATTAATAAAGCAATAATGTCAGTTTTGAGAAGTAGAAAAATAACAAAAGTTAATTTTCCAGATTATTTTATGATTTGCTCATTTATTGAAAAAAATAACGATCTACAATTTGATAAATTATTTATTAATAAAAAGAATTTATGTTATGCAGTTTTACTTAAAACTACCAATGATAAAAAGAAATATATTTATCTCTCGATACAACCAACATCAGTTGTAGAGAATAAAGATAAAGCTCATTATGGAACATTATTGTCATTGAAATATGTGACTAATAATTTGCCGCAGGATTTACTATTAGATTTTATAACAAAATATAATTTATCAGGCAATAATAAAATAAATATAGCAACAGTTAATAAATATAATAATAAATTTATTGGATTTGATTCATTTATCGATAAAATAATATTTCGTTTTTACCATGATCCAAATGATATACCTATTGTGCAAAATAAAAAAGAAATAATTATGACAAATAATCCTTTACAAGTCGACCAAGAAATGTATACACCAATAAAATACACACCATCTCAATTAGTACTTGATACTGCGAATAGGCATGTTATTTATAGTAAATTACAGGCTGAACTAGCACATAAACTAAGATCTGAAATTAATAAACAAATGCGATCAGATTTACAAAAATTATTTAATAAAATCAACATAAATAAATCAGATGACATTATTGAACTTAAAAATAATATTTCAATTCTTTTAGAAAAATACCCAGAAGATACACGAGATATTTTATTGATCATCTCAAACTCAATTCAAGAAGGACAAACAATAAATCAGATTAAAGAAAATATATTATCATCAATATTTTCATTTGACAGAATGTCGCTTGATCAATTACATAATTGTGACACATTAAATCAAACAGTTAAAGGATTACATAAATTACTTGATTCAAGTATTACAACAAAGCAAAGTAAACCTTATACACAAATGCCAAATAATGTTTTTACCCCATGTTCTGATAATGATACTACTTGTTTTGATGGAAAATTATACATTCCAAAAGATTTAGTTGATCCATACTTCGAATTTTTGGCTATTGATGTTCGTGCGCCAGATAAAGCACGACTTTTATCAACTGCTGATACACGAATAATACATAATTATAAATTTGAAAAGAGACCATGTGAATATATAACATTTACTAAAAATAATGGAAGCAGATTCAGAGCCAATTTCTTTTGATAAATCAGAAATATACGAAGGATCAGATTTATTAAATGTGAAAACCATAATTTTTATGTTTTTTCTATTTTTATTTATCTGTAGCGATTTCTTTATTGAATCAGGATTGTCAAAAATATCAAATAAGTTAGCAAATGGAAAATCAACAACAAATTTAGGTGTTGTTACACAAGGAGGTTTATATGTTGGAATGACTTCAATATTTGCTTATTTAGTAAAAACACAAGTTATTTAAAAATACAAAAAAAAGTATCTTCAATAAACATGTTATATCTTTATTTTTTATTATGAAATTGATCAATGGTACTTTTTGGAATTGCAAATATATTAATATATGGCTTAGATGATTTATCATGGCAAATTTCAATGACAGTATTTTTTATGTCTTCTAATGAAGATTGTCCTTTTGGAATTAACAATGTTTTTAATAATTTGACAGCTTTTTCCCTATCTCTTGATATTTCAACAATTACATCATCATAATCAGTAATTTCAAAATTAACATCACATATTTTCTTTTTTGTTAAACTGTTAATGTAATTTGTAATAATTTTTATGTAATCAATTTGAGGCTCTTCTTTTTTAGAAACTGGTTTTCGCTTTGTGATTTCTCCAGTTTTTTTCTTTTTCGAAAGTTTGGCAAGTTCAGCATCAGAAAGTAATTGCTCACAAATAAAATCTTCATTTTCTATGAGTTTATCTTCAATAAATTGAAAAATTTCATTTGCATGTTGATAACATTTTGCACCAAATATATTAATTTTTCCAGACATATGAAAAATACACACCTTTGGTGGTTTTGGATGATTATCACTCGTTTTAAAATTAAACGATAATTTACCACTATCAATTGGATCAACACTATTAATAATACGTGGATCTAACCGAAAACTTTCATACATACTAGCAACATCAAGCATTTTGTGTCCATTCTCAAATACTTCATGTACAATACATTTAAGATTTATCATACCTGGACCTGAATCAATAATTTTAATTGGTTGATCACATATTTTTAATTGATTGAGTTTTTCTATTAGCATTTGTAATACAGCCTTAGCATCTGAAAAATCTGGTTCAAGTGAACCAGGGACTTGGACTTCATCACCAGACTCAACTGTTGTTTTACGTTTGATAATTTTTTTCTTTTTCTTCCCAATTTGAACTTCTTCTTCCTCATTTGGTGTATTTTCTTCTTCAGTTGGGAAATAATTCATCTTAAAAATTTTAGTCTTGCCATTCTTTAATTGAATTTCAAAACATGGCTCAATAGCAGAAGCAAATACAACACCAGTACCTTGTGTTTTTCTTATCAATATAGGCTTTCCATTCTTTGGGGCTTTTTTTGTATCTTTAATTTTTTTCGTTTCCTCATCCTTAATATATTCTTCATATCCAGGGAGTGCCTTTGAACCAAAATTTGTATTTAAAACAACCAATGATCCACCAAGACTTTTTTGACACATAATATTAGCCATATTCCTCACTGAAACATTAACATTAGTTATATTCGCTCGATATGTAGCTAAAAACATTGCAATGTCATTAATTGTATGATATGATGTTTTTAATGGACGATTATTATATTCTGGATCATAAATACATGGTTTAAGAAATTGTTTTGCAATAAAATCCTTTTCACATACTCTGGCTTTTTGTTTTTCATCAATATCGGGTTCGTTATTTATTTTATCTTCCTCAGCAGCCATAATACACAAAATTCTTCTTATTTAAATTAAATATATTTTATTCAAATTTAGGTGCATCTCAGTTAAATTTGAATTAAAGTATTAAATTAGATAAAATTCTTATTAGTTTATTAAAGAAATATTTTCTTTAATAAAGAGAGCATGGCAAGTAATGAGTCATTTTTATTAAGACTTGATTGTAGTTTGGAAGAAACTCAAGTATTTGAAAATATCGCAAAGGTAAAATATGCAAGAGGTATTAATATAAATTCAACAAAAAATATTACTATTTATGAACAACTACCAAAAGTATTTACAACTATCGAAAACTGGCCATTAAAAACAAATTTACGATGTTGGAATTGTACATTAAGTTTTAAGCGAACTCCTATTTTTGCACCTTCATATATATGTTATTTATCAGGAAGTTTAAAAATGGGTGTACATGGTGTTATGTGTTCATTCCCATGTCTTGCGAGATGGTTAGTTAATAATCACCAACAAATTACAAATGATTTATGGGAAGCATTAAAAAATGCTCATTATTTATATCAAATTATGTATGGGGCTACTTTAATTACTTCTATAGAATTGGCACCACCATTTACTGAATTGAAACCATTTGGTGGGAGTATTAATTGTGAAGATTTTCCTAATATAATTGTTGATCTAGAAAAAAAAATGCACAGTATTTCTATACAAGATCCATATAATAGACAAGCTATTTTTGGTGGAATTATTAATATTCAAGGGAGGAATTTAGATGAAAATAAAAATAAATTTTCAGTCTGGGATACTCAAATAAAAAGCATAGAAGTATGGAAGAAAGATAAATGTAAAAATACTGAAGAGGAAGATCTTGACATAATTTTAAATGAATTAAATGATATTCTTTAACCTTTTCTCGATCAGTCATCATATATTTGTGGTATAAATTTTTTTGGTGCAATTTGTTGTTTGAGTGACATTTGTTTTGTTTTTTTAGTCATTTTTTTCTTTTTAGGTTTTGCTTTGCAATGTTTTGAATATGTTTGTTCCTCTAATGGCAGTTGACTATATTTTAACCATCCCATTATTTGCCAAAAACTATCGGCAAGATGTACTCTGTCTTTTTTTGGAATAAATGGAATAGTAGAATAAAAATGTTGTTCAGTTAAACCAAAATTGTATTTTGAGTGTGCTTTAATTGCTCCAGTTGATGTTGTGTATTTTGGAACAAAACATGAATATCGACCATTAATTAAATCAAAACACACTGTTTTTCTTATATTTGGGTCCACAATTTCTATTTGCTGTGCTCTTCCCATAAAAAGGGCAGCAAGAGCATGTTCTATAACACCCGATTTTTTATTTATAGTTTGATCCTCAATAATAACTGTAAGATCACCATCAGGAATTACAGGAAATACTCGTTCTGTTATGTAACGATGCAATAATTTAATTCGTTCAACTGTTGTGATCAAACCATCTGCACGACTTGGGTCTAAATCAACGACATCTGCATCAATTATTTCAATATAATGTTTTGTTCGCTCATTAATTTCATTTACTTTAACAAATATTTCATCTTCATTATCTTTTGTTAATGATTTAAGAATTTCATTTAATTCAACAACATCATCATCAATATTTTCAATATTTTCTAGATCTACTTTACATATATTAAAAGCTAAAGTTTTAGTCGCACAATCAAAACCAATAAAGTTACTCATTTTGTATTGGAATTGTATTTACATATCTTTAATAGATTGATTATCTCAATATGAAAAAGAAAAAGTCAGTTCCAAATCCAGATGGGGTTAATATTGCTGGTTTACATACACTTCTTAACCAAAACAACGTAGATAAAAATGTTGACATTGAACAAATGGAAAAACAAATAATGGGATTAATGTCTGAAGTTGGCTCAGATATATCAACTTCAACAGATTTAAATGCAATGTTTGAAAAAGAAATTAGTCAAATAGGTAAGCAAATTGGCATTGATTTAAGAAATGAGGACGATTTATCACAAAGTTCCGATGATAATTTAAGTGCAATATCAGAAGTTTCAAGTCAATCTTCATATCAAACTCGCAAATCTCGTAAATCTCATAAATCTCACAAATCTCACAAATCTCATAAATCTCACAAATCTCGCAAATCTCACGAATCTCACAAATCTCATAAATCTCATAGTGACAGTAGTGACGAAGATAGTGATTCACCAAGTAGTGCCGAATTTTCTTCTAATGAAGATAACGATGAATCTAGTGAACTTGATAGTTTAATTAGCAGTGTTAAATCAAAAAGGGAAAAAAAGAAACATTCATCAGTTTATTCATCAAGCAGTTCAACCCCATTCAAAATTAAAAAAAATAAAGATCATTCTTCAAAGAAAAAAAAGAACCATCGACATAGATCAAGTGAATATGAACCATTTGAAATACCAAAAGCAACAAGTAGTCATATAGATAATGTTATGTCAAATATTAATAGAGAATTTAGTACAACAATGGGTAATGAGTCGGAAAGCAATAAAGAGATTAAAACGCAAAAATTAGACAGAATAAAAATATTATTGCAAACATTACGCGATGGTGGCATTGATTGCAGTGATTACACTAAGACAAATTCTAGTACACCCATGCATGTTGTTGACGAGGTGTTAAAAACACTTATGATTCGAAATGATACAAAAAGATATAGTACAGTTGCAGATGAAGTATTAATTGGCATGGCTGAAACAATTGAATCAATTTTCAACGGCAAAACTGAAATTCCTATTGTCGGGTGGAAACCAGATTATACGGGTTATCATAATACAGTTGCGCAAAAACTTGTTTATATGAATTATGAAACTTCTCAAATTGTAAGTGAATTTGTAAAAAAAAATGAATTGAGCTCAGAAATGAAAATTTTATTTGAGTTAATTCCTAGCTTTTTTACATACCCAGCTCGTCGTAAACGATATAATGCCAAACCTAAAATGACAGGTAAACAAATTGCCATTAATAGTCATGATGTACGTTGTAGAATAGAGGAATCACAAGCAGCAAGAAGACAATTGAATGCATCATAAATAATTTCTTGAATAAATACATATTATTTTTTTAATATAAAATGCTTTTATTTGATATTTATAGAAATACAATTTTTTATAAACACTATTTTAAAAATGGAAAGTCATTATGGCCAAATGAATAGCTATGGATATAATGGACAAAAAATGCATAGCAATGCATTTGCCCAAGCATATAGACGCAAATATAAAAATAATCCATCTGCAAATATGACATCAAGTCATATGCCGTCTACTAATATGCAAGAACAATTACCATCTTCACAACAAGTTTTACAAGAAAAATATCAAAAACAGTTATATGAAGATTCACCACATTTCACATCAAATAATCAAATTAAACAAGAAGTAAATGATTTAAGTGAAATGATAAAACAATTGATGAACACTCATTTAAATAATGATTCATCATCAAAGGAATATATGACAAATAAAACAGCTTTATCAACAACTGATATATTGTTAATTGTTATTATCGTCATATTATTCATTGCATTCATTTTTATTCCGTTATTAGGAGGAATTGTTGCTTCTCAGATGCAGCGGAATGGAAAACTTCATTTTGAGCCGGCTAAAATAACAATTAATGATCATAATAAAATTTAATATTTAGGAAAACTTTTTTAAGTAAATATTTTTTTTATTTATATACGGTTCTTAATATGATACCTGGATCGATTTTTACAATTATTCAGAGTAGTAAAAAATATGATGATCCAAAATATAAACATATTGAAAAAACTAAAGAAAAATGTCAAATGCATCAAAGATTAAAAGGGGAACATGATCAAAAAGTAAATAAGACTAGCAAAAGATTGAAGAATAAATTACGAGAAAAGAAAGAACAACAAGCTGAATATACAGAAAATATTATAGAATTCAAGCAAAAGAAATCAAAAAAGGATAAAGAATATGTATTTGTTGATATTGAAGATTAATTAGAAAAAAATAAAAAATTTATGTGGTGTATAAATATGATTTCTAGCTATTTATGTTGGACAAGTAAAATTCATTCACCACGCACATATTTTACATTGAAAAATATTTTCAAAATAAATATAGTAATTAAATTGAATCTAACCAATCCTCGACATTTGATTGATTAATAACTTTATTTTCTATGTTACGCACCACATCATCTAATAAATTGCCAGATTTCCATGCAACATATAATATTGTTTCATCTTCAATGACAAGTTTTACTTTAAATTTTCTTTGTTCAAGATCAACAATGATACCATTGTAAATTAAATGTTGTGCATCAATATTATCCATACCATTAATAACAAACACATTATCAAGTTTACATTCAACATAATTTACACCCCATCGCTTGGGTTCTGTTCGTATTTTTGTGTTGATTATCTCGACATTTCGACTAACAATATTTTCTATTGCACTATAAAACGGTGCAGCTAAGATTGGTGAATCCGCAGTCAACATTGTTTATCACTTATATAAAAATATTTTTATCATTCAAATTGAAAAAAAAAAAGAATATTGTTTCATGGAAAATTATAAAAAAACAAAATAATAAATAATTAATATTTTAACTAAAAGCATAAATTATAGCAATCTTTTTATTGTTTATCATCATAGATGCCATTTCCAAAATTTATTATTTTATTTTTATTTTTTTTGTTATTGTTTATATACTATCACATAAAAAATTAATAACTGAACATGTCGGCCGGAGCAGTATTTACAATTATCGCAAATGAAGGTAAGGTTGATAACCTTATCTTTGCAAATAATTTGCTCAAACAACGTATTTCTGATATTATGTGTGAGCGTGAAGCAGATGGTGAATCCGATCTCACACCAACCTTAGCTGACATTGAGGAAACACACATTCTTTACATGAACGCTCACTTTCGACCAGTTGCTGCAATTGGTTTCGAATATAATAAGGTTCGATCACATTCAGGTGTTCCTTCATGGAGCAACTCTGCTGTGTTTAATTTACCTCAATTTGGAGATTTCTTCCACGATATTTGCCAACGTACTCGTTTGTCATCAGCTCGTGGTGTTGAAGGAACTTCTCCAACTCATGGGGGTGCTCAATTTCCTTTAGATGATCTTACTGATGGTCTAGGTACTAGTTATAATATTGTGGATTCAGAAGGTAATTTATTGTTGGCTGGTGCTGGATCTGCAAGTGGTAATACTATTACCTACAGAAATTTCGTTCGATATGCTGAACGTCCTGCTGATCGTCTTTTCAAATCTGTTAAGTTTGATGTACAAGGAAATCCTCTTGATGAATATACTGAAATGGTTCCTGTGATGATGAATAAATTCTGCACTCCTCCACATAAACGTGCTGGTGCTGATAGACTTGCTGGCCAAGAAGTATGTCTTGATGGTTATGGTGCTCTTGGTGTGTCTACTGTTGTAGATGCTGACTCTGCTAATACCCCTGCTGGTATTTCAAGAGGAAAAGCTGGACAAAGTAACCAAACCGCAGGTGTTTTCGAAGTTAATACGGCATACACAACCGATTCTCTTGTGGGACAATCTGCTGTAAGTACTTTGAATAATGCTACTCAATATGAAACTTACCGTGAACTTAAATCTATTGTTAACGGACCACAAACTCCTAAACCAGTACAACCTGCCCTTGAACTATGGAATCGTCTTCATTTCGGCTTCTGTAAGGATGCTCATCAATCAATTCCATCTGTATCTTTGCCATCTGGACATCGATTTATTACCATGGAATATTGCGCTCAAGCTGATCTTATTTTCGAAGAAGCATCAATTTATCTTGAAACAACTGTAACTGATGGATTGTCCCATACCCGAACATACTCCCCAATTGTACAACTATTTGGTCTTGATGATGTAACTGTTGAAAAGAATGAACTTTACGTAAACAATATCTTTGTTAACACTGAAATTCATGATATCTACATTGAACGCATTGGTTTCTCATTGGTTCGTGTATTCCGATTCCACAAGGCTAAGTGTAGTCAAGAATCTGGTGAAGAAAAGTTGCTTTCTCAACTTAAGTGGCCCATTGAATACATGATGGCTGGATTCCGACCTTCATGGAATATTAAGGCTGCTACAGCTACCGCTGGAGTTGTTTCTGGTAATGCCAACCAATGGCGCGATTGGCATCGAATGACTCGTCAAGTTGATGCAAGTATTGCAGAAGAACGTGCTCAATCATACACATTGAGTATTACTGAAGGAGATTTCACTGGTTCTTTGTCAACTGCGCGAGTTTCTGAATCAAAATACTGGATCCCAGTATCTACTGTTGACTCTGTAAGCTTTACTACTCATGGTGTTAAATTGTACGATGACTTCAATGATACCTTTTACAATCAATACATGCCAATGCATTACGGTGGCACAAACATCTGCACTCCTGATGATACTGGAGCACTCTTCATCAACATGGCACTTTTCCCAGGAATGTACCAACCAAGTGGACACTTGAATTTCTCACGTGCTCGTGAATCATACTTGAGCTGGATTACCAGTTACATCTCTGCTTCCACCCCTGTTGACTTGTTTGTTGTTGCTATCGCACTCAATTTCCTATTGATTACTGATGGATCAGCTGTACTCCGATACACTACTTAAGCATATACCATTACCTCCTTTTCTAACCTAACTAAAAAAAATATTAACAATTCTTTGTTGATAAACTTAATTTTTTTATCAGAAGGGTCAATTTAATATTAATCAGTTTCCTCAATATTAACAATTGTTTTTTGCATTTCTTTCATATTTAAATTATTAGATTGTAATTATTCTATATTTTTTACTTTATGAGCCCCTGCATCTAGATATGTTTGAGGTTTTCCCAGTTCTTCTTTTAAAAATTGCTCAACAGTTCCTAAAACGTCACCTTTTTTCTTTAAAGATACCTTTGGTACAGGTTTTAATTGAGCAGTTTTAAATTGCATTTTTTCTTTTTCGAATGCAGCTCGTTCATTATCCAGGTCAAGTTTTTTCTTTTCCAGTGCTTTCAATACTTCATTGTTATTTGCCGAAATTTTATTAAGTTGTTCAAAGTTCGATTTTTGCCATTCTTTAAATTCTCTTTGTGAATTTTCACCTTTGCTGCAAATATAGGCTATCATATCAACAAGATCTATGTTTGGTCGCCTGTGAATCATTTGTTCACAGACCGAAATAATAATATTTTTTTCTGTTTCAGACAACAAATGAAAATTAGATATAGTAATATCAAGCGGAATCAATTTATTTTGTTGTATGACAAATAATCGACTTAGGTTTGACAAATAAAATGCACCTCTTGCAGTATTTAATACTGCACAGATAGTTTCACCAAACACTAATGCATCAGATTGTATATTTAATGTATCAGTAATTGGAGTATATGTGTTATTTACAGGTGTTGATCTTAATATTTCTCGAAATCCATCTTCTAGATGACGAACTAATTCATCCTTTTGTTTATCAAGCACAGAAAGTTTTGATTTGTATTGCGAAAACGCAGTTAAAATAAGTGACTCGTTCATAATAGAATCTTTATATGTCAATACATCATTAAAAAATATTATTTAATATGAATATATTAATAATTTCCCAAGAATAAATGTGTCTATATGGTATTCCGTTGGAACATTATCGAAACAAATATTCGCAAATTCTTCAATAAATGGATCATCCGCAATACTTTGAAGTCTTTCCATAAATATTCTTATAATTAATAAGAAAATTTAAAAAATTTTGGCGCCCTTGCATGTTTTTAGGAATAAATGCATGTCATATGTTCTGTTTCCCATCCATTATCAACCTCTTTATCACAAATAATGCATGTATCCCATTTTCTATATACTATAAAAGTTTTCTATAGTTATATTAAATCATTATTTAATAAAAATTCAAGTTCAAAATTATGTTGTTTTTTAGATGCAATCAATAATTGGTCAATTGGCTTATTATCTCCATATAGATGATCAAGTATATGTTTTATGTTTTCTATTGTCGACTTATTACTACATAAATCAATTAAACTTGATTCATCCCAAATAATATTATAACAATTAAACATTTCATCAATTAAATCAAAGCATGCATGACCTGCGGCAATAACAAATAAATACGATTGAAATATGTATGAGTGATATTTGTGCATAATCCATAAAAATATATCTTTTGAATTAAGTAAGATTGCTCTATCAACTAATGTTGTGCATAATGGAAATCCTATTGAATAAAAATGAATCATTCCCTTTAAATCTCTTTTATTTATCATAATTTCATATATCTCATGTGTTTTTAAATCAATCATATTACATAGATTTATAATTTGAATATTGTCATATGAATAATATTTTTGAAAATTATTGTCTGATATTATATTCACTAGCTGTGAGTTTGTTTTTTTATATGTATCACATGATATTAAATAATTTATGGCATATTGGTTTTTAAATTTAAATGCAAATATTAATGCACTTTCGTCAAAATAAAAATATTTTTTTAACATATTAAATGTTGCAGCATTGAGTTGTTTAATCACATGATGAACAATACGATTACTTAACAATTGCCCACAGGAATTATATTTTTTAATTTGCCATTCAATGTCTCGTAACCGTCCACAATAAACAGAGCATATAATTAATTCTTCTGTTAAATGCAATATTCCACTATTAACTAATTTTTTCATAATAGAACTATGCCCATTTTTAATAAGCACTGGTATAATATCGTTATGGATTTGATACACTGAATGATTCACAATTTCCTTTAATCCATATTGATTGCCTAAAGTTGCGAAAATAAAGCCAGGGAGATAAACCAGTTCATAATTACTATATTTATAACATTGTTCAGTTATAAATTTATTATTAATACCTGTAAAGCTAATTATATTATCAATTGTGGTCATTTTATATAAAAGATATATAACCGTGCTGTTATATTCAAATAATATAAAAAAAATAAATTACATGTTACATTTATAAAAATAAATTACATGTTACATTTATAAAAATAAATTACATATTACATTTATAAATTACATATTACATTTATAAAAATAAATTAATATATTAACTAAATATGGCAACTATCAATGAGGATGACGCAATTGTTAATAGTTGTGATGTATTTCCATCCTTTCTTGAAATTAAGGAATTTATTGAAGAAAATCCACGATCAACAATTTGCGAAATCCGTGATAAATTTAATCAAAGTGGTGAAGATATTATTAGCCAACTAAAACCAAACTGTAAACAAAAACAGTTAATTTTAGCATTTAATATTAACTCTGACTTTTTTGCATATCTTCAACAGTTTATAAAAGAAGATTATGTCTTATGTGATGTAGATCCAATGGCTTGTCTTATATCGGATTCACAAATATATAAAGGACCAGGCGAATTTTTACCTATTATTTTATCAATAAAAAAATAAATTGTACATAATTTTTTTATAAATTTAAAAACGTGAAAATGAATCATTAAATCCCGTACTTAAATTCCCATTATCACCGCCCCGATTAGTATCATTAGGTGTTGCTCTCTTGCCAAGATTGTATCTTGCGCCATTTTTATTTGTTGTCATATCTGATGCACCTGGGGTAGATGGATCAACATCAGTATTATATTGTAGTCCATTGAATTGTGATTGATATTTAATTCCATTAAATCCATCACGTATTAAATGTTTCTTAAGCTCAGTTCCATGTTCAGTTGTTGAATAGTCATTAACTCCATTTAATGCCTTTGAACTAAATCCCTTACCCGATGGTGCATCATGTGATTTTGCCCATTCAGATAGTGTATCAATGACTTTAACCGGGTGCATATTAGAATAAATTACTTTTTGTGCTCCTGGTGTTAAATTTTCTGCTTGTGATTTTAATATTGTTGTCATCTCAGAATGTGATAACCCCATTGAAGTAACAGTATTTACAAGATGTTTAGTTCTTGTGACGCGATTATCAATTTGAGGGACCCATGTATGTGTTGTTTCGGACCAAACATGTGGAGTGTTAAATTTAGGAATGTTTCCAGTTTTAACGGAGTGCACTTCCATTCCAGCCGCTCTTGCATTATTTAAGGCTATATCAGTTGATCTATGAATAAATGTCCTGTCACCAAAATCATCTTTTTGCCTTTGAGTTGCATTTTTTATATGATTACCAAATTTAGTTGTAGTGTCGCCCATACTAACAACTTTTGTATAGTCATTATTGTGCGCATTACGCATTTGACGTGCACTATTAATTGCATGGCTGCCATATGTTTGTGTATATTCACTATTAATAATTTTACTTAATCGTGCTGTATTTGCTGCAGTAAGTATACGTTGCATTTTTAATGAATTTTTAGACTCATCTAGATGTTGAGTTGCATCAACCATAGTATTAACACTTTGTTGTGTGCGTTTATGTTTAAATGCTTTACTTTTAGCATCAGAATGATTATTTTGCACATTACCATCATGGCGAGTTCTAAATGATGATTTACTTGAATAATAATCTTCTTTAATTGCGCGAGAATTATTTATTTTTGAATGATTATAATACATTGTCTCATCTCCTTGTTGTGATACTTGTCCTCGTAATTTTCCAAATACACGAGTTCCTTGAACAACACCATTCTTTGTATCATTATTAATATATTGTGTATTATAAATATCAAAAATATCGACACGTCTTTTTGTTTCCTCATTTAATCGTTGCCTATCGGAAATAATTTTTTGATGTGTTCGTTCACCCTGAGCTTCTGAATTACAATGACCTTTATTCATAAATCGTGCTTTTTCTTCTGCTCTTCTTTTAATAATTTTTACTGCCTCAGTTAATCGAGGTTCGATAGGATCACCGCCCAATTCACCAATACAGATATCCTGATGAGTTGTTGCATATCTTGGTTCACCATCATGCATAGTTCGTAAAAATCGTTTACTGTGTTCTGGATTTCTTTTATGCTCATCTGGATTTAGGGGTACTTCAGTTGTTTTATTAAAATTAGCTAAATCTTTGCGCATATGACTATTTAAATCAAAATTTGATTTTGGTCTCGTTTTAGCAAATTTGTTTGCTAAAAGCTTTTCAAAAGGATCTTGATTTTGTGCCATAATAGAACAATGATTGAATTATATATTATAAAGGAATATCACAATAAATAAAAATACTTTATTACAAATAAAAAAATTTGCTTTAAATACTTAATCGCGATTTTAATTAATGATGCCACAATATTTATATTCTTTAAACGTCTCAAGATGATGACTAATTAATTTGTTGCTATTACAAATAATTATTATGGGACGAACAATTGCAAATCACAAATTATGGAAAAGTTTTTATTATCGAGAAACCACAAGTATCAATTGGTATGAGTTTTGTTTCCTGTGGTCAAAATAAAATTTGTCAAATTCCTATCAAATTAATCTAAATTTAATATCATTAAATAATGTTGATCAATACTAAAAAATATGATGCCGACATTATTATTAACACAATATCATAAACTAAACATATTTAACCAAGTATGTTCAAGTTTTTCTAAAAATTTATTTTTTATAAGTTAGATGGCATTGAATGACGCTTTATACTTGAAATATAAGATCTTGTATCCATCGATCGTTCATCATTAATAACAGACTTATCATTGATCTGTTCATTTATTTGTGATCCACTACCGGTAAATGGATTAGAATCTCTATATCCAGCAATGTCATGGGGATTAAATCCTTGATGATAATTATTTTGCATAACCTCATGTTCGGATGGCTCAAGATTAGGATATATCTGGAAATTATATTTTGGGTTAGTAATATTATTGCCACCATGTTTTATAATTTCAATTGGAGTATTTGCATGTTCTTGTTCAATCTTTGCTGATGATTTAGCAATATATGAATTTAGTCCAATGATTAATACAATGAAGATACTAATGTAAAATGTCATTGATACATATTCTTTAACTGTAATTTTATTTCGCACATGAACATATACAATAATAATAATTATTGCAACAAGAATTATTGCTGTTATAATTGAGTTACTTGCAGCATTTAAATATCTATTTTTTAATCCTTTTTGAACTATTTCATTAACAGAACTACCACAGTCGAATGGCATATTATTTCTTTTTAGTGTGTGTAGAAAGAATTTATATAATATAAATACTTTTTACAATATAAACAAAAAATAATATTTTAAAACTACTTTCATGTAATTATTATTTTGATCCAACAGTATCTGAATCATCATTAGATTCTTCCACTTCCCCAGATTCTTCTTCACCAAACTCTTCTTCAACAGACTCTTTTTCAGCAGACTCTTCTTCAACAGACCCTTTTTCAACAGACTCTTCTTCAACAGACTCTTCTTCAACAGACACTTCTTCAGCAGACTCTTCTTCAACAGACTCTTCTTCAACAGACTCTTCTTCAGCAGAAGATAAAGCTGTTTTATCTTCTTGTGTAACAATTATGTCATATTTTGATTTTTTCTTAATCTTAGCTTTTAATTTATTATTTTCAATCTGAAGTGCTTCAATTTTATTTTTATATTTATCTTTAATTTGACCATTAATTTTTGTTAATTTATTAATTTTAGTGGCATACGCATGTGCAATCATTTCTGCGGCAACTTTCTTTTTAACCATTTCTTTTAATTGTGTTTTAATTGCGGCTAAATTTGCCGAATCAATACATGCATTTCTTGATTGATGTTTTTTTTGGTAAAATTTATTAAATAGTTCTGATCTTTTTGAAAACAAAACATCAACACCCATTTTTTTAATGTCATCTGTTAAACTTTTGGCTTGAATCATTCTTTGATTCTTACTTACAATAACAGTAGCAATTTCAATATTAACTACATATATTGCCATATTTGTTATGCAATCACAAATAATATTGCCGCATAATTCAAGCCTATTAGTTTTTGATAATTTTTCAAAATAATCATTTGGAACACTTGCTTTAATTATTAAATCAACAAATTCTCCATATCCAATATTTTTATATTTCGTAAAATGAATAAAATACTTATAAATTTGTTCAGAGATAGTGTCATAATATGCTTTATCTGATTTAACCGTTGTCACGTATGCATTGACACAATCGATATATGAATCGAATAAGGATTTAGAAGATTGTTTTGCAGATACATAAAGATGATTAAATAAAGTATCCGTCACATATGCTGAAATAACCTCGTAGAAGCCCTTTATTGTTTGATCTCGATTGTCCATATTAAATAAGGAATTATAAATATAGTTGATTGATTATTATTTTTAATAGGAAGTAATGCCAATTTTAATACAATTTAATATTATTTGTTGTTTGAAATCTAGATTATATATATTTCATAACATGATACTTATTTATAATTTTTAATGATTTATCATGTTGTGGAATTAAATTATAGTTCTTTAACGGGATCAATTGAAATGAGTAAAATAACGATTAGATTTATCAATCATTGTTGTTTTTTGTTTTACTAGATCAAGATATTTAAGAAATATTTTTGATCCAAATCTATTTCTCTTAATTTTAGTTACGGAAAAATAATAAAATCGCTTTGGATCTTCACGCAAATATAATAATTTTTGTGTGCCAACAAAAACAGATTTTGCAATATCTTTAACATATGCACTATCCTCTTTTGTATATCCCCCTGTTTCAGTACGACCAAAATGAACAGTTGCAACATTAGGAGTAGTAAAAATTGAAGCAAATGCATTTTTACGCAATGCTGCATCTAAATTAGTATCATCTTGAAATGTAAATAAGCAAGTAATTTTTGCATGTCTATTTTGATAAAATAATTTAGCTAATATTTCTTGTTTCATGAATTTTTTTAATAATGCAGCACAATCATCAAAAACTAATAAAATTTGAGGATTAAGTTTAATATTTCTTAAAGAAAATCGTTGATTTTCAGTTAGTTCACGCACCCATAAATATTTATAAAATGGTATAATCATCTGTTTGTAAATTTTGATTAAAATATTATCTCTTGCTTCAATTAATTTTTCTTCTCGTTCTTCAAGTTCGCCTTTATTTTCACTATATCTTTCATAAATTTTTTGATGTTGTCGATGATATTTTCGTTTTATTCGATCAATGTGTTTATTTATTTTTATACACTTATTTTGCGGAATCAAACAATAAAGTTCTTCAAGAATGTCTACATTATTTGCTTTTGTATAAATAGATGCTGTCATCTCATTTCTCTCCCAAACAGCATTTAAATCCAGGCCTGGATTTGCTTCATTTGTTTTTTTTGTAAGTCCAGTTTTAGGATCAAGTTGTTGAATTTTAGTGTGGACAACGGGACCATCAATAATTCCATTGAAATCACCATTTTGTGATTCTGACGGTAAAACACCTAACACTGCAGTCATATGCGGCTCCATTTTACTCATTAAATATTTTGCAATAATTGTTTTTCCTGTCCCACTTGGACCATATAATACAATTGATCGATTTAAAAGGGGTTCTATTTTTAGATCATGCATAGATATTTCATTATCTTTTTGTGTTTTTATGACATTCATTTTGTTAAAGTAATTCTTATTATCCAAATATTAAAAAAAATATCTAATTTTCGTTTTCAAAACAGCATAAAAAATACGAATAAATTATGCCAGGCGCATCAATCCACTTTTACCAATATTTTCCATGATATGGTCATTTAAAGTTCTGGCCTATAATAAAACTTATCATTTGTTTTTAACTACATTGCAATATGTTATTAATTATTTTTTCATATTTGGATATTTATGTTCCTGTAATATGCGTGCTTTATTTTCAATATCTTTCTTACTTTCTGCTTCAGTATAAATGCTATTTTTTGTTATTTTACCACCATCATTAATGAAACAATCTACTTGGACTGCATCATCAGGAACTTCAAGCATTTCACGAGCACGCCTATAATCTTGCTTCAGAATTCGTAAATTAGCTTGATCATCTTTTGATAATTCTTCTTTAGCTAATAATTTAGTAATTGCCTCACTTGTTTGATCAAGAACTTCTAATTCTTGTGCCGCCTTTTTACCTTCAACGCTGTCTTTGTTATTTTCTATTTCAAGTCGTAACATAGTTTCCTTATTAATCATTTTTTTAACACCATTTGCAAGAATACTCTTACTTCCAAGTGTTTGTTGATATGCATTTAATCCAATTGCATCAGGACCATCTCGCTTAATATTATCTCCTTTTTCTTTTTCAACACGTTTTTCCATCATTTCAATACCAATTTTCTTATCATTCTCCATTTGATCCCAAATTTGCTTAAGAAGATGAGAATCACTATCAAATACATCCATCTTTGATCTATTATTTTTTGTGCTGCTGATAACACAATTACTTCCAAGATTAGCACTCATAAATTCGTATTGGCTTCCTTTATACTTATTGCAAAATGCTTTAAATTGATTATCGACATCTTCTTGAGATTTTCCAGTGAATACGTCCCAAATTGCAAGACTAATATCAAACATACATCGTTCATCATAAATAATATCGGTTGCAGTTTTTAATGTATCAAAATTTACATCTTGATATGTTTGAATGCGTTTGAAAACATCTGCTGATGGAATTACTTCTAATGCAAAATTAGTATTATTTTCTTTTAAGCCAGTTGATGCACCTGAAGCAGTACCAGACATTTGTCCCCGTCTCGCAAACTCTTCAAAACGTTTTGGTTCAGCAGATGCAGCCACAGCAATTTCAGCAATTACTTCATCATCAAGAATAGCTCTTACAACATTCGCAGCACGTGCATCATCCATTACACGTTGAACCAGGGGATCACTAACTTTAGTCATTAATTTTGATAATTTGTGTTGATCTTCAAGTTGTTTTCGAATTGCTGCTCCTTTTGTTTTAAGTGATGCTTTACGAACATGTGTAGTAAAATCATATCCTAAATATTTATCTAAGAAATCGTGAATGATTTGTTTTGCAAATTTTTCAGGAACCTCAAGATCAGTTGATTTAACTGGTCGCGGGAATGAAATAATTGCTTCACGAACATCTTGACTTTGTGATGCAAAGTGTTCATATGATGAATGCATTCGAGACTTAATACTTTCACCCCATTTGTACGTCATATTTGCAGCAGTATATGTCATTGCACATTCTCGATCTTTGAGAGACTTCATTTCATTTATAAACTTTTCACTTGGTTTTACCTTCATCTCTAGTTCCTCAATTTGCATCTTTGCATAAGAATCCTTTGCTTTCTTTGCAATTTTTGTAATTTCCAATGTATTGGTTAAAAACGAAATAATTTCTTCAAGCTCAATTGCTTTTTCTTCTTCTTCCAATTTCATTGTACATGTACGTTTTTCAAGTGGAATTTGATGTTCAAATTCACATTGAAAGATAAAAGCAATGAGCGTAGTCATGGAAAATTTTTGATAATAAGCTTCCCGCATATTATGAAAATTAAATGCAGCGGCGCGAACAGGTTGATTTGCATCTTGGGGTATAGTTAACCCTTTAGAAATCTCAGATTTCAATTTTTTTATAGTTTCTAAATCAAAGTCACCATCAGCAACTGTATTTGGATTTTTAATTATGTCATTAAGCAGTTTTTCAAATTTAAGATCAGCCATGTTTAGTTTCGCAAGAATTTATACTCATCAATTTTTTATTGTTTAAATTGAAAGTGTTTTTTCACTTTAAAAATAAGCATCTAATTATTATATTCGAGCAATCATAAAATGGGAGTATGTATAAATGATATCTTAAACAAAATTAAATCAGCTAATTCCGTGTTTAAACAACTTGATCTAACATTATCCGTTAATGATAAAAAAATTATTCAAGATCTACATAAAGATCTATTAGTGATTGATGAAGAATTTAGACTAACTATGGTACATGCTGCTAGAAAACAAAGTGATGTGGCGATATCAAATTTAATTATAGTAAATGGATATTTAAATCGCATTGATTGTTTAGTTGTCAATGCGCAAGACAAAGTAAATAAATTTAATATTAAAAAACGTCAACTTTATGAGCTTACTAAACAATTTAAGTCATATTCAACTGGATATGATGAAATTACTATGCCGCAAAATAATACTAATAAATGTGATTTATGTAATGCTATGATGATAGAAATGCCATCAACCTCCGAATTAATGTGTAGATCGTGTAATTATGTAAAAAATTCATTTATTTATGATGAAATACAGCAATTTAATAATAACATAGTCCAACATACCACAAATAATAGTATTTATGAATATTTAAAAAAAATATGGGATCGTCTACTTGCAAGGGAGCCAGAATCAGAATTAATTCGCAAAGATAAAAATATGACCATAGAAGAGTTAATGACAAAGACTAAAAATATTATAAACAGAGATCATAAAATTTCTCATTTATTGACAGTGCCTGAATTAAGAAATATTCTTGAAGAAATAGGACGACCAGATTTATATAAAAATACTTCCCTAATTTTAAAAAAATTAAATAAAATTGGTCCACCTCAACCACCATTAGAAGTTGAAAAAAAATTATTTCGTATTTTTATTAATGTGATCGACATATTATCAAGAATAAATAGTTCAAGTTCTAGAACATGTTATTCTTTTTACTTTTTCCAGATACTTGATAATATATTACCAAAAAATAGCACATTAAGACGCATATTGTATTACATTTATTTTCAAAAAGATGACACAATTGAGAAAAGATTAAGTGATTGGAGAATAATTTGTGATGAAATACCTGAACTTGAATTTAGACAAATCAATTATTCACTCAAAGAACAATATGCCCCCATTAACTTTATCAATTGCTAACTTTCTCTTTTAAAAAGAAATGAACAATATGATTCCACCTAGGTTCAATATTTTTTGTGTGTTCTATAAAAAATATTTAATCACCTTTTGTTTAAAAAGAAACTGGATTTTCACATAATGGACATCTTCTATGCATACTAGATGTTTTAAACCGTATCGTTTCTTGTGTGATATATTCAACAAATCGCTGATGCCAATCAGCAATTAATGGATAATCATTTGCCCATTTTTCATTTTCTTCATCTGTTTCAGGTCGTTGTAAATATTCATTAGCAACTCCAGGATATGGAAAATGTAAATTTTTTGCATTCATTTCTTCATCCGAAAAATAACGTATATATATTTTTTTAAAGCACGTAATACATAATTGATGCTTGCAATTAAATAATTTTACAGAGATATCACATGTTTCAAAACAAACAGGACAATCACATGAAATATTTTCAATTATTGTTAATTTTTTATCTTTGAACATAACAGCACAATCTTCACAAAATTCACCATTTGCTCTATTACCACAAAATAAAATATTGGAACAATTATTTAAATATTCAATATTATCTGCATTGCGACCATCACAGTTTTTCATAAAATAAACATCATTATTCGCCATATTTAATTAGTTATCAATCGACCAATTAATGTTATAAATGATTCTTATATTAAATACTAATTTAAAAAAAACATTTAATGACATCATTGCCATATTTAATTAGTTATCAATCGACCAATTAGTGTTATCAATGATTCTTATATTAAATACTAATTTAAAAAAACCATCTGATGACATCATTGAATGTAAAAAAACCATCATCAAAATTAGATTGGTTTTTTAAAGGTTATAAAATTAAAAAAGGTTATAAATTACAAGCAGATAAAGAGGCGATGTATTCTATAACACAAAGTGGAATAGCACAGCAAATTTCTAATGATATTAAGCGAATTTTTCCCAGGATAAATAAAAATTCGATAATAACAGATTTAACTGCATGTGTGGGTGGTAATACAATTAATTTCGCTAAAAATTTTAAATTTGTAAATGCAATCGAGATCGATGATGAAAAATTTAAAATGTTAATAAATAATGCAAGTGCAATTGGTGTGTCTGATAATATAAATTTCATAAATAATGATGGCACGGTATTTGTTAAAGAATTAATACATGATGTTGTGTTTATTGACCCACCATGGGGTGGTGTATATTATAAATCAAATAATGTAATTAATTTAATGTTAAATGATCGATTTATTGAAGATATTATTATTAATGATATTATGGACACAACAAATTATATTGTCATCAAAGTGCCAGTAAATTTTGATATTAATAATTTTAATAGTAAAATAAAAAACTATTTCAAAGTGCAAAAAATTCCCATTAAAAATAAAATGATAATACTTTATCTGACTAAAAAATTAACCACCTCAAAAAACAGTTAATTTTTCTTTTTGTTCAAAAATATTATTTTTTTATTGTATAAAGCAAAATATGCCCGATCCAACTCTTTTAATTCCGGGATTCCTTAAAAGTGATCCAACTATACGCCCAATTGATGGAATTACAACATGGATACAATCAAAAATGAAAGTTAAAAAACCATCACAACACTCAAGGATTATGGTAATTATGTCAGAAACAGGAAGTGGCAAATCAACAGCATTAACAGTTGCACTTCTACGAATAATTAGACCTCAAACACTTGCAATAGGAGAACCCTTTTATGTTCATCCAGATACAGGAATAACACCTGGGATCATATGTACACAACCAAGAGTATTAACTGCTATTGAAACGGCAAAAGAGGTTTCTGGAAAACCATGGAATCCTGATTGCGAACTTGGTGAAACTGTTGGTTATCATACAAATGAATTATCAAATAAGCCTCGTGCTGGAATTATTTATGCAACAGCTGGAATATTGGCCATACAATTAAGAACTTTAACTGACGAACAAATAATGAGTAAATATAAATTTATTCAAATTGATGAAGCACATGAACGACAAATAGAATGTGATTTGATGTTGTTGTTATTACGCAATTTTTATAGACGAAATATTGGAAATCCAGATTTACCATTTTTACTTTTAACTAGTGCTACATTTGATCCTATAAAATATGCACAATATTTTGATACTGATGAAAATAATACGTGGTATGTTGTCGGTAGAACATTTGATATTAATATAGTATGGCCTAAACAAAATTCATCAAACTTTATTAAAGATGCAGCCGAACTTGCACATAAAATTGCAACAACACATGTTAATGATCCATTAAATCAGAGTGATATATTAATATTTATGCCAGGTGGTTTAGAAATAACACAAACAAAAGAAATACTCGAGAAAAAACCTCATACTGATTATTTAATACTGACAATTGATAGTACTGAAATTAAATCAATGGGTAATGGTTTTGTATTAATAAATGAACAACCAAGTAAATTACCAAAAAACCATCATGGTATAACAACGAGAAGAAAAATTGTTATAGCAAGTATTGTTGCAGAAACCGGACTAACTATTGAGTCATTAAAATATGTTATTGATTGTGGATGGGCGAGATCAACTGAAATATATCCATTACAAGGAATTTCGGGATTAATGACATTACCTGCACCACAATCACGAATACAACAGCGAATGGGTAGAGTTGGTCGTAAATTCGACGGTTTTTTCTATCCTTTATACACAAAAGAAACATTTGATTTATTAACTAAGCAACAATTACCTAATATTATTACTAGTGGCGTTGGTGAATCATTATTATCAATAATTAAAGAACAACAAGCTGATAAACAATTAGATGGACGGCGCCCAATATTTTCGGTAAATGATATGGTCAATGACTTGCTTGATATGCCATCACTTGAAGATTTAGCATTTAATTTAGAAATTTTGCGAAATTATGGATTTATTTCACATAAAGCACCACTTTTAGATGGCACTATTGGATATGGGATTACTGATATTGGAATAATTTGCTCGAAATTTAATAGAATGGGATTGTCTGGAATATGTACAATTATGGCAAGTTTTATGAAAAATGTTTCACTTATGAACTTAATCACAGCAATATCATTAAATGATTTGTCGAAAAATATTTATCTTGATCCAATGGGACCAAGAATTTTTAGTTCAGGTGAAAATGATGTATTTATTCAAAAAGCAAAATATCTTGATGAAATTAGTGCAGTTGATAAAAAAATTTCATTTCTTGAGGCAACTTTAATATTTGATTATTTTGTTACATACCTAGCAGAACAACCTTATGAAGTTTTTGGATGGTGCGAAAATAATAATTTTAACTATGAAGTTTTAATCGATCTGGCAAAAATTAGAGATCTTTATATTGAAGAAATTATTGGTGCTGGATTAAATCCATTTCACAATGATCATTTGCGTTTTGGTGATTCAGAATTTGGCGAATTTAAAAAGACTATTAAAGTCTTTAACGAGTGCATTGAACTTGGTTATCGACCATATACAGTATCATTACGAGAGGATGAAACATATCGATCTGATAGAGGATTAGTTGTAGAATCAATAAAGATTAAGAAAGATAAAAAAATGCCGACAAAAATAATTACAAATAAATTTAATATGAAAAGAGTGACAAGAGAAAATAAAGAAACTAAAAAATCTGAAAACAAATACAGGATAGAATTATCTTTTATTGCTGAATTATAACTACTTTATTTATCTCATGATAAAACTGATGCAAGTCCCCAGATTTATTCCCACTTTATCATAAGAGGTCCGATTACATCATCCCGATCTTTTTCTATTTTTGCAATAATTTGGCTAAATATATTCACATTATCTGTTATAGATTGTTTGCATTTTTTGTGTCACCACAACAGCCTCTGGAAACAGTTAAGATAAATTGGTTCTTTACTACAATCATCAATCGTTAATGCAACACCATTTGCAGTTTTATCAATAATCTCCTTGTTTTTCAATGTAATTTCTTTAAGAATTTTTGGGGATGCCTTTTCATCTAATTCAACGAATATTGTTGGTATCATTGTTGTTCATTTCATACCTGTCTGACTTAATTTTCTCACAATAAGAATAATGATTCAAGCGCGGTCGTTTTACCTGCAGATACGCAACCTAATGCGGATATTATCAATAGGGTGTCCAATAATAGCCATGTTAAATGTTTTTTACATCAATCAATGTAGATTTAATTATTACTAATTGAAATTATACGTAATTAATCATATTAGGTTACATTAAATATGCAAGATTGTGATAATATTATCCATATGTATCCAAATAAAAAATCGACTGAGCAATACACATCCCGTTTCACTCAAGAACACTTCAATGAACACACTCGAATTTCAAAGTCGCGGGATAATTTTGAAAAATGGAAATCAGGAGTAAATTTTAAAACAAATAGAAAAATAAAAATTGGGGGTAAACTTCACGAAACAATAAAATATGATAATTTTATTATTTTGGTCGATGATCAATTTATTTTATTCAATGAGCTTGATAATATTAATTGTGATCTGTACCTTGATGAAACTCAAAAAATTAAAAAAAATGTACACGAACATAACCAACTCGTGGATATTATGATAATCAAAATCAATTCACTTAAATACTGGAATGATTATGTTGAGTTTAATGGAATAAAGTATGGTATTCCAATTGTGCATAATAACATACACAGATCAAATGATTGTTTTGGTAATATTGTTAAAGATTATCATGAATCATGTAAATGTAGCACATGTGAATTTTGGACCGGGTGCGGTAACATGGGCACTCAATATTATGCATGTGACAAATGTAATTACACATATCATGAAAAATTAGAGAAAAAACGAACACCACTAAAATTAATTAAATTTAAAGGAACAATTAAGCCAAAAATACCTATACGTGATGTAATATTAAAATAAAAATTAATAACTCTTTGGTGAATGTTTTTTAAAATTAATATGTTAAATTCTTTGCATAAAAAAACATGTTGAATTAATTTATAATTCACTTTCATTGCCTATTGGAAGTTCTTGAATAGGTTCACCAATGATATATGTATTGCCGATAACAAAATTTTTTTGTATGTAGAAATCAATTAACTCATCAAGACGATTGGTTTTAAAGCAATTTTCAATTAATTCTCTACTAACATTATGCTCATGGATAATATATGTGTACATTTCTGTCAAACTTGATCGTTCAACATTATCAATATTAATCCCATAATAATCAAATTGAACTGCCATGCTAGATTCAAAGGAATAGTCATAATTCTTGATCCCATCATAGAGCAAATTAATTGTTTTTCTTGACATGGTTATTAATTTATATATGCAACATATAATATTTATTCAATTTTAACAGGAAATGAATATCTTTGGAATCGATATACCAGGCATTTCTCGCACAGAAATTTTAATTATTGCTGTATTGTTTATTCTCACAGCATTATGTTTTGCATGTTTACCAGTTTGTTTTCATAAAGATGAAGTGGAATTGGAAGCTGATCTTGAGGAAATTAAAAAAGAAATTAAAAAAGAATAAGACATATTTATATTAATGGTGTAATAAACCATATAATAAAATTTATCGTAAGTTTAGAACATCCCCAAAATATATCATCTACATGTTGTATGGAAAATTTTTTATCTCCCATATTTGGACAATGTGACATGATAATATCTTGATGTTTTTGCAGATAGGTTAATGTCTGTTCGTATGTTTTATATATTACTATTTATTTACTGTAAAATCAACAATAGAACAATTTCCTGCCGATAAAAAAACTATCCGCAAAACAATCTAATTTATATAAATTATCTTTATATATTGTTACTATTTAAATTAATATATTGTTTTTTTGAACCCATGCAGTTTCTTTTAAAATTCAATCATCTTTTGTTAAGACAAGTTGTTCACGAACTTCCATAAGAGCTTTTCCTAATAAATTTTGACCATATTTATGAGTTGATATATTTGCAATATCATTAGCATAATAACCAATTCCCCAGATTCTATCATTTTTTGCTGCTTCATAAAGCATTTGATTACCAGTTGATATTAATATTTCACAAAGATCATCATTCTGAGAAAATTTTAATAAAAGTGCTTGTATCATAATTTTATATCGATTTTCAGCCCACACATTATCATCATAATAATTCACTTGTCGCCCAAATTGTTTAATCTTTGTTGGGCTCTTTGATCGCAAAATTTCAGTAAGTAAATCACTATTATCAGGATCAAACATTAAACACTTTTGATACATAAAATATTGTTCTGAGCAATTAAATTGTAATCCATTTTCATCAGTAAAATTACATGGATAAAAGTTACTCATACATGCATACTTTCCTTGTTTATGCCCATAAAAATAAATATCTTCAGTAATTGATGCCATTATTATGTTTTATAAATATATTTGTAATTCAAATAAAAAAATTAAATTCTATTTTCAATAATAGAAATTTATTCATTATCGACTAAAACTGCATCTTTAACAGGTGGGAGCCACCATTTTCGCAATCCAAGTTCACCTGGTGGTACAGCGCGTGGTAGTGGAGTTCGATCGTTTTTATATCCAATAAAATGTTCTCCTGCTTCTTCATCAAGAATTGCTTCTTCATTCGCGGAAATAAAACGGCAACCACATAATACTTGACTGCCATTAAGTCCAGTTTTCATATATTTATCAAGAACAGATGTTTTAAATTCTTTACAAATATCAATGTTTGATTTCATCATTGATTTTGAATCAATATTTGCAGCATACCATGTTTTATATGCTTGAGCAGCAGCTGCCAATGTATGGCGTTCTTCATTTTTAGGGGAAACAACTATTGATTCACAAATCCATCGATTCAACGTATCCTGATTATTACGAAATATTTCACGTTCTCGCTCAATTGTTTTGCAGTTAATATTTTTCATTTTGCCATCATGTTCAGCATGCAATCGTTCATTAAAATAAACTAAAATACCAAGCCAAGCACTAATAAATTCTGGATTATTGGGCAATTCTTTTACATATCTTTGATCATCTTTTTTCTCATATGGATTATTTGGATCTGGATTTTTGCGATATTGACGTTTACTTGTATAGTTAAAAATACGTCGCCATAGGGCGTGTTCGCTTGAGTTAAATACTGGTGAATGTTGTGAAGCAAGCCAAAAGTTAGCATGCATAGTAATTGTTTGTTGTGTTCCATTAAGCTCACGAGTTGAAATTTCACCTGGATTTGCTATTTCTTTAATTCTTCCAGTGTTTGCTGCTTGATTAGGATTTAATTCTTCTGAATATGCTGAATTGATTGTGGATAATTTCATGAGACCTGAATTTGGCTTGTCGGATTCTTCTCGCTTGGAACAAAGCATTTCTGAGTTAAATTTATCACCTTTTGGACCAAGTGCTTTATGTGCAGCCCGCAATAAAGTTGTTTTACCATTTTGACCAATACCTTCCCAAATTATAAAAATTCCTTCTTTATCTCTGCTATCAACTCCCTGTGATAACAAAAACATAATCCATTCTCTTGCATCATCTTCGATAATAATATCCTCAATTGAGTTAAGGACAAGTTGATCCATTTCATTTGGATGATGTGGGTCAAATCTTCTATAAAATACTTTAGCATATTCAGTAATAGCATGTTCATGGTGATGGTCAATTAAGATCCATTTATTATCAGCGTTAAGTTCAAGAACTCCATTTGCCACACCAAAAAGTCTTGGATTTTTATTTAAGTTTTCGATAAATCCATAACGACGAAAAATGGTGCAAGATTGTTTTAATAAACTAGTTTTATATGTATCAGTTTGGAGAGATGCAAGAGATAAGCGATAATTTTTAATGACGAGAGTATAATATTTAAACAATTTTTCATCAGTTGCCCGGCATTCTTCATGACGATCTTCTAGTTCAATGAGTAAATTTTTCGCAAGATCCGATAATTGTTCAGAGATATAAACTTGTAGAGAATCTGGTGAGGAACCTTCTCTACGCCATTTCCATACTTCACCTGGTTGCATTTTATCACCGGGTGTAATAAATTCATACCATTCATGTTTTCCTTTTGCATTTTTATCGGTACAATACTTAGAACTTATTAATTTATGTAAAACAATACTTGTTGGATAATGAAGTAATTTACCACCACTGGTAATAACACATGATCTTAATATATTTTTACATGAGTTATCGATAATAATTTGATATTGTTCCGGATCAGTTTGTTTTGCCCAATAATAAATAGAGCCAATAGTAATTTTTGCAGTTTCGCGCTCATTTGCTACCATTGCGGAATTCCAAATAGATTCAAGACGTTTAGAATTCTTGGTGAGCCATTTCTGTCCATTTTTTTGTGAAAACCATTGTGCAATTGGCCAATATTCTTGTTTTGAACTTGCTAATGCGAATATAATATTACGCCATAAATCATAGTCAGAATAATATTTTGGGGGTAATATGTCAAGTAATTTACAAATAACACGAGAATTCACATCACGAAAATTTAATTGTTGTAATGCATTTTCAGTTGTATTTACAATAACAGTATTATCATGTGCAATAAGTTCAACTCGTTCATTGAGAGTTGGTTTAATCATTTTAACCAGGGATCCTTCATCATGCAATGCCATTTCACGTACTAAATTTAAAGATTTGATATCAGTTTCTGTTAAACGATTAAAAACTGGAAATGCATCAATTGTTGCAGAATATATTGCACCAAGTGCGTATGGAATTGAATCACATTTACATGATCCAAAGAAATAAACTGGAACATGTGCACTATTAACATCAATTGCATCTTCTGGTTTTGTAATAACACCAATATCTTTTAATGCAGATGCAATAATCACATTCTTCATAATATGTTCATTTATTAGCCATTTTTTATATGCTCGTGATACCATTAACCCAGGAACTAAAATATGAAATCCATGTTTATACCCATCTCCAGATGGCGTTGGTTTTGTCACTGTTTTTATTGTGAAAAATATTTGTGTTGTATGTGGCACATCCCACTCAAAATCGAGATTAAATATATTAATTAATGCTGTTGTAAATTTTTGATAAAAAGTATCTGTCATAACTGGTACTTGGTTAGTTGCAATAAGATAATCAAAGTCGAGCATGATTCCAGAAAATTCAGGATCTTGTGGTTCGCTCCAATAAGTATATGTGCCCTCAATTTGGCATAAATTTAAACTATTGTGTAATCTTACTCGTCTCTCTTCATTTATGTTAAAAGTTAGTTTATTTCTAACATCAATTGTATTTGTTAATGGTGACCCTTTGTCAGTCCTGCATGATAATTTGAGCTCATTTGATATAATAGAAAGTTGTTGCCCCCCAGTGTAGTTTAGAGAACGCAAATTATATTCAATCTCATTTTTTGTAAGTTGGTCAAGATCATCCATATTCATCACCTTATTGTTGATAATGGCATTGTATATAAATGTATATTATATATTCTAATTAAAAAATAATTATCAAAAAATAATTGTCAGACAACTTAATTTTTAATCTCTAATAATAAAATATTAATTTTGATCATTTTCTTCAACATTTAATGGTAAAACTTGTATAAAATCTTCATTTTTCGGGGCTAAATCGTCCATTTGTGTATTGTTTAAAATGGGTTCCGTATATTTGGTCGACTCATTTTCTTCTTCAGTTGCATTATCTAATTTATTATAAACAATAGCAGTAGTTTTTTTCTTTTTAAGTCGTTTTAATATTGGAATTTTTGATAATTTTGGTGGTGTTTCATCTCTCATTGTTAATAAAATTGTTGCTGCATTTATTTTGCTTGTGCTGTAAATATTTAATTCATATGTTTTATTTGTTGTTTGGTTAAATATTGTTATTTTTTCAGATTTAAAATCAATATTGATTGTTGCAACTTGTTCATTATGCAATATTTCATGTTTGGGAATATAATCAATTCCAAAAATTTTACAACATACCATCCATTTTCCAGCAGTTATTGTAGAATATGATCTGTATACCCAAGCAATAAAACGTCGAGTTGTTTCATTTATAGATTTTGTGACAATAAAATTACCTTGTGATGTATTAATTGATCTTAATGAAAAATTAAACGGATCACACATAACTGTATATTTATATGACAACAATAACATAGAATAACGTTTTGAATCTATTGTCATTGCATAATGTTCAGAACATGTAAATTTTCCGGTTGAACACATTCGTATGGGAGCACATATTGCTGTTGGAATTAGAAGAAGAAAATATTCTAAATAAACCATAGTTTGACATAAACATTGACCAAATTTTGTCATATTAAATTTGAAATTATAAAACCTTTTATATTATATAAAATATAAAGCTTATTTATTGAATACATAATGAGCGATTTTGAAGATGAGCGAGATGATTACGAAGAAGATGAAAATTGGGATAATAGTGGAGATGAAAATGAATCTATAAAAAATTCAGACGAATCAGGTAATGAAGAAGATGAAGAAGAAAATGAAGAAGATGAAGAAGAAAATGGATATTTTGAATATTTAAATGAACAAAGCTCAATGATTAGAGATGCAAATAAACTTATTAAAATTGAGATAATTCCAGAAGAACAAATGAAAACTAGATGCATGCTTGATCGTTATGAATTAGCAAGAGTTTTATCTACTCGAGCATCACAAATTGCTAAAGGAAGTCCATGTTTTTCAGAATTTGCTGAAAGTAATGGTAATTTGACAAAAACTCATAATCTTGGTACACATGACCCAACAATAAAGGCTTGCCATGAATTATTAACTGGTAATTGTCCACTTGTTATTCCACGACTTGTTAAAATAAAACACACAAAAAATCAAACAATACATTATATTGAAAAATTATATGTGCGAAAGATGGCATTGCCTGATATTGATATTCCTGAATTCAAAGTCGCAAGAGAATATATTAACTAAAAAATAATGATATGCATATTTATGCAATGTGATTTAATTTTTTATTTACATTCTACCAGTTATAAGTTTATTGCCCCCAAAATATTCCACAGCTCCCAATATTAACAAGAAACCACCAGTGGCATATAATGTTCCCCAAAAAGCTGGTTTTTGGACACAGCGGTTATCAATATTTGGATCTGCCTTTCCAAATTCTCCAACTTGAGCAAGTATAGCAATTAGAATGACAACAAATGCCGCAACAAATAGCCAAGTTCCTGGGTGTCTGATTAGTTTGTCGAAAAACATGTTCAATAATTTTTTGAATGATGATATATTAATAATTTTTAAAATATTAAAAAAATAAATTTTAATAATTGAGAAAAATCATCAATTAGTTTTTAAATCAGCATCGTTATAAATATCTTTAAATCGTGAATGAAATTCACTTAATTTTTTAGTAAACTTTTCAATTGTATTTGTCTTTGTATCAACAATATTACATAAACTAATTGCCGGAATTATATTTTTTGGATTTTTTCTTCTACTAAGAACAACAAAGGCCGATCCAATTACTTTACTTTGAATTTTTGACTGAGTTCCAATTTTTAATTTAATTGCTCGATCAACAACTTTATGTGTCGCATCCAAACATTGACTATATTCTTCTTCAGTCAATAATTCTTCGAGGTGTGAAAATAATGTGATTACATCAGCTTCCTGTGGTTTAAAATTAATATCAAATGACAAAAATCCTGCTTGTTTAGCTTCAAATAACATACGAGTGCCAGTTGATAATCCATTATGTTTAAGTTTAAACATATTGTACATATCAGTATTTGATGGGGAATGTTTTAAATTATAACAAGCAATTTCTAAACATTTTGCCATTGCTTGTGATTTATAATCAGATCTTCGGGTACCAAATTTTTTATATTCGCAATAATAATCTGTTGCTAATTGAATTGCATCTAATGGAAATGCTAATCGATCAGTTTTTTCTTTATATTTATTAAGATAAGCCATGTAATCATTATAGACCGGATTTCTAAATTGCTCAGCTGTCTTACCAAAATCATCTCTATATAAATTGTGTTGTAAATAACTGCTATCGGCACCAACGATTCGAATTCGACCAGATGGTGTAATTTCATTATCGATATTAGCAAGATTATCACATTCTTTAATATTATTACAACAGCGACATATATAATATACATCGTTTATATCTCGCTGCATTTCAATATTACAGGTTTTGCAAATATTTGATAACCTCTCAAATCGATTATTTTTCTTAAATTTACTGAGTTTTTTTATCTCATATTCATTTTCATCAACAACCGTATTTGATGAAACATATGAAAGTAATCCATAAGGATCCGATATTAAAGTCTGCATAAATTTACACACAAGTGCAATTACTTACTTCTAATATATAATTTTAATTTGCATCTAAAATGAAATTAAAATTAAGAAACTGCTGTAAAATCACTACTTTTTTTTAATTAATTTTTTACCATGAAACACTATCATTATTATATATTAATTTTAAATTCAAAAATAAACATAAAATATAATAATCATGGGTTATCTTAATACAATTGCTTATGTTTTTATATTTGGACTTGTTGCAGTTTGGGTAATTTATTGCACATGTATTTCATGTGTTCAAAATATACCATGTGACGTAAAAAAAAGACAGAATGGTGAAGAATATTTAATAGATACATAAATTTCTTTTGATTACAATAATAAATGTTCATAACAAAACTTATTTACTATATTCATAATATTTGTTACTTTATCATTTTTGTTTTTTAATATTTTTTTATTAAGAACTTTATTCTTTGCTGCATAAATTAATTCTTCATCATCTTCTTGTTTCCATATTGATTGGGTATTTGTAAGACTATTTTGATTGTCATAATTATAAACATATCCATTAGTCATGGATTCTATTTGAATTGAATCAATGTTTTTAAATAGATAAATATTTAAAAAGATTTTACCTATATTACAATGCATTAAACTTGGTATTTTGCGCATTTTTTCAAAGAAGGTAATTAATATTTTTGGTTTCACAATATAACGATAATATTCTGCATCATTATTAACAAATGATTTATGCTCAACTAATAACAAAACATTATATTTTGAGTTAACAACATCATTTATTCTATTAATATCAAAATAATCATCATCATTGCAAAACATAATTAAATCATATAATGTTGCATACTTATTTGTTAATATTTCAAGATGTTCAAGTTGAAAAAATTGCTTTGATGATAATGCAAATTTTACTTGTCCATATTGTTTCATAAGATCAACAATATTAGATTTATATTGATCTTCAAAAGATACTGAAACAAATATACTTGCTTCAAATGTTTGATTTATCAAATTATCTAAACATTTTGATAATAACTCAATTTGCCCGTCATAATGAATGTGTGATGGAACAAACACTGCTACATTTGTCGATAAATTAGCCATATTGATATTGTGAATAAATATAAAGTTCAATCATCATATCTAATTAAAATATTCACAAAAAAAATATTTGATTCAAATGAATCTTTTAATATTACTTAAATATTTTTTATTTTATTATGTCCTACGTGAATAGCACCACCAATCCCCGCACCTACAATAATTATTGCACCAACAAGTACAATTAATCCTCCAATTACACCCAAAATTTTCATTGGTTTACGACTAGCTTCACCCATTGTCTCGTATCCAATGAATGCAAAGATTAGAAAAAGTACAACAACAAGTGTAACAGCAAATGCACTGCCAGTCATAAGCTTCCCAGCAGTTCCTAGTTTAATATAATCGCCATCAACAGTTCCAAAGATAGTTTCTTTTTGTTCCAAAGATTTACCAGACATAATTTTGAGCTTTATTTATTTAAATGTATATAAAGAAAAATCTTTATTTGCAAAATTAAAATTAAAATATGTCAATTAAATCATGGATTGATAAACATGAAGATGAAATTATATCACTTGCACGTGCTAATGATATTAATAATATGAAAGCTATCGATATACTAGAAATTGTTAAAAAATTTGTTATAGATAAAAAATTAATATTATATGGTGGCATGGCTATAGATATTGCGTTTCGCCTTAAAGGACAACAATTATACCCTGATGATAAACCCCCTGATTATGATATGTTTTCACCTAATGGAGTAAATGATTCATATGAATTGGCTGATATATTATATGAACTTGGATATGATAAAGCACAATCAAGAAGAGGATTTCATTTGCAAACAATGAAAGTAGGCGTTGATAAAATAGATGCGGCAGATATTGGCCATGTTCCACTAAAAGCATTCAAATCACTTCCATATTTAGAACACAATGGCTTGCGTATAATACATCCTGATTTTCAAAGAATTGACATGCATATTGTATTGAGTTTCCCATTTGATAATGCGCCACGAGAATTTATATTTCATCGATGGGCAAAAGACACAAAAAGATTTAATAGAATGAATGAATTATATCCTATTAATGTCAAAGAAAAAATACCAAGCTGTAAATGGAAGATTGCAATATTTCCATGTGGTAGATTTATTCAACCAATCTCAGAAGAACCAACATTAGCTCTTCATGGTTTTGCTGCATTTGAAATTTATAAACATATGGGCAATTTTAATAAAATGTCATTAAAATTATTATCTTTTAACAAAATTGCACTATATTCACCACATGAATATGTTTCATTTGCTAGTTCACATATAACTAAAATTAATAAAGATGACATACATTTCAATCCATTCATTGATGCAATACCAAAACATTTCAATAATAAAAATCTTGAAATATTTATTACAAAACATCGAAGATTAACAATCAAAAAAATCAAAATCAAAAATAATTATATAGCTGTTGTTAATCCACATTATTTGTTAGCATGGTTTGCGGCAACTGCAATACAATCAAATAAAAAATGGTACTGGTTGTATTACACTGAATTACTTGATTTGATTCATAAAAATCAATCAAATGAATTATTTAAGCCATCACTTGAATCAATGGGATTAAATAATATATCACAACTATATTCTGCACAACTTATTGATTACACTGATAATATATTACAAAATCAACTAGAAATACCAGATAAATTAATTTATGAAAATATAACTGGGTTGCCTAAAAAAAACTATGTTCCATCAAAAAAGAAACCCCATCCGGAATTTATTACATGTGAATTATTTCAACGTGATGGGCAAAAAATAAATTAATCTCTTGACCTAAAATGCATTGAAGTTATTGTAAATCTTGCATTTGCTATTTTTTTTTATCACCAATAATTTTATCAACTCATTCATTAGTTTTTTGTTGTTTAATATGATTAGTAAAAAATACAATGATTTAATTATGTTAATTGCTCTTAATCTCTTGATCTAATAATACTGTTTTTACCCTGTGCTATTTTGAATTTTTGTTTATATTCATCAAATGACATTTTAACTCTAGGTTTAATATATATTTCTTGATATTTGACTGGAGTCATTTTTTCTTTACCAATTCGAATATTAACAGCATTATGAAATGTAAATGCCCATTGTTGTAATGTCATAGAATTTTTTAACATGATAGGATTTTGATTTATATATTTTATTGCTTCGTCATGACATATTTCACAATCTATTGAATCAATTTGTTTCATGATTTTTTGTTTAGTGTTTTCAGGATCCCCATCATAGTCAAGTGCAATATTATGTATTTGGTCCCATATATAAGAACCATCATAAGAAGTAACGGAATTATTCGTCATCATTCAATAAAAAAATATAATATATAAAAAGAATTTTTTTAGTCAACCTCACATTTGCATTTTTTGATTACTTTTTGGTTTTTGCCAATAATTATCAATGCCTTATAATCTCGACCACATAAATCGCAATCTTCTTTAATATATTGACTATCTGGAGCAAATGGAGAATTTTTAATTATACCTTCAGATAAATCAATTTCATCTTCAAATACTTCTCCAAATATTCTTAAATTAATATCATCACACTTTTCTATTTTTCCACATGTACAGACAAACTGTAATTCATTATTAATAATTTTTCGATGGTACACCGTGTCGCAACTGGGGCAAAACTTCATTATTATCAACTATATATTGTCTTCTTTCTTCTTTCTTTATTGAAGATTCAATATTTTTTTTAAAGTCGTCAAATTTAACAGCTTCAACTGTTGCCCAATATGGCCAATTATGATATGGATATATATGGTTTAATATTTTTGCTTCATTATTATAAATATTAATAATTTTTAATTTATGTGGAGCATCTTGTTGTGCAATATATTTATTAAAAATATCAACAGGTAATTGTATTTCTGATACATCATTATCTGACACTTTATTATTCATAGATCTTATTAATAATAAAATTTCACCACGTGCCCATTGTTCAAATAATGATGCAGATTTATGACCACGACTTAATTTAAGCAAAGTGACACCAAGGTGCAAATAATCAATATAGCATAATAATCGAAATACACATTCAGGTGAATCTAATACACGTTCTTCAAAAAGAGTTTCAAATAATGGCACAATTTCTGATAATAATTCAACAGTTTTTTGTTTTTGACTGACAAACATTTTATTATTCATGTAACCATGCCCATGCACATATTCAGCTCTTGGACCAAACATTGATTCAAAATCCATAAAAAGTGGACTGACTTCATCTTGATCAAATAGATACCCAATATCATTTAAAATAAATAAATTTGATCCATTAAAATTAGATTTATGTAGTGATTGAGTGCTAATATTTCCATGTGTCATATATAATTTTGTGTGCATGCAATAAAGAGCAAACATTGATTGAAATAAAATATGATCAATGTTTGTATTTGTTATCCCAGTGAGTGGTCCTAGTGATAATTCAAATAAGAATACTGTTGCAAGATCTGTATGATATGATGTTGCATCTTCAAAATAACTTTTATTAATATCCGAAATAAAAATATTTTTTGCTGCAAGTGGGATCGCTGGACAAATAAAATTAATAGATAAATCACTAATTCGTCTATAAATTTCAATATCGCGCCAAATACCAATTTTATTAATATCAATATTATGTATGTCATCTGAAGTTTTTAATGATTTAGTTATTTGTGATAATGTAAATATTTTATTTAAACTATTTTTAATAAGATTAAATGGTATTTGCCATTCTTTTGGTAATCCAATAACATCAAGCAATAATAATTCTTTCCTATCCATTGTTTGGAACCCACGCTGCAATATAAATATAATTAAAATGATGATTGGCATTCGCCTCTCATCAATTATTTTCACATATTTAGCTCTCTCATCTTTATCGTTATGATGAATCACACAATTAATAGATAAATCACCACTTGAAATGCGAGATAATATTTTATCTTCAATTATATCAATAATATCAGTATTAGAGTTTGCTAATGCATTTTCAAGTATAGTAAATCTTGGAACAATATTTGTACAACATTTATTATCATTTTTACCAATAGTAACGCTTCTTGAAAAATATTCTGACCAATATACTGTTGAATATGTAACTATTTCTTGAGTTGGTAGTAATATACTAAATACAGTTACATTGTGAATGACTGATTGATTTAACCGATATTTTTCTTGTAATTCTCTAAATAGTATCATTCGGGTAAAATTAGTAGTTTCTCGAATGTTTTGTTCATTTGATACATAATCTATGTATTTTTCACTGACAATAGAATCTTGCTGTTTTTTACACATAGTTCTTGCCATTTTGATTTATTTCTTAAAAAAATTGAAATGTCTATATACATTATTAGATTATTTTGTGCAATACAAGATTAAATATAAAATGGGTGATGATGCAGGGGATTATGATGATAATGCTTCTTTCTTTCAATAATTAACCCAAAACAACTTTGAAGATTAAACTTAATTGAAAAGATCATAACATTTATTATGCAAATAGGCATAAAAATAGATTATGATTTTTAATTGGAAATATCAACATAATTAATGTATATAGAAATTTTTTTATAAATTAAAAAATGGCTTCTGCAGAAGATAATCCTGCGTTTGACGTAGAAAGTAGAATTGATGAAAATGAAACTCGTGAAAAACGAGATTATTTAAAAAATCCACTTTCAGAAAATGAGGTTGAGAAAAAACTTGAAGGATATATTAAAATACCTAAAAAAATATGGCATTTAATACGACGAGGTGAGCATATTCGCTATTTTGCATTTCCCCAAAACACGAACAATAAAAATAAAACAAAGCCAAAAAGTGAATTTAGACAAGGCGGATTTGTTGTTGCTAATCCAACTACAACTAAAGAAACAGACGGAAATGAACCAAGGAAGGCAATAAGTTTTCAGACACAGCCAGTAACAATACAAAAAAAAGGTCCGCAATATAGATATTTCTGTGTGCCTTATGATACAATTGATAAAATTTATGTTAAAATAACACTAGAAATGGCACTTATGCTTGAAAATAACCAAATTATTGTTGATATGATTAATGAAAATGCTGACAAAGCAAATGATGTTAATAAAAAATTGATAGACAAAAATGATAAATTAAGTTTGGCAATAAAAAAATTATCAGCAAATCAATAATTGCTGTTTTATTATTTATATATCAATATTTTTTTATGTGTGAAAATTATTAATAACATCCACAATTGCAGGATGATTGGGGGTGGCATCTGGTAATTTTAAGGGTGCTGATTTATCATCAGGAATGGCAGATGTAATTACAACATCTAATGTTTTTTGTGTACTACCACTTGCAACAATACCAGCATTTATAAGAGCATCCCAAATACTATTTTTTGCTTCCACAATAATACTATTATAAATAGCATCAGTGCCACTTGTTGGTGAATGATAATTATTAAAAATACTTAGAACTTGTATAAGTGATGTGTCAACTGGGAGTGGACTGTTGTTATTCTGATACATCAAAAGTGCAGCGTACCAACTATGTACCATTGTAGCATCAGCAACTGTATCAGATTTCTTATTAAGAACACTAACAATTTTAATAATTTGCTCAGCTAAACTTTTAGATGGTTGTGAAATCCATCCACCACCTCGTCGTGTTCGAATTTGGTTGCGGTGACCATGATGATATCGCCCATTTCGTAGTTGACTTGCTGGGTGAGTATGACCACCCGGAATATGAACAGCACCTACTGAAGATACAGCCGATCCCATTGATTTACTGTGCACATATTTTTCATTAGATCTGTTGCGTAAATGTTGAATATATGTGGAAGTTTTTTTTGATACTTGTTCATCAGTGTCATCATTAGAAATAAACGTATTTTCATGTCTTTGAACTACATTAAAAGCACCTGAATGACGTTGAGGAGCATTAGTTAAAGAATCAGGAAGGGGTTTTGGTGCCATTAAATTAGCATTTTTAGTACCACGATTGCCATGGTAATGTGTAATTTGAGGTGGTGGAACATTAAAAGAAGTATCATCTTGCATTTGCTTCAATGTGCTTACAATTCGTTTTTGATTTGCGTGAGTTTTCATACCTGGTTGTCTATATTGTTCATGATCAGCCATTGTTTCTGGTTTAAGTGATTGAGGCCGGAAAAGTGAACGATCAGTATCAGGTAAATATAAACCATGAGATAATCCATGTCCAGTATTTGATTTTCCGGATTTATATGGAGTTTGTTGAACATGTGTACCCATTCTTTGCAGTACTTTATGGCCACCTTCTTTAGCACCCTTTAAATGATTATTATGACGTGTCATTAAATCGTCAAATACACCATCACTATCATTAAGCACATTATTTCCAACTAATAATGAACCGTTGTTTAATTGCGGGCGTCGCATGATAAAGCCTCGCTTGTTATTATTAGATGTCATCTTATTTTATTTTTTCTTATGTTAATATATTATCACTTAACAAAAAACACAATTATTAAAAAATAATTCAATTAATTTAATTAAAATCTAAGATTTACATGCATTAATAATAACACTTTCATATGGGACTGATGTAAACAAATCGTCCTGATATTTTAATTTATTACAAGGAGCACCCGAATCTATACTTTGCGAATCTTTTACAGCCAATTTATACGATTCGCATTTTGATAAATTACCATTCATATATTTCTTTGCTCGTTTATTAATCCATGCATAACATTTTGATGATGGTTTTATATTTTTATCAGCTTCGCGTGTTAAATTATTAATATACTTTATAATAAGACCAATCATATATGTAACAATTATTAATAAAAATAAAATTCCAGCAAATTGAAGTGCAGTTATATACATTATATTACTTAATTAAGTTAAGAAATTCTTAATAATATATATTACCTTTTTATTGATGGCTTATCCAAAAATATTTCATCGAACATTTCATGTTCTAGACAAACCAATTATTAAAATGGACATTCCATTTTTAATTTATCTCTATTTCATTGAATTTGTTGCAATACTACCATTTATTATCAGTATTTTATTTCTTTATTATTTAATGATAAATAGTAATATATTTGTACAAATGCAGTTATTTACAGTAATAATATATATAACATACATATTTTATATATATTTGATAAATAATGTACAATATGGTAATTTTCGAAAAAGAGATATATGTGATAATTTATTAATTGAGCGTATTATTTAAAAAAATTAAGACATGATTATCCTAGTTAAAAAATTATTTCAATCATCCCAATACAGGCCTGGGTATACAACACATGAGGTTATGTCACATCTAATTTGATTAAATTCGCTAATAGTCATAATATTTTTATTTTCCATTAATTTATTAATTTTGGTTCCTTTGGGTGCATAAATTTTTAATATTTTGTCTGAAGAATATAATGATCCACACGGGCTAATATTGAAAGATCCATCAAGAAAATGATTTTTTGGTGATAATACCAAAACATTTTTTATTGGGCGTTTTATTAATATATGTTTATTTGACATACATAATATAAATTTTTCTTTCTTCAATTGTTCAATACAATCATAAAACTTAACAAATCCATACATTGTTTATTTAGCGCATTTATTTTGATAATTATATACCACATTCAATTTTTTACTGCAACAATGCCAAATTTTTCATCAAAAAATGTATACATTCTAACTATAGCAATGGTGTTAGTGTTTATATCTGTATTTTTATCACTATTAATTGATAGTACACCAGAAAATATTAATAAAATACTAAATCAAGCAAAAGAGGGTGATATATCTGGAGATGTAGCAGTTGCATTTGCGTCTGGTTTATCTTTACTTACAGGTACATTATTAGGAGTTATTGGAGTTGGTATGGTTGGAAAAACTATGTATGATGACTATAAAAAATAAAAAATAAATTATAAATTATAATATATAAATCTGTTTCAAGATGAAATTAATCGATATTATTATTTCAAAAAATAAAAACAAAAAATATACTGCAATATTTAGCATTGATGAAAAAATTAAAAAAATTTCTTTTGGAGCAAAGGGATATGAAGATTACACTACACATAAAAATAAAAAAAGACGACATAATTATAGACAAAGACATTCTAAAGATAAAATTAACTCACCAATGACTGCTGGATCTTTATCATGGTATATTTTGTGGGGCGATAGTACAAGCATGAATAAAAATATTAAATTATTTAAATCCAAATTCAATGTGTAATCATACATATAATTTAATTAATTTATGTTTTTTAATTGAGTCATTAACAAAGTGTATTGCATTTTTATTTGATTTAAGTGCTGCTAATGCAATCCGTGGTATTTTTTTTGCATAAGGAGCAGCGAATTCTAATGCAAGTCCATTTTGATTAACTGCAGTTTCAATTATTTTTTGATCTGTAAAATAAGGACCATCAATATATTGCAATGCAAGTCCATTATTAGTAACTGCTGCTAAATTTATATCATAATCTCCTTGAAGAATTATAGAAAGATCATTAATTAATTTACCATTTTTTGATACTCTTGCAAGTGCAATTTCATAATTATCTTCAAAACGCTGTGGAATATATATTTGATCAACATTACCTCGTTTAACACAATCTAGTAACATTTTTTGTGTAATAAGATCATTTTTAATCAAATTAATCACAAGTGGATTATTTGTTAGTGCAGCCTTAATAATTTCAGTATTTTTCTGTAACTTTAATGATGCATGAATAATAGCAAAACCATTTTCATTAACTGCTGATAATACACATAAGAAATCCTTTGCTTCTTTTGGATAATTTGCAAGTTCAAGACCATTTTGTGCAATATGTAGACCAGTGGAAAAATATTTTGCACCACATTGTGGACATTCATCAGATTTATTTGTTGTAAGTATGTAATTTTGTAAACAGTTGCAATGAAATTCACAATTACAATGTGATTGCATAAAATTATCACTTTGCGGTGATTCTATGCATAAAAAACATGTTTGAATTGATGCCATTTTATTTGTTGCTTTATTAATTAAGTTAAAAAATATTTCAAATTTGAATATTTATAGTTTAACTGGAAACACGCACAACATCTCGTATTAGTGCTGCCGTTTAAGGTTTTCAAAAATTTGCACAATTTGAGATTATCAAAAATGTGTGCCTGAAATTAAGTCGAAGTGATATTAATGCAATCATAGCAAAGACTCCAAATGGACAGTCAAACAAATTTAATAATTGAACTTATTTTTTTATTTATAATGCAATAAATCATGTCAGTAATATGGGGATTTATATACTTACATTATCATGAATCATTTAAGGAGTATGATGCAATTAAATTAGGGGCGACAGCATGTTTATATTCGAGAAGAGCCACTTATAAAACAAATGAAATAAGGCCAGGGTATTTTAAAATGGTATTTAGGGTACCATTTGCACAAATGATGATCATCGAGAGATATTTACAAGATGCATTTAATGAATATCATATCTATATTAATGGTGGCGGAACTGAATTTTTTCAATCGTGCATTTCAGATAAAATAGAAAATTTATTAAATTGTTTGAATCTCAAATATGAAAAATTAACCCAACAAGAAATCAATAATTCAATAAAAAAATATTATTATTCTAAACCAAATAAAATGAAGCATTATGATGCAAAAATGAACTTTAAAAGAACTATCAAATCATTTATCAAATTAGCAAAAACAATAAATAAAACTACAACAATAAAAAAATATATTCCACGAAATTACCAAATCGATATAATTAACAAATCGATCGCATATTTTCAACAAAATAACAAAGGAATACTGGCATTAATTTGCGGGTTAGGTAAAACATTGCTTTCATTATGGATTGCTCAAAAATTACAAGTGAAAACTATCCTCATTGGTGTTCCTACAATTGAATTACTTTATCAATGGAAAGCAGTGATTTATAATATATTTCCCAATATACCATGTCTAATAATTCCAAATACTAATATAGTTGAATTTTTACAAAATAATAGTTCAGCAATTATAATTACAGTTTATAAATCGTCAAAAGTAGTTCAAGAAGCAACCCGAGGATTTACATTTGATTTAAAAATATTAGATGAAGCACATCATATAACTTCAAGTAATTTAATTAGCGATTCAGCTACAAATATTAAAATTTTAGAAATTTCATCATTAAAACAATTATCTTTGACAGCTACACCTAAATGTATTGATGCAACAAATACTTCTGCAATTATTTCCAATGATAATATTAATCATTTTGGAATTATTATTGACGAAAAAAGTTTATTGTGGGCAATTAATAATGGTTATATTTGCGACTATAATATTCAAACAATTATGACCAATGAAAATGATTTTGATGAACATTTATTATCATTTAACACAATCAATAAAATTGATAAAAAGTTATTTTTAAGTGCATATACTGCATTAAAAAGTATAATTAGCAATAATACACATCATTTACTTGTTTTCTCAAATAGTTTGGTACACGCAAGACAAATAATCATATACATCGAACAATTAATAAAATACAAATACTTTAATATTGATAATTTATTTCATGAGTATTATGGAAGTGATATATCAAAAAGGGATAGAGACGCTATACTTAATAAATTTGAAAAGTCTGAATTTGGAATAATTTCATGTGTATATTGCTTAGGTGAAGGCAAGGATATTCCAATATTAGATGGTGTTATGTTCGCTGAAAACATGAATGCTTTCATTCGAATTGTTCAAGCTGCATGCAGACCATGTAGATTATGTGATTTATATCCATATAAAAATGCTTCAATACTAATACCCACGATCCATAATGATGATATGGATAACGAAGATTTTAAAATAGTAAAAGATGTGATAAAACAATTAGGAAATGTTGATAAAACAGTTTGCCAAAAAATAAATGCTCTTAATATGAAAATTTGCAAAATAAATGTTAAAAAAGGTGTTGCTGGACAAGAAAATATTGATTTTGGTGAATATAATGATATGGCGACAATTAAATTAAAAACATATAGCCGAAAGTCTTTTAATACAACTTATGACGAAGCAAAACAAATTATTGCACAAGAAAACATAAAAAGTAAAAAAGAATATTATGAATTATGTGAAAGAGATGGGCGATTATTAAAAGATCCTGAAACTACATATAAATTTAAATTTAATTGGATTGATTATCTTGGATTGAAGCGAGAAGATTATTATTCACTTGAAATATGCAAAATTAAGGTGAATGAATATTTATTGCAATGCCCTGAAATTAAAAAATACCATATGAATTTATTATTAATTGTCGCTAAAATATGTGAAATTGATAGATTATTTCCACCAAACGATTTATGGTGCGAAATTTACAATATTGATCAATTAAGAAATCTAATTGTTATCCCAGTGACATGCAAAAAAAAAGGATTGACGTTTTAAAATTGAAGTCATTTTTTTAGTTTTAAATAACAAATAAAAATGCAGCACAATGAACAAAAAAATGAACTTATTGTTATATTTAAAGCTTGTTTAAATATATTACGAGATAATGAAGGATTAACAGGTGAAAAAGCACTAAGAAACATATCTTATTTGTTGACATTAAAACTCCTTGAACCACAATTTCGAGCAAATAATATTAATATTGATGATTATGATTTTGATGTAATTGATGAACATCTTGAAGCACATAAAAAAAAATTATCAGAAATTATTTATTTCAGTAATTTGTCAAGAGAAGAAGAAAGCAACCTTCCAAGTTGCATAGAATATTTATGGAATGGTATTTTATCAGGTCACCCAGCAACAAAAAATATTTTCTTAAAAGATAAAGGATTTGACATCCAACGTCAATCAACTTTTAAAAGATTAATCGACAAACTAAATTCATTTGATATGTTAAACACTGAATCTGATGTATTAGGAAATGCATACGAAGAAGTAATTCAAGATACAATGACGGGAAAAGTATTAGGACAATTCTTTACACCTTTAAGTGTCAAAAAAATTATGATTGAATTAATTGATCCACAAATTTACCCAGATGGAACAATTGATACATGTGGTGATCCTACAATGGGAACTGGTGGATTTTTAATTACTTATTTGCGACATATTTTGCAGCAAGCAAAAGATAGAAATATTGAGCCAAATTGGGATTTTATTAAAACAAAAGGCCTATATGGTAAAGAATTGGAACCTGATACTTATCAATTAGCAGTTTCGAATTTGTTAATTTCATCAGGGCATATGTTTGAACAATTAGATCGCGGCGACAGTATCCGAGTACCAATTACCCGAAAATTTAATAATATCTTAGCTAATCCACCATTTGGAATTAAAGGATTAAAGTATGATGATTTTCAAAATGAATTAAAAAATGAATATGTACCAATTAAAACCGACAATGCAGTTTCACTATTTATTCAAGCAATTATTTATATGTTAAATGTTGGCGGAAAATGTGCAGTTGTTTTACCTGATGGACAAGATTTATTCTCGAAAACTAATAAAACATTGATAATGATCAGAAAATATCTCATGCAAACATGTGACTTAAAAGAAATTATTTATTTACCACCTGGTATATTTACTTATACTTCAATTAAAACATGTGTGTTTTACTTTGTTAAAAAGAAAAATGGTGATGATATATTAAACACATTAATTGATACATCATCAAAAAATGGAAAAGAGACACGGACTTATGAATTTTCTGAAATACATGAAACCACTGAAATAAAATTTTATGAGCATGATCTTGATAAAAATGAGAAAAAATTATTAGTTAAAGTTCCAATTGATAAAATTATCAACAATTTATATTCATTAAATTATGCGGAATATATTGAAAAATTAAATGAAATTCAATTTAATAAAAATATTATCATTAAACCATTTAGGGAAATCTGTTCATTTCTTTTAAAAAGCAAAAGAAAAGCTGCTGACGGTAATGAAGAAGGATTATATCCATTTTATACATCATCGCAAATTTGCAGTAAATACTGTGATAATTATGATTATGAACAAGAATGTTTGATAATTGGAACTGGTGGAAATGCAAATATTAAAATTAGCAGCAAGTTTTCTTGTTCAACTGATAATTTTATCATTCAAATTAATTCAAATCAACTAACAAAATATATTTATTATTATTTATTGTTAAATATTGAAATTTTACAAGATGGTTTTGTGGGAGTCGGAATAAAACATATATCAAAAGATTATATTAATAACATTCCAATTCCAATTCCTTTACTTGAATTACAGCAAGAAATCGTTGATTATTTAGATTTCATTTATGAAAAGGTAAATAAAACAAGTATTGAAAAAATTGCAGAATTGGAACAATTAAATAAATTATACATTAAAAATCAAAAGAAATTTGGAAATAATGAAGCAAAGCCGCTCAAAGAAATCTGTTCATTTCTTTTAAAAAGCAAAAGAAAGTCTGCTGACGGTAATGAAGAAGGATTATATCCATTTTATACATCATCGCAAATTTGCAGTAAATACTGTGATAATTATGATTATGAACAAGAATGTTT